GGGATACGGAATACTAAGCATGGGAATTCCGTATCCCGTTTGCCAAACATATATACTGGCTCACTTGTAAAACATGCTTCAAATGATTCTGTGACTATGTTTACAAATAATGAATTTATTAATAAATTTGGTCGCTCTTTTAATCACCAAACAGATTTTATTGATGTAGTTAGTGGAGATTGCAACAATATACCAGTACATGTAGAAGGAGTACAATTAGACCCTATCCAAAAAAATGTGTGGGCAGTTTTTGACAGTAATTGGAATGGTGAGATTAGATTAAATTATATTGTTGTATTGGCATAAGACCGAACATTAAAACCAAATAGTCAAAATACAATTATGTTTTTATAGTCTTAATACAGCAGATATACGCAGAACCGCAGGGCCGCTAGTCCATACGGAGCTTGGGCCAATCTGAGCATACATATTATCTGCGCCTATCCAAAACGTAGGGTTAAGTGCGCCGCCATATGTAGCATAATAACTTGTATCATAGGATTGAAGATTGCAGATATTTTCAAATTTACGCATATTGGCACCAACAGATACACATGCTTTTCCTAGATTTATATACCACACATTTGAACCTGCTGGATTAACTGAAGGTTGTACCGCATTTTGCCAAGGTGCTCCTGCTAACGTTGCTGTGTAAATATATGCGTATATGCCTAACGTATTTGAAGATAGCAAGGTAGTTGTAACTTGTCCAGCCCATCCAGGTACTCCTACAGTTTTACTTGTGTATTTCGGGGATACGGAATCCCGCAACGTTGTAATTTCGTTTGCAACATTGTATGTTGTATTAGTTCCCTTGCCATCATTTATCGTCAACGCGCCGCCAACGGACAGGTTGCCAGCGATAGAGTCTCCACTCTTGTTTACATATACATCATCAAGATTAACCCAACTCATATTTTTACTTCCTTTCATTCAAACTTTGATATATAATCAATCAAGATTTACTGTTCAGTAGCTATCCAATATAAGTTGGTTGTAGCATCGTTATCATTTCCAACTACCTGAACCTTGAAATTCGAAGACGTTATATTTAGAACTTTAGCCTTAGATGTTTTCCCATTTACAGAAATAGGAATAAGTATGATATTCGGTGTACCGTTGAAGGCAATACTGAAATCTATAACCTTAATCACATCCATGCCAGCAGCAGTCATGGAGATATTTTCACAGCCAGCCTGAACACGCTTCATCTTGTTATATACAGTTTTAAAATCTTTAACGAAGGCAAGGATATTGTCTATCTCCTCGCCCGTATATTTAAGCTTGTAATCAGTTTCACTTAATTCAACTTCGTCAGCCAACTCAATTACCTCCCATCAACTAACCAGTCTTGAACCAGACGGATTTAAGGCTTTTACCAGAAGGCACATTGACCCAAACCGATTTGAAACTATGTTCTGATGAATTTATATATATACTCGGACTCTTCTTCATCCACACAGCATATAACGTGACGGTAGCTCCATCTGTAAAACTGTTATTTGTGTACTGTCCGTTTATGATATATGTCGGCTTTGTAGCCGTGCTACTTGTAGACCAGCCTAGAAATACATAATTATTTCTAGTAGGTGCTGCACCAGATATCTTTGATGTTGTATTTATCAGATGTGTCTGGCTTGAAGGAGCGCCTGAGCCACCGTTTGCATTGTAGACAAGAGTCATCTTGGCAACATTAGCCCAAATGGCATACAGTGTAATATTTGCGTTTCCTGTATATTGTCCACCAGCAGAATATTTAACATCAGTATCAGTGGCAGACGTACCCCAACCAACAAATTCATATCCATCTCTTGTTGGTTTAACAGAGGAGAGTGTCAATGTAATATCATGCTGCTTAGTCTGATTGCTTGGAGCGCCTGTGCCGCCGTTGGCATTGTAAGACACTGTGTATGTAGGTCGCGCAATTGCTGGAACTGTAACAGTTGTTGTTGCATAATTTGTTCCATGCGAAAATCCCGATGCATCCCACCAAGCGTGAACAGTATATGTGCGATTATTGTAAGAGGTGCCGACACCACGGGAAGCAGAGTAGTCAAAACTGTTACCAGCAAACGTATGATTTTGACTGTAGATGTCACCTATGCCATCAATACTTAATGTGAACCTACTGCCAGAATAATCATAAGTTGAACCATTGTTATGAAAATGGCCTGTGACATATATGGTGCTATTGTTTGCACTGGCAGATACGCTTACATATGGTAACGCCATATAATCACCTCCAAATATTTATTTCTATAAAATAGGGTACGAGCTTAAACACACGTACCCTAAAATATAATTATAGAATTACCATTTTATTCTGCTTTTGAATCAGATTTACTACCATCTGCGGTAGCAACGCCTGTCTCAGGAGCAGATGGTTCATTCTTAGTATCCGTCCTAATTTCATCAGAAGCCTTGTTGATTAGAGCCATAAGTTCAACCTTAAGAGCTTCAATCTTCTCGTCAACCTCTGACTTCTTGTAATACACATCATCATGATTATGCTTAGCATCAGCCTTGGTATTCAGCATATCTACAGTAGCATACTCGCTATGCGTATGCTCCTTTGCGGCATACTTATCATCAAGCTCGCCAAGTGTAGCATAGATATTGTCAATTTCACCAGTAAGCACACGACCAGTCTGAGTGCCATACCAAAGCTCATCAGTTGAATATAGTAATTCGCTCATGTCATTTCTCCTATCTTATGTGGTTTGGATGTAGATAAAACCAGCGGTGCCACTTGACGGCGCAGAGCTTCCGCGAGAAATCAGCGTACCGTATAGATGGTTTGCATCTGGTTGGATAAAGTCATCTATTACCCAATAAGTTCCATCATATGTAACCTTTACTGGTTTATACTGAGTAAGGAAACTAGAATTTATGAGTGGGATTGTTGAAGACGTGCTACTAGACAATCTCATCCTGATATTCTTAGCACCAGTGCCGCTTACATTCAACGTTGGTGTTGTTGTGGTGCTTGTTACATGTGGTATCATTACAATGCTTTTACCAGTAGCCAAACTAAATCCACTAACGGTTGCGGTATATGCAGAGCCACTACCACTTGTTGACACTCCGTTATTACTAAACGCATAATTAGCATAATCAGCACCGTTCGCCCAGTTAGCAGAGCCTACTTTAACATTGCCCGCACTAGACCATTTTAATGTTCCGCCTTGGTCAAATGCATCAATGCCAACAAGAAAATCTTGACCATCTCTACTTGGAAGAGAATTTGAATTAAACTTTATCGGGCCATTCATTGTACCACCAGCAAGAGGTAGATAAGAGTGAGAGTGGCTTGCGGGAGCTGCGCCAACTTCGCTTGCTGTATATGAAGGTTTAGAAGATTGTTTCGCCCAAGCGTATACGTCACTTGCTGGCATAGAGGACGGTCTACCAGAAACATTTGTCCATTCTACAGAACCAGCTGTATTAGCATGGCTTACAGATTGCGAACCAATATCAGCTGTTGTAATACATTGACCATAATATGAATTGTCTGAATTATACAGAGAAACATTCGGAGTACCATTTAAGCCTTTGACGCAAAAAGCACCACCCTTATTGTGGTCACCAATAGCAGCATCATTGCCAACTACATACCAAGTATTGTTTGCGAAATACGGTTCTAGCTTAGAAGGGAAATCTGTAATTTGAGATTTCGTGTGTGTGTGCGATGAATTTGCTTTCCCATTGAGCTTAGAGTCAACTTCTGATTCTGTATAGTATCTATCGTCATGTGTATGAGATGATGGTGTAAAAGTAGAAGGTTTACCACTGACACCGCTCCAAGGTACTGTATCGGCATTTGTAGAATTACTGATTTTGCCTTCAATTGTATCTTTAATTCTTAATGTCATAGTACCACCTCCTAAATAAGCTTTCTAAATTTAAACACAACATTGTCTGCTTTAGTAGCAGCGATATTAGAAGCTATCTGCAACTTAAGATAATTACTGCCGCTTGTACGAATTGTGCGTAAGTAAATCTCACCAGAATTATCAGCATGACCAGCATTATGCAACAAGATTTCCTCGGCATTTGTGCTGTTGGTTGCACCAGCATACCAACTCATGACACCAGACCAGATTTCACTATAAGTTCCAATACCATCATCTGAAGATAATCCTCCAACCTGAACAACATAAGTACCAGTTGAAAGACTGCTGCCAGAAATACCAGTGTCCATCCAAGCAGTTGTAAGCTTAAGAGACTTAGTGATAGAAACAACATCACCTAAAGCATCTAACTTTTTTTTGTCATTAGCCGTCATAAGACCACGAGCAGAAGCGGTAGCATTGTTATATGTAGTGTCAGTGAATACAGCATTAGAAGGCACAGATTTTCCTATAGTGTATGCAATTGCCACTGGCTTTCCACCAGAAAAATAAACAGGCTGAGTCGTGCCGCCAGCAGATGAATCAAGCTTTACAGCACTATTTGCAGAACCACCAGCAGAAGAAGAGCCAGCATAATTATGCGTATGACCAACGTCCGCCTTCTTATCAATAAGCGTTTTAAGCTTAGTAAAAGCTCGGCTTAAGCCAGCTTTATCAAGATAACCCATAATAGTTCCTCCTAACATAAAGGGAGTTCTATAAATGAAATACAGGGATGATAAAATACGTCTTTTAACTCACGTAAATTACCAGCCATGTAACCATTGATGAATTAATAATTCATTTTAATTTTATATATAAATATATTAACTTCCGAATACCTCGGTAAAAGCCGTGTCAATATCATCGTTAGTAAGTGACGGGACTGAATCAGCTTGTCCCTTAACATTTCCATGAAAACCATCTGGTTGAATAGAACCGACTAATATTTTACTATCACTCGTACCGCCTTGGTTCTGATAGAAATTCCAAATACCACCATATTCATGGAAGTCAACATAGTCGTGTCCAGCATAACCGAAATCTACCCTGTGGTAATACTTAGTCTTATCACCTTCACCAACCATAGTTGGCGTAACGAAATAATTGGTAGCGGCAACCTCTGGTGCAGTAAGTCTACCAGTCATCGTATCACCAGATTTATTTACCTTACTATCGATAAATGTTTTGAGCTTTGCAAGAACTCGCTCTAATCCAGTTTGGTCTACAAAGCTCATTTGACACACCTTCTAAAAGAAGCTACATCATTTTTTTTTTTTGATTTTCACCATAAAAATCACCACACATTAACCGAATACAGCGGCGAACGCGGCATCAATCTCATCATTGGTAAGAGCATTATATGTAGTGTTCGTATCCTGAGTGGTGATTGTACCAGTAGTTCCGTCACCGCGAGTATATGTAACAGTGCGACCACTTACAGAAAGACCCTTGATATAAGTGGTGTTAATTTGTTGACCAGCAGAATCCTGAGTTGCCTTTGTAGCAGAGTCGGCAGTGGAAGCCTTAGTAGCACTAGACGCACTACCAGCAGAAGTAGCATACTTAACAGACTTATTGGAATCCGCAGTATTGTCTACATTACCTAGACCGACAGTACCCTTAGAGATAGCAGCCCAAGTTGCATCGCCGCGCAGGAAATAGCCTTGCTGACCCTTTGCTGGAGCGGCAACATAACCAGCAGTACCAGCTGCGTCAGTTGTGGCACCCCTCAGCGCAGTCCAAGTGTTGTTATCTGGTGGAACCTGCCAAGTGCCATCACTACGGAGATAGCGGTTAGCAGCGCCAGTAGCGGGGGCTGGAACTAGACCATGCCCACCAGCGGCAGAAGATGTAGCGCCCTTGAAATCGCTATAGGTGGTGTTGTTATCAGCAGCCCAAACAGCAGTACCGTCAGCAGACCACTTTAGGAACTGACCAGCAGAGCCGCCAGAAGGAATATGCTTATTACCAGAAGATGTAGGGTGTGTATATACAGTGTCCTGAGCAGGAATACCTAGAGCTGTAATGTCGCTCTTCTGAACGGCAGTAGCGGCAGTTACGTGACCCTGAGCATTGGTGGTAATCTTATAAAGACCATTTGCAAAAGCAGAACCCTTAGCGGCAGCGTGATTGTAAGCAGCAGCACCACGGTCACCACGATATGCGGTAGAAGAAGTCTCTCCTAGAGCGATAGTCTCAGAGATAACAACATAAGCAGAACCGCTCCAACGATAGGTTTTACTATCGTTTAGGTTGATATAAATCTTGCCGCTCTCAGCAGTAATCTCGGTAGCATAAGTACCGTCTGTCTTCTTCTCCTTGTAGAACTTACCGCCGTTTAGATAACCTTCAATAACATCATCGACAAAGCTTGGAAGGTTGGCAGATGCGATTACGCCGTTAATAGCAGAAGCATTGACTGAAGTAATATCGGCAGCACCATGCTTATGTGAAGCAGCAGCCTTGCCAGAAAGCTTACCATCAACCTCAGACTTCTGATAATACAGGTCATTGTGATTGTGTTCAGAAGGAGCGAAAGTAGCGGGCTTTCCAGAGACGTTTGCCCAAGCTACAGCGCCAGCACTGCCAGCGCTGGTGGCATACTTAACAGATTTAGCTGAGTCGGCTGTGTTATCAACATTTCCAAGACCAACCTCTGCCTTTGTGTACGTTGGCTTCGTAGGTGCCTTAGCCCATGCAGATACATCGGAAGCAGGCATGGAGGTTGGGAAGTCTGTAATTTGTGCTTTGGTGTGTGTATGGCTAGAAGCAGCAGCGCCAATCTCGCCAGCTGTTGGCTTATCGGCTGTTGTATAGACGCGCTTCCACTCGCCCCAAGCATTGTCATAGAAATTACGAATATAGACTTTCGGCACAGAGCTATCGTACTCATACAACTTCTGTGTAACACCAGCGTTAAGCAGAACCTCCATAGCGAAGGCAATCTTCGTTGGGCAGTTCTTAAGACCAGCAGCGGTAGCACTTGCAGAACACTTATACCAGCCAGCAGTTGTAATTGTATTTAGGTCGGTGCTTGCCGCAATCTCAGTTGTCAAATGTGTGCTATGTGAGTGAGAAGTATCAGACTTACCAGCAAGCTTGCTGTTAATCTCAGATTCGGTATAGTATCTGTCATCATGGTTGTGACTTGTATTTGACTTACCGCTTAGCTTTGAATCGACCTCTGTCTTGCCATAATAAAGGTCGTTATGGTTATGGGCGAAATCTGTAATATCGGCTTTAGTATGTTTATGGCCTATCTTTGAGAACTTTGCATTGATTTTCTCAAATAGATGTGTTAAACCAGCGTTGTCTAGAAACTTAGTTTCAGCCATGTAACCACGTCCTTTCGATATGTATATTTCTTAACATCATCACCACCACGCTTTTAAATAAGTTGTGTTTGATAAAAGTAGGATGGTGATGATGTTAAGAAATAATTGTTATAAAAAATAATTACCCTACAATTATTATTATTCTGACAATTGTAGGGTAGACGATATAGTAGATGTGATGTGGGAATAGGCATATACACCTATTCCCATCCACTTAAAACCATTATTCTATTTTTGCCATATTAAGCATAAGCATTAGGAGAATAAATTATCAATCTCCTCGTTAGTAATGGCAACAAAGCCGTCACCAACCTTAGTCTCAAGAGCAGAGATGCGGTCGCCATGAGAGCTTAGAGTGGTAGTATGACCACCAACAGTGGTATTAAGAGCAGCAATGTCAGACTTGTTCTTGTTGGCAGTAGCCTGAGCGTCAGTACCAGCCTTCTTAGCATCTGCGATTGCCACAGTAACCTTACCATCGGGAGCAATAGCGGCCTGAAGGTCGTCAATATCCTTCTCGGCAGCAGTTACACGGGTGGTGAGAGCGGTAACGTCAGAAGCAGCAGCCTTGGTAGCAACGACATCCTTAAGCGCGTCAACATCGCCCTGAGCCTTATCAGCAGCAGCCTTAGCGGTGGTAATCTTACCATCAAGAGCGCTGTCTGCGGCAATGCGAGCATCAGACTCTACCTTAACGGCAGCTTCGATCTGCTTTGATACAGAACCCTCGCCATCGCCAAGCTTTGCTTCAACGGCATTCACGCGAGTGTCAAGAGCGCTCTCTGCACCAGTAGCGCGAACCTTCTCGGCATCAACAAGCTCTTTGATGTAAGCAACAACAGTAGTTGCGGTAGCACCCTCTGGGATGTCGCCAACCTTTGTCTTAAGAGCGGCAATGGCGGCGTTCATAGCAGAAGCATCGTCTGGGTGATTCTGAATCCAAGCGGCAATCTCCTGTAGCGTATCAAGGCTCTCCTTGGCACCCTCGGGAATAAGCTGCTTAGTAAGCTCCTCGTTGGCAATTGTACGTGCAGACTTACCAGCATCCTCTCCGACAAGGGTAGAAACCTTGCCCTCGACAGCATCGGCACGACCAGTAAGAGCAGTGATATTGTCGGCGTTTGTCTTGATTAGACCGCGAACCTCGGTATCATTATAGGCAGCGTCCTTAACCTTCTGAATCTCGGTCATGACGGTGGAACCCTCGGGAACGGCACCAACCTTAGCGTCAACAGCATCAGCTGCACTCTTAGCATTGTCGGCAGCGGTCTGAGCAGCAACAGCCTTAGCATCAACGGCAGAAATCTTAGTCTCAAGACCAGCCTTGGCATCGGCAACAGCCTTTGCAACAGAACCCTCGGTATTAGCGCCACCATTAAGAGTTGCAATAGCTTCAGTATTGGTCTTTACCTGACCGTTGGCAAGCTCATTAACCTTAGTCTCAGCAGTGCCAGCTGCATCGTAATTTACAGCAAGGCTGTCAGCATAGTCCTTAGCAGACTTAAGAGCAGCTGCATCCTTAGAATCAATTACGGCCTTAATCTTCTCATCATAATGGGTAAGTCCAGCAAGGTCAATATACTTCTTTTCGGCCATAAGTTTTCCTCCTATTTAAAGAGATTGTCAATATCATTGTTGGTAGCGGTATCAATAGACCCGCCACCAGAACTATCTGTTTTATTCGCTACCACGACATATGAGTTCGCAGTTTTGTCGTAAACAGATATTTCTTTTTTTGTTTTATCAACATATAATGTTTTTTCTTTGGCTTGCCCCAATTCTGGCAGTTCAGCTCCTATGAATACTATATCATCTGGCTTAGTTGTTATCTGAGTCCAGCCGTTATCGTATCGCCAAAGAATAGCAGTTTCGATAACAAAATAGTATCCATCGAACGGAGAGGACATTGAAACCCTCTCATAATCTGTTTCCAACTCCGTAATTTGGTTGTAGAATGTTCTCTTATCATTCCAGTCAAATGCTATTCTGCATTTGTCTTTTACAAATATAAGCCGACCATTCTGAATCAACAAACTAGATAGTTTTTCGGAGGTAGTCACAACGACCGACATTGGGGCTTTATTCGCCGTATCTGTCATATTTTATTACCTCCAAAACTAGGGCTAAAACTCTACTACGTCAACACTACCCCCAGCAACGGTATCGGCATAGTCTTTTGCAGACTGTAGGGTTTTCTCTTGAGCCTTCGGCAGAACGGAATTGGCAACAATATTGATAGCTTCCTCTAGCGTCTTACCAGCTGCAATCTTGTTTCCATCCGTTTCATCAAAGCTATCGACAGAAGAAACAACAATGTCGCTCTGAGTGCGCGGCGTGTTGATGACTGTATTCTTTGTCTTGTCTAGCCAAGCGATTTCGCCATCATCAAGATATAGAATATCATACTCATCAATTATGCCATTGGTTTTCGCAGTATCGATATTAGCCTTGCTGCCGAATGCATTCTTTGATTTAATCGCCATACAGTACCTCCTTTTATTGTGCTAGTAGTTACATATTAAAACAGTCATATAGACCATTTTTCAAAAGGAAGGGCGGCATATTTCTATTTTCCCAATATATATGCCATTTCATCTTTCGTTATTTTATTGTTATTATATAAAGAAACGACCTTTGTCTCTTTAATGATATTGTTGTCATATAGGCGCTTTAAAGACTCTACAAACTGATTCATTTAAATCACCCCATCGCTTAACAGCATAGCCGTGTATGCATCGATAATTTCCTCTGGGGTCTTCATATTAAGAACCTTTAGCTGTTCATATTCGTATTCATCAATCTCTTCCAGTCGAACAGTATCATACCCATCAACTGGAATTAAATATAGCGATTCCTCATGCCAAATATGTTTACCATCAGAAGAATAGATAGCCTGTGCTTCTTCTTCGTCACAGAATATCATACGGTCATACTTCTCCTGATACTTTAAATATATGAGTCTGTCAAGCACATCAACAACTTTATCGTCTTTTATGACCTTGTAGAACATGCGCTCACCTCATTAAAAAGGGTGCCGCATATTTAAGCGACACCCTGTAATATAATTAGAAAGAAATCTCAATCAATACGCCGTTTTGTGTTCCAGCTGTATTGAATCCATATAAATCGCCCTGCTCGTTTACAGTATAGATATAATTTGTATACGAAACATTTTGTGAGCGAGTCCAATAAGGCGTGTAATCTCCGTCAACAGCTGCACGCTTCCTAGCATCATTAGATGTCATATAGGAAATGATTTCACCTTCGTTGACAAACGGCTCTCCACTGACTTCATATGAATTACTAAGTTCGATAGCGGCAGGAATGGAGATGTAGCATTGAGCAGCGCTTAGTTCCTTTGACCCGTTGCCTATAGAAGAGTTAACAGTAACCTGCTTAATGAGAAGTTTAATCTTTATAGGCAACGCTTCGTAGAATCTTGTATTCAAGAAACTATTCAGGTCAGAGCCAGTCCAACCACCAGCGTTACTTCCGTTATTATTGAACACGCGCTTCCTATCAAGTAGGTGTTTTGCGAGTAGGCTGAATGTACAACGCTTAGAAGGCTCATTGCTTAGATAGTATTTCTTGAAGCTGCATACCTCAAGCGCAATATTCTCGTGTGTCCAGCTCGCAAGCTTCTTGCAAACTGTATCGCCAAGGTCTTTATACCAAATCTTGCTCCAATACACATTGCCGACAGCGTAGTTCTCATATGCGCCATCGTCAGCCTTAGAGCAACCGAATACAAGAGTGCTATCTATGATTGTTGACTTTGTTCTTTCAATCTTTACAATGTCTGGTTCATTTCCATTAAGGTTAGAATAATACACGTATATATTATTGTCGCCCTTTTTATGTCTAAGCACAACCATGTCACGGCTACCGACAGAACCAGTACCAGTAGAAGACGTACCCCAGCTCGTCTTGATTCCACCATTAGACCATAGCTTGAATCCGTTTGAACCGTTTGACTGGAAGCACTGGGCAATTACGCCCTTTTCTGGTGTGCCATTTAAGAACTTATAGTCAATTGCCAACACGAAATCTTTGTCGGTATCGAAAAGCTTGATTCCAGTATCGACATAATTATTACCAGCAAATACGGTTTTCTCAGAGATAACCGTATTAGATGTAATATCATCATAGTCAATATCATATCCCATGTTAAATGAGTATGCATCGCCAGCCTGAATCTCGGCACCAGAATTATCAACACCAAGTTTTGTAATTGCATAAATCTCAACTGGACGCATATCGCTAAGCTCTTTGCCAGCAAGTGCATCTGGGGCATAAGTAAACGTATCGAAAATTGCGTTTACGGTCTTATCGCCATCGATAAAGCCACTCTTATCCCATCTGTCAAACATATAATATTTATATGCATTTTCCTCAAGTGTATAAGTTGGGATTGCACCAGTGTATTCAACATTTTCACCATATAGGCCAGTAGACTCCTGAAGCGTTACGCCACGGGAAACATACTTGATGGTATAGCGTCTCGTTGTTTCGCTATATGTCGCCTTTATCGTTCTATCGCTGAAGATAGCAGTCAGTGGCAAATCCCAGCCATTAAATGTAAAGTCCGTACTTACAGAGCTTGGCTTAGTCGGTGTATCAATAGGATTGTCAGCTCTCGTCAACGGGTCAACGGCATTGCCGCCCTTGTCAACATACTGAGTATCGAGAACAGTATCATCATAATTTACAAACTTGACAACAAACTGCTCGACCATCGTATTGAATACAATCTCTAAATCAGGCCATGCTTCCTGATAATCATACAACTGCTGCTGCTTTACAATAGGAACGTGTACCGTGCCAGCCAACACAGCCTTATCGACATTGTATCCGTTCTTATCGATACCAGCCATCTTGTAGATTCTATCAAGAAGAGACGTATCTTCGAGAGTCCAATCGATACCAGTAATTCTAACCCTGTTGACGTTCTTAGCTTTATTTATCAGGTCTTTAACATCTATCGTATCACAGTTCTCTATGATAAGCGTAGAAATTGAATCGTATCCAGCAATAGAAAGATTTGTCAGATACATCAGATTCTTCATGTTGATAGACGTAAGCGTATCAGGTAGCTGAGCTAATCTGATACTACCGCCACTTGCGAATAAAACACCTCTAAGTCCAGAGCCAGAAGCGTACAGCTCCTCTAGATTCATGCACTTTGAGAAGTCCAAGCTGCTTACAAGATTAGGAGTGTTTCTGATATCAAGCTTCTCAAGAAGCTTATTGTTTCCGATAACGAGATTTGTCAAGAAGGTATTGGAATACCCTTCTGTTGCGTTACCTATGATAAGCTCCTTTAGCTTTTCAGCCTTAGAGAAGTCATTATCATGTATATAGCAGGCAGACACATCGCCGACAGACTGAATTCTTGACGCGCCATATATAAGTACAGCTGTATCGTCCATTGTATCATATGGACATGTGATATCATACTGTTTGCCAGCTTTAGCCCTCACCTGAGTAGGCAAGGAGTTTCCGAACATGACGGAAAGATACATATCAGAGAATGGAGTGAGATGAAGAGTATAGTTTGGTGCAACAACTGCGTCCCTTGGAGTGTTACATCTAAACATAATCTGGTCAGATGTAGCGGTATTGCCAATGAACTTAGTCGCCATATACATCTCTTGGTCGCGCTCAAACTGTCTGCGCTGATACTTCTTCTTGCCATTCATCATTTGTTCAAGGAAGCGGGTATTGCCATCCTTATAAGGACGTTCGTATTTACGCACATAGTCAACGCGCCAAAGCTCTTCGCACCACTCGTTCTGTTTCTCATCAAACTGATTGATAAGCGAAGAAGCGCTCCAACAGTTTTTGCTTTCACGGCTTACATACATCTTCTGAAGCTCAGAACCCATTAGGTCACGAATACGACAGAAGAATACGGATTCAGCGGCATTAAAGATATAACCAGAAGACTTATCTCCATCTATACGATAGTCTGTATCTTCCTTGCCGTAGGTCATGGTAAGCTCACCGCTGTTGTTAATACCAAGGCTTGAGTCATTATCGTAATCCCAGAAGTCAAAACGATATCCGTTATTTATTCCAGCAGCGGCATCATCAACAGTATAATAAGCAGCCTTATCGCCAAGCGTTGTCGCTTCTTCCGTTGTAATATAGTGCTTAGCCCAATGCCAGAATGTATTCTTACTTCTGTTGTCTATCATCGTATATCTAAGTGTGAATAGATAGAAGTACGTAGCAGAATCAACAATAAACCAATTTTTGAGATTGTTCTTGAACTCATCATCAGTCGATGTAATTACGAACTCATAGAAGTCTCTCCAAATTTGCTTATTATGCGTTCTAATTTTATTCTTTTCTTCATCTGTGGAAATAGAAGAGCCGTCTTTTGTATCTCCGCAACAATCATATCTAAACTCAAACGACCCATCCCAATCATTATACAAAGCATCATATGCCGTATTGCCAGAAGCCCATTCAGACTTTGTGATAGGATATTTCATAGAACCATCAGGATTAGCAACGCCAGTTTGGAAGATTGAGTTAGGCAATGTGTTATCGCTAATCTCAATAGTGAATTCATTCATATCATCTGGGTCGTATGCTCTTGTAACGTCAGTCTTCTTAGAGTCGCCTATGTTGCCCAAAGCGTAGAAATGCCATGATGTATCTTGGAACTCTCTATGTGTCGTTAAGTCTGGGTCAGACTCTTTAATGAATACAACGCAGTTGACAAACTCCATGTCATTCTTAATCTTAGAATCTCTACGAGTTGCAGGAGTAGAATATGGGATATAATCATTATATCTCTTCTGAAGGTATGCGTTGTTCACCATTTCTGAGCTTGCGATATTTCAATTATGTTATCGCAAAGGCTTTTTATCCTTTGCTTCTAATACTTGTGTTATATAAAATATTTCATTCATCATAAAACCATTTTAATCCGTTAAACTCAGTACCATTGTTAAGCGCAGCCCTTAAATCCATTCTATTATAATCTTTTAAGTTATAATAATGAATGGCTTCAAGTATACTCCTAAAATAGTTAATTTTACCATCATTAGATACTGAATATATTTTCTTATAACCATTATTATCATCAAATTTCTTTTTATATTCAGTAATACCAGTTTTGTCATACTGTGGATACCAAGCTAAATTTTTATATGTAAACACTTTTCCTTTTAACGCATGTGATATTCCACTAGGACTCATTTTTATGCCCTTATTTGCATAATACTTCACAGCGGCCCTAGCAGAATCATAATAAATAACTTCGCCATTTTCATTAACAGAATATATTGGTATTCTATTTGGGTTTTTTATCCCAACACGTTCATTATGTGTACCATGATTTATATTATCCTCAGAAGTTATCCATTCTAAATTATCTGCACGATTATTGTGTTTACATTCATCTATATGGTTTACTTGTGGTAAATTTTCAGGATTTGGTATAAAAGCCTTAGCAACAAGCCTATGTATCATTATCAATTTACATTTATGTTCTTTATTGTATAGGCAAACATGTAAATATCCTTTTCCATTATTCTGCCCCTTTAACACTTTTCCTGTATTAATATTCATTACATTTCCCATGTTGCTTACATAATAATTTTCATATTCTTCTATAGGCTTCCAAATCTCTTCCATTTACACCTCTTTCATCTTTTTTATAACCATATTATTATACAGCAAAATTATTAAATAGTTTTATGATTTTTAATATTTTATATAATTATTTCGTATTAGTTCAGCATATCTTTTCAACTTATTAAAATAAGTTGGCGCAGTCTCGTGGGAAGATTATATTCTGCTTTCGCAGGTTCACTTCCTATGCGTTGCGTGTGACTATATTTTTAAATATAGCCTTCCACTCGGATTAGCATTTCAGCCTTCCCGATTTTTACTGCACTACTCTATATACATCACTGTATATAGGGGCAAATATATTTTACCTTTACGTTAAACCAGTTATTAGGCACCGATGTTCTAGTAAGGGCAATCTTACCAGAGCCGTCAGTAACAGTGCTACCATCGCCAAGCGTAAGCTTTGTAATATAATTTGGGTCTAGCTCAATCTTGCTAGTTACCTGATGCTTACCATCAAAACCAGCAATAAGGTCGATGTTACGACCAGCTGCACCATACTCGTTTGAAGTAGTGCCTTGGCCTGCATGATAACAATTCTCAAACTTCCAATTGTCGAGAACCGCGTCACCATTCTTATATATGCACTCAAAAGACGTATTACCTACAAAGTCCTTCTTGTTATTGGTGAAGTGTGGAGCTTCAATCTTGATAACACGCATATTAGGACAAGCATTGGCAACAGACTCAGGAGTCAAAAGCTTATTCTCATCGTAAATCTGGTTGCGCGTATATCGAGCAATCATCTCGGTTGCTGTACGAGCATCGGCAATAAAGTTAGATAAAATTGCAGAGCTTGTAAGACTTGTATTGTATGCCTTCATACGATAAATCAAGACATCGCAATCAGGAGAACCGATAGTAATCGGAACAGGAGAGTCCTGAGTGAATGAATAATCGCCTGTATAGCTCATAGGACGGCACGGCGTACCATCTTCATAAGACATGACAATGGGAATGTCGGTATCCTTATTGATATTGAATTCCCACTCGATAACGTCTTCCTCACTATATGGGATATACAAAGACTTCGCACTTGATTTAATATATGCTTCATGTACGTTCATCTGAAGACCGACATTAGATGTCGTACCAGACTGACAAGTCAAGAATGTGGCATTGCTCTTCGCAACATTTGTTGTCTTGAATATTAACTTAAATTCCTTACCGTTCCTCTTTGTATCGTCTGCAAAAAGATTATAGGAAATAGTTGCCGTAGTCCCAGCCTTAACACCAAAGTATTGGTCACCATTATCATCAATCTGATATCCACCGTTAACCCAGTCGAAGTTATCAGATACAGTCATGGCAACATCACCGTCAGACCACAATCTATCGTTGTCGTTGTTAGACTTACCAACTGGGTTGAAGTCAAATGCAAGACCAGCGGTAACAGGCTCAACATCAATATCAAGCTTTTCAACAGTTACGGTCAAAGTCTTAACAGTGTCACGGCAAGTGATTGTCAAAGTATGCGTACCGACATCAGATGGCTTAAACTGCCACGTCTGAGTATTACTATCAATCGTCAGTGTAGAAACAGTCTTTCCATCAACAGCAAGTGTAACCTGTGGGGTTTCAGTTGACGGGTCGTATACGGTATATACAATGTTTGCCGTATCATACTGCTTGGCTGTAAACTTCTGTTTAACACATCCGATTACAGGCTTATTACTTGTTGAATCATACCATATAATATCTTTGACGATATGGTTAGACTCGATAGCCTTACCATTAATTTCTGCCGTCATGTACACTTCGAGCAGATGAGAACCGTGTGTCTGAGCTGGAAGTTCATATGCTAATGGAACACCAGACACAGTTGTATCAACGGTTCCGATTTCTTTGCCGTCTAAAACAAAATGTACTCTCTTTTGAATGGCACCATATGGAGTATAATCAAAAGAAACTTTACCAATAGGATACGTAAAGGTATCGTTAAAGGAAGACTCAAGTCTTACATCAACCCTCTGAACAGTCCAAGTCTTAGTCACAAGACTGCCAGCATCGTCAACGATACTAAGATTAACCTTGTGCGTGCCTACTGTAATATGGTCGGTGATATCAAAAGAATTCTCACCAGATGCAGCTGTATTCGTAGCAACGATAGAGCCGTCAACCTTCCAAGTTGCAGTACCATCGCCACCAACGTCACCAGACGAATCTGTTCTTGAGAAATTATATTTAATAATAATCTTATCATCTAATGTCGCAACAACAGGAGTCGTGGTGATATATGTAATCTTTAAGATGCTGCTGGTGCCACCACCACCGCCGCCACCTTGAATCTTGAACTGAGCTTTCGGCTCTTTCTTTTCGTTTTCTTTGCCCTCATTTTGGATTTCCCAAAGAGTGTAAGTCTGCTCTTCATCATATGTGGCATCATATGTCAAACGAGGAGAAGTGTCAAGACCATTAACGGTTTGTTCAAACTTGGCAACCTTATCACCAAGCTTTGTTACATTTTCCTTATTAGCATTTGCTGTAGATGTAACTGCTGCGATGTTTGCATTTGCAGAATTAAGACTGGCTTTTGTGGCAAACTTTTCATCTGCACTACTTTGAATTTCAGACTTAGCGGTGCTAATCTTATTTTCGATAGAAGCGGTATAGTTATTAGTCCATTCATCAGTTGGGTCACTCGTGATTGCAATTTCCTTCATCACTGTTTCGCCATTATAGAATGTCATTTTACTGCCATCATATGTGACATTAAACTTAGCAAGACCATCAAGATTAGCAATCTGCTGTTTCACTTCATCAAGCTGGTCTGAAATATCGATGTTGTGAACGATATCATCAACCTGAGTCTTGGTATAATAAGATGACAAAGCGTCATCAACCTTGTTGTTTACAGCGTCACTAACCGTTCCCTCAAGCTGAGTTTTCGCAGTATCGACAACCTGTTGCGCTCTATTTGCAGACGCTTCTGCTTTGTCTGCGTAATCAGAAATGCCATCAACAGTTGTCTTAGCTTCCTGTGCATACCGCTGAGCTTCTGCAACCTTCTCACTCACCTGAGTCATAAAACTGGTAATCCATGTATTATCAGGCTCGATAGCTCCATTGCCAGCAAGAGACTTAAGTACGCTTAGCTGGTTATTTGGCTTTGTCTTCCATACATACTCATCACCCTTTGAGTTTACACCAGATGCAATAATCTCAAACTCAAGAGTGCCTTCAACTGCTGTTGCATTCTTATTAACAAGCCAACCGAATCTAATATACTCATCATTATAATATACATTTACAACGTTGCTATGGTCTTCATATCCATCCTTGTTGACATAATGAATAATAATGGTCGTATTAAGAAGGTCAAAACCATCATATCTACGTGGCATCTTAAATGGGATATACTGAGAGTTCGATTCTTGTGTAAGGTTGATTTGCTTCTTGTCGATTAAGACATTCTTCAATTCGTCAACATTTGAAATGTTATCATCTGAATACTCTTCGTAATATAGGTAATTACTGCTGCGAGTCCAACCTTCTAGCGAATCAGAAGCCACAGCGACAGCGGATTCATCATCAAGAGATGTAAGAGAGATGTCATCATATGCTGGCACATCATCATCAAGAGACATAGGAGAAATGTTATTATTTATCATTCTCGCATTGTTATTTTCTTTAACTTTATTTAACGAGTCTTTAAAAGATAAACCCATTGTCATCCTCCTTTCAAACAATAATAAAAAGAGGATGACAAATCATCCTCATATTATTCAATAAATATAAGTGTATTTAGAAACTGACAACCTTGCGGCTATCTTCTAACAGCTTTGCAACACCTGCTCCAACCTCAAGATTTGAGAAGTCAACGGCAGTAGTTCCATCAACACCGTCATCAACGTTAAGAGAAACTTCATCGCCAATCTTGTTTGCCCCAGATAGAAGCTGTAGCGTTTGCCTATCTGCGTCATAAGCAATATTATCTGCCTTAGCTGCATCATATGCGTCACCAATGTCAAGCAATTCTTTAATTTGAGCATCCATCTTGATAATTCTCTGGTCAAGCGCACCAAGAGCGCTGTCTGGGATAATGTCGCTCCACGCGCTAATGGGAACGATATTTAACTTTGCGGTAGAAGTCTTTCGAACACGCTGAATACTTTCACCATTTTCATCTAAATCGCTATAAATAAAAGTAAGCTGTAGTTCAACTTCTCCAGTCTCAGCAGTTAGTTTGCTGTCAATTGGAACAATATATTTTAGATATTCCTGATACCCATCTTCTGAAAGCTCAAGAATATCACTATGATACTTCTTGCTAATAGGTAAAATATATTCCATAACAACAGTACAGGCACTCATATCGTACCCGTTATATGTCGGTTCTGCAAGAAACCATAGATTATTAAACAACTTTGACCTTTGCATAATACGTTCCTTTTTGCTTGCAGTCAAAGTATTGTCTTCATTTACTAAAATAACATAAGCCATAAAGACACCTCATTTCATAAAACATTCATTGTATATTTGTTACCAACCGCGAGTATCTTCAATGAACGTATGATTAGATAAGTGCTCTTCATATGATTCAACGATAATGCGGTATGCAATATCTACTTCTCCGTTAGTCAGACCGTTATTACTAATAAGGTCTTCATATTCTTTATATATTTTAAAAACTCTATTAAACTGCTCTTTGGTGACAAGGACACTAGAATTCGAAACCCTTGATGCAAAGTCTATAATAGTATTTCTCTTATTATCGACAAGAATAGACACTATGTCTTTATTCGCTTCATCGAGTTTTTTATTTAAATCACGTACAAGTTCATCTTCCATATTAAGTTTTTTATTAACACTATCAATCCACTTATCTCTCATAGAGATATTATCTGCATTATAATGCTTATCGATATTGTTAACTATATTTTTTAAATCTTGTATCGTGTCTGGTAGTTCTCTAATTACTTTACGCTCGTATTTCTTTCTTGCGAAATACTTTCTTATGCTCATAATCTCTGGGACTGCCTTACCCTTGAAGTTTAAAAACTCACCAATAAGTTGAAGAACAAACAACAAAGCAATCAAGGCAATCGCTATTTGAGATGGTACATTAAGATATTCTATATAATTAAGCATTTACATTTACGCTGCCTTTCATTCGATGTTGGCGTTCTAGTATATTAAAAAAAAATAAGGGAGGAGTGGTTGAAGTCCTCCCTATGTTTGTATATATATATTTAATTATTATATTTAAAACGAACCAGCATTCAACTTACGCTGTAATGCCTTAACCATAGAAGACGGTGCGCTTACAATGCCATCTTGAGTGGTTCCAAGATAACGCTGTAAAGCCTTGCATGTATTCTTGCCAAAATAGCCATCGGCAGATACGCCAATCTTTCTCTGTAACGCCCTGACCATCTGAGAACCACCTCTGCCAACCTTCCATGAAGCGCGTTCAAGACCACCACGATTTACAGAAGCCATGTTATTAGCGTCCTGACCGCTTACAATACCATCGGCAGTAGTTCCAAGTGTCTTTTGTAGCGCCTTTGTTGTCGCAACACCCCAATATCCATCAACGGACAGTTTACCAGATGAAACCGATGGAGATGTAGATTGGGTAGCAGAAGGGCCGCCAGCCTTACTTCCATTGGTTACATTAATTGCCGTATGCCGACTCTCGTTAAGTAGAATGTCGCCAGCAAGCAAATAAGCATCGCTTGTAAGATACTTAGAATCTGTAAGCACTTGGAAGCCAGCCGCCTTAAGAGCATTTTTCTCATTCCAAGTAGTAATGCTTGCATTTACATTCTGCATAGCAGTATTACCGAGACGATAACCAGCACCCTTAACAATAGCGGCAACGCCACTAGAGCAGTCTGCTTCACATTTAACTGTAATCTGAGCAGGGTCGTAATTGGATGCCTTTAGATGATTCCAAAATGTAAGGCGTTCGTTCTGGTCATAACCAACAAAGTTATTCTGAGCAGCCTTGATAGCCATATCTGCAATAAGATTGCGAGTCTTTGCGTCTGGATGTCTAAGCACTACATTCCAACTATCATTCCACCAAGGACGAATATACCATTCTGTCTTAGACTGGTCACCAGCCTGACCACCACTATATCTATTGCGCTCATCGTGTCCGCAGTTAGAAATGCTCATATTACTTGACCTCACTTTCAACAGTTTTGTTTTCAGTGAATACCTCTCTCATCGTCTTTAGAGCGTCATCAATGGTTTCGTCAATCCAAGCAATCAACTCTTCTTGGTCTGTAACCTTTGACAGAACTGGGTACTTCTCGAAAATCTCTTCGATTACCTGAGCGCGTTTGACAGAACCAGATTTCTTATAATCCTGCCAATCAATCTCTGCATCGGTAATCAGTTTCAGCATTGTCTCCTGAACTTGCTTTTTGGCAATTGCAATCTTCTCATCATCTGACTTACTGAAAAATTCTTTTGCCTTCTTACCGATAGAAATAAGAAGCGCTACAATAACAATGATTACAGTCCAGTTATCATTGACTAACTGAAGAAAATTCTGAATAGCATATAATGCATTGAAGTCAACGTTCATAAAATCACTCCTTAAAATGACGGGTCATTTGGCGCGTCATCACATGGCTCATCTTCTGAAGCCGCATGATTGCGCATAGCGGTTTCATAAACTATTCCATTTTTTGTGTTCTCTGCCTTAGCCTTACTAAAATAAGACCAGATTATTGGAGCCATTGCAGCTGGAATGCCTAACAACACATATAGCGCGCTCGTATCTTTAAGCTCAACCATAAGTCGTTCACAGAAGAATATAATCTGTAAGCATATTGCCAAAGATACAAATAAAACAATCTTACTGGTTGACGGCATCTTGAACTTAAAACTGTACTTTTCTCTTTCTTTGCGCAGCTTCATTTCTCGTTCTTTGCTCTGATTCATTCTTTTAATAGCCTTCATCTGAGCGTTATAATCTCTATCAGATATATAATTCATAGACAATCACCGCCAATCAAATTATTTCTCTTCTGTTTCTATACACACCGCTTGACATCCAAGCTCTTTATATACATTATTAAACCTTTCAAGCGGATACGCGACCTCGCCGACAAGTGGGTCAATAACATATACGCTATCTAGCTCTATTCTGGTAACAACAACACAATGCGGATTTCTAAATAATCTATATCCATTTGACTCATAGTTTGATGGTTTCGGGTCATTTAAATACATAGTCACCCATACAGCAGACGGCAACTTCAAATCTGTCAAGTCTGTACCAGTATATTCAACTGCAACCTTATTGCTATTTTTTAAAAATTTATTTGCAGTTATAACAGAACACGGTGCCATACAAGCCCACCCGTCTGTTGCGCTATATGGATTTCCCCAAAATCTGTATACAAAATCACTGCCATCACTTTTAGGCATGGCATCGGCAACATCGAACTTCGTTACACTTACACCGTTCATTCGCAATAACGTTCCAAGAGCTGTCGCTTCACATCCTGTAGGAAGCTCTGGCATTTGTAAATCCTGCTTTTCATCAAAAACATACTTCACTTGCTTATCATATAATGTCGGTGTTTCAACATCATGTTCTGCAACAGCGCTTTGTTGCGCATTATTACATGAAACAAACATAATCATAAACGATGCCAGAATAACAGCGGCAAAGACAGAAACTACTTTATTAATACGCCTATTCACGACATCACCACAAATTCTTATATTCCCAAAAGCTCTTTAAGCCTATCTATTGTAATCGTAGTCACAGAACCATCTGTATCAACATATAACAGTTTACCAGATTCAGAACTATCACCAGTCAAATCAGTATACCTTCCAGAAGTAGCAACAGGCTTTAGCAATGGCTTATCTTTTAAATCATTATAGCTACCATACTTAGCAACAGATGCCAAATCAGATATATCACTACAAGTCAATTGTTTTGCAACTACTTTATCCTTATCATCAAGAGACAGAACTTGACCATTCTTAGCATTATCGCCAATCAAGTCGGTATAGCTGCCAGACGTAGCAATCTTTGCTAGGTTAACGATAACACCAGAGTCAATCTTAACACCAGTATCAAGTTCTAGGCTTCGAGCCATAATATTGCCACTGATGTAGAGTTCTCCTTTATCATTGACATTAAAGACAGATTCATCTCCGTTAGTAATATCAATAACGTTATCATTTTTAGGGCTAATCGATACTCTGTTGGTGCCGTGACTTACCTCTAATCCGTTATCATTGAAGACAAGCGTGCCAGCATCGTTCTTTAGCTCAATATTCTTACCTAAGAACAGTTTACCGATAATTGTTTCACCATTGATTCCATAAGCGCTTACCGTATCACCAGTATCGGGGTCGGTATAATAATATTTACCTATAGCCGTCTTTGTCGTAGCCCAATTATCATCAGTAATTGCAATCGTTGAATTAATAATCTTCATCTGTGTAGGCTCATAGTCATTTGATACTTCATCAAACTTTCTGAACAACATACCATGATTATCCCATGATTGCGTCTGATTATCAGAACCACCGACAATCTTTGTATGCGTCACATCAAGACCATTATCAAGCCAATTATTTACAACAACTGTTCCCTTTTCGCCTTGTTTAGCCTGCCTTTGTACATAGCCATAAGACGTAGCCATTGAAGAAGCCTGTTCTAAAACACCCTTAATGCTCTTAACAGAACTCTTAACCCTGACGGCATCAGAGAACTCAACAGAGATATTGTCTAAATCATCATAATCTATAGTATACTCAATTAATCTAAGCTTATACAGCTTATCGTCAATCATGACCCTGAGCCAATTTCCTATAGCAAAATCATCAACTAGTGGCTCAAACTTACTAATAAGCAAAAGATTCTTTAGGTCTGCGCTGATTGTAGTCTGCAACTCAGAAGACTTATATATTTCATCGTTGGCAACACTAATAAACTCATTTGCCTTCTCAAACAACTCTGCATTGTTAAGACCATCTGAAATATAATTTTCATTAGAGTATTTGTCTTCTCTACGGAATGAACAGAATTCAAGCCATAGATTGGCACCGCCAGCATTATAGTTAGTTAAATACTGCTGGAAGTTAAGTATGTCTTGCGTCTTATCTTTTTCCTCGATAATATAGTTCTGTAGACCATATTCTTTCAAATCTCCATCATCATCTCGCCTGCCAGATATCAGATAAATCTCATCTTGACGAGTCTTCATCTCTTTTTCAATTGCATTCATTCTGTCAATGTATGGAGTGTAAAGCTTATCATATAAGTCTTTAGACCACGAAGAACCTTCGTTTACACCTTGCTCCACAAGTATATCTATGCAACTCTGGCAAGCATCATGGAAAGAAATAAGTCTATTTAGGCAATACTTCTGCAACTCTTTTTTAAAATTATCCAACGAGCCGTCAATATCAAATAGTTCAGAAATTCCATATTTATTCTCGCTATCTTCCTTTGCAAGAGTTTTATCAATCTTTTGCTTGATAAATTTTTCATAGTCACTATTTATCGTCACACTTATTTCTTTGCTTGTGAACTTATCTTCTTCATCAGAATAATTAGTCACATCAAAACAACCAGTCCATACTCTCGTTGGGTCTGGTTTAGTTCCAGACAAAGTAGAGCCATCATGCACTTTGACCCTATACCTAGTAGAATCAATAACAACTTTCGCCATAGACAAGACAACGCTATCGGCAGTAGCGACAGATATGTTATCTATCTTTTCAACTGCAACAGGAGATAGGTTTGCGGCAGTAAGCTTTGCGGCTTCCTTCTCGGCATTGGTATCGCTCATCTCGACAATGGGCATCAGTCCGCTTGTAAGATACAATCCTAAATCAATCGTATTATAATAAGCATTCATTAAGGCAGGATAACCCTTTACTGGCAACTCAATCTCCTGAAGGTCGTTGTTATATCCCACTTCTTTTTTAATTGCAAGGTGCTCGTTTTTTGAACTGAACAATCTTTCGTCTGCTGATGATTTAAGATATATATTTTTATTACCGTACTTAACAATAAGCTCATTATACCTATTAACAACATCTTCTTTATCAGCCAGATAAACATAATCGTTCTGATACTTTGCATATAGCTTATTATATGAGTCAATAGCCTTAACAAGTTCATCGGACATATCATGTTTAGTATCATCAGAAATATACCAGATATAATCACTACCATTTGGGTTGCAGTTCCTAATGGTAGCAGTCATCAAATCGTCTCCACCCTCAAGTTTAAAACAATTCTTGATAGAGTCGGTATCAGATGACATATTGATGTTATCTGCAATCTCATCAGCTGTTACAAATATTGTAGTGTCTTCGCCATATCCCTCATCGATATCCGTGCTGCCACACTTAGGACACACATCAGTATACTCACCTCTGTGTCCACACTTATGACAGTTTGATTCAAGGTCATATGCAGAAACAACCCTCTTTAAATTGCCATACTTATCAGCATTAATATCAAACACAAACAAACATTTTATTTCCTCTGCAACATCTTGAAACCCATCATAAATAGATTTATCATCAAAAGAAAATGTTCTTTGAATCTTTGCAATCGTAGCATCAACATGCCCAATTGTATAGTGCGGAGCTTTTTCTAGCATCCTATGGAGAAGAGAAGAGCTTGGTCTATCTGGATTATAGAAAATAGTCGGATGGTCTTTATCATAATCTTCTCTTGCAATATCATCTTCGGTGTTAATTTCAACATTGTATAGCATAATTTGAGACAACTCAGCGCATCCAAGATTAGTACCAGTCACAGTCTTTACCGTCTTAGTATCTTCATCTGTCTCAACCGTAATCTCAAACCATTGATTCCACTCTAGACAATATATAAGCCTAAAGTTGACAATCTCATCCCACAGATTATTTTTATTTTCATCTACTGTTTTATATACTTTAAATGATATCTCAGAAGCATCATTCATCGAATCGGTTGATTCTATTTCAACAGCATCTATTCGCCCAAGCTTATCGCCATTCTTTTTTGCCAATATAATCGTTGGTGATTGTGGATTATGAGCAGCATCAAAGTCAATCTTTATAGCCATATAAACCACCCCAACTATATAGTGACTTTAACTATAGGTGAATAAGTTATCTTAACTGTACATGGCAGTGACAGTGTTATCTTATTCTTCTTGTCTCTAAATGTATTCTCTAGTCTAAAGAAAGCCCAGTTGAAATCGTTCTGTACTTTATGAGAAGCCAAAGAAGAGCTAATCATTGGGTATGATACTTTGATAACTTCACCCTTTTTGCAATTGGCAATTCTCATCACTCTGTCGTTAAAAGAATTCTTCATTGTAAAATCACCATCTTTATCTATGGTGATTTCCATATCTGGATAAATGCATCCCTCTTCATCAGATTCATTGTAGATAACATTTATACCATTATCTGAAACATTCTTAATTGTAGTTACAATAGGCTCTCTTATGGCAAATGGTCTGTTTGTAAACATCTCAAGTTCAAACCCGTAAATCATACCACTAACTTCAATTCTGCTTACATTGAATGAAGCTTCAAAATATACACCAGAGTATTCATCGTCAAGCAGTCTGAATTTATGAAAACCCTTTCTGTTCAGCCAAGACATGATAGTGCGCATCTCATCGAATGAAACTGTATCGGTTTGATTTGAATCGCATTTATTTTTACATATCTGAAAAGTCGTGTTAAGACAATCTTCATATGTAGAACTCGTTAGCTCGTGCTTCATTCCGTTCAAAGTCGGTACAGTATTAAAAGTTATCTGTGAACCATTGTCTATCGTATCGACATCGCTTGAATCAAACTTGCATATAATAAATCCAATGTCGCTCAGCTTGACACCATCATATTCAAAGTCATATGCTTTCACCGACACACCTCCAATCGCTCGAAGTTATATTTATTTTAAAAGAAAACGAATGATATTCCATCTGCCCTTAAAGACCTCTTCATTCATAATCTTCTTCATTTCAGTTAATTCTCCAACGAGCTTATCGTAAACCTCACATTTGCTCTTAATGTCTTCGACAATTTGCTCCATTTCAACGCGAAGAGAATCTATTGAACTAATTAGCTCGTCCTTATCATCGCAATCTATTTCAAGCTCGGAGATTCTTTTCTTGAGAGATTCAATCTCATTTGTCTGTCTCTCAATAATTCTACTTTTAATATTCGATTTTCTATTTCTTTTTCCAGTATTCATACTACTACCTCGTTTCAAACAAAAGAGAAGGGGAGTGGTTTATATCCACTCCCCGCTCAACAAGTAGGCTATATTCTTCGGCTAAGCCAACCCGTAGCCTTCGGTTAAATTAACGAATTGCCTTGCCTTTTGCTAGGCTACTCTTACCTACAATGGGGTCGATAGTCATAGACATGATAAGGCGCTCAAAATTCTTATCATGCTGCATAGACTTAAGCAGTTCGTCATAATTCTTGACATTAGGCAGATTGAATACAACCTTGTCAAGATTCTGAGTGTATGTTGTATTGTTCCCAACATTGGCACCAGTATCAATCTTATCAAAGTCAAGATTGTCCTTGATAAAGTCAGATGGATTATTTGCCATATTCCAGATATTAGAGCTTGCAGCAGATGTAAGCACGCTATCATTCTTGGCAAGAGGAGTCAAGATAGCTCCGTCAGATGGACGCATAATCATCTCTGAACCATTTTCCTGAGTCCAAGCCATCTCATTGTTTCTGATATTCTTAGCGCCAAGTGCGTATGCGCTAACATCAGATTTCTTAAACCAGCCAGTATATCCACTTGAAAGCTTATGCCAACGAGTTAATACATAGCCGTTGCGCTCCTGTAAAACAGTGTAGATTGGGTCATTACCAAACGTCTGCCTGCCACCACCATTGCCATAAGAGTCTGCGTAGATTCTAGCTCCACCAGCATTAATCATGCCACCGACAGTAACTTGTTTTGGCTGCGGTTTCTGTTGTGGTTGAGGTGCTGGTGCTGGAGCTGGAGTAGGCTTTGGTTTCTCAGTTGCGGCAGAAGAAGCGCCAGCGGCCTTTATCTTCGTACCAGCAATCTTATTCAACTGTGCAATCATATTCTGGATATTGGTATTGATATATCCAAGGGCAGTATTGGTAGTAGTCAGAGCTGTATCAAACTTCGTACCATACATTGTGATTACATTTGAGATACTACCGTTACCAGAAAGCCATATGGTATTCATAGACTCTGACAAAGTATATCCAACCTTATCAGCCTGAGACTCTATCGTAGACCCGATAGTCGAAGCATTATTGTTAATCTCAGAAATCATATCAGCCATAAGAGCGTCAATATCATCAAGACGCTGATTTAGAATAGTTTCATAATCAGTATATAAATCATCGAGCATCTTCTGTTGGTCAGAAATGTACTGTTCGTATTCCGTCTCCTCTAAGTCAGATTTAGCTTCTTCAAGGTCTACCTTTATTTGCTGAATCTTAGCCTTAGTCTCCTCAGATGCATCTCCCTGATATGCAGCCATCTGCTTTTCAAGACTTGCAATATCTTTAGTTTGCTCTTTGACCTTCTTCTGATAGTCATATAGGTCTTTTGCTGCGTCAAGAGCATCATTGCGCTTATCAATAAGCTTCTGCAACGAATCAAGCTCTTTGTCAATACCATCAGAAACCATATCCTTAATAGAGTTCTTCATGTCCTCTGCATTAAGAATAGCTTCCTGCTGAGCTTCGATATACTCTTGCAACTGATTTGCAATATCCTGATTATATGGGTCTTTGGCTAGGTCTGCCTGAAGTTCTTTAATCTTCTTAGCATACTTATCAGCTTGAGCCATATACACGTTATATTTGACACCGTACTGACCCATAGATGCCATACCCTCATCGGTAAGCTGACCGTTGTCCTCATAGAGCTTCTTGTTGCTCATAAGATTAATCAGGAATTCAGATTCATCAGCGACCTTAGAAATCTTATCCTGAACCAAATCAAAGATTTGCCAATCTAACTCACGAAGATTCTTCTGATACTCAAGAAGCGAAGTGTTGCACTCTTCAATAGACTTAGTTACATCATCAATTGAGTTGACCATATTGTACCAAGACTCGCTGTACTTTTCAATAGTACCGCTATTCACGGCGTTATTTAACTCGGCAACCATTTCATCGCGTTGCTTTTTAAGCTCTTCCTGCTGCTTTTTTGCATTTGCAGACATGGCATCATAATATTTACCAGAAGTAATATATCCAGCAGTCTCCGTCTGAGATACAAACTCATCGAGCATATCTTTCTCATGCTGAATTACACCTAGATAACCATCATACTTAGTAGATACATTTTCGAATCTCTGCTCGTATAGCTTTGACTCGCTTTCACGCAGGTCGTCAATTGCATCTAAACAATCTAAGGCTTTCTCATACCACTGCTTGTATTCCGAAATCTTATTATTAAGGTCATCGTCAGTGATTTTCTCGATATCTATTGTACCGTCTCGAACCTTTGCTGCATAGCCACCATCAAGACCGACAGAGTTTGCCTGCTGCATATAACGATTATATGCCTGATTCTGTAGGTCAATCTCTCTTCTTGTCTGATTAATCTGGTCATTAAGAGCAGCACCGCGCTTAGTCCAATTCTTAAATGTACTAGTGGCAGTTTTATCGAGTCTTGAAATTGCTCTTTCAACACGATTTAAAGCAGTCTCAATCCAGTCAAGAGTCTGTTCAGACTTCTCAGCTTCTTTGTTGGCGTTTGAATTAGAATTGGAATTAGACCCAGAAGACTTTGAACCAGATGACCTTGCGCCAGAAGAAGATGAACCGCCGCCAGAATAACCACCACCAATTCCACCTGGCCGCCAAGTTCCATGTCCAACATTTGCGAATGCAGTGCCACTAGCCATTGCGACCCCGCGTCCACCGCCGCTTGTCACATATCCGTTCTTAAACAACTCTTCGGTTTGTTTATGGTTAAAGATAATATCGCCCTTTTTGTATGGGACAAATTCAGCACCATTATCACCAACGGTAAAGAAGTGACCATCTCTTACAATAAGCTCCTGACCAAGTTCTCCCATGAGTGCTGTGCCAGAATCTTTTGTAGACCAATCACCATTCTTAAAGGCTCGACCAGCAGTGCCATTAACATGAGCAGTACCATTAACATCAGACACTTTGCCAACAACAGTTGCCTTATATGTAATAGTGCCAGTTTTATGTAACTGACTATCGCTTAATGCGCCAACAGACGGTGTATATGTAACAGTACCAGATTTTGGTGGCGCACTCCAAGAGTTAACCTTTGAAGCATCTACGTCATAAGTAACTTTACCGGGTTTATCGGATGGACTATAAGCATCAACAGCACTCGTATCAACATTGGTTTTAACTGTAATAGTTGCAGTATAATTATGCATTAAGCCGCTATTAGTTAATCCCTGTAGTGTACTTTGTATATTTGATATCGCACCAGTATCAACACTAGTGTTAACAGTTACAGTCTTAGATGAAGGAAGACTAGAAATAACAGACCCAAATTTTGACAAAGTAGATACCTTGTCACTTGTTATGTCTCCTCCGACAGAAGCAGTAACGGTAACGCTTTTATCTTTCACGTCCTGCAATGTCTTTGCAGTAGATGCAAATGACGGCAAATTATTAATAAGGTCGCTACTGTTACCTATATTTCCATTTAGATTTGCAGATATAGTTACTGACTTATCATTTACGCCGTCAAGTTGTTTAGCCCCTTTTGCAAATGCACTCAAATTATCAATTTTTGAGTTTCCGCCGCCTATGCCATTACCAATGTTACCGTCTAAATTTGCGCTAACTTTCGCAGAAACGTCTCCAATACCATCTAAACTTTTAGCACCATCAGCAAACTTTTTAAGGTTGTCAATTGTTGAATTATTACCAAATATATCGTTTCCAACACCGCTGCTATCTAAGCTGACAGAAACACTCGCCGAAACATCGCCAACATCCTTAAGTGTATTGGCACCCTTGGCAAATTTACTCATGTTATCTAAAACAGAATTATTGCCAAATATATCATTGCCAACGCCGCTACTATCTAAACTTGCTGAAACACTGACATCAACATCTTCAACGCCCTTTAGCTTTTCTGCCGCCGCAGCAAATTTATTCATATTATCTAGAGCAGAGTTATCGCCAAAAATATTGTTTGAAACGCCAGTGCTGTTGAGATTAGCCGTAACATTTACAGATACATCTTCTACGTCCTGAAGACTTTTCGCTCCCTTGGCAAACTTAGATAGATTATCTACAGTAGAATCATCAATGTCGCCTTTAAGATTTGCTTCAATGTCAACAGAAGCATCTCCGACACCTTGAAGATTCTTTGCTCCATCGGCAAACTTCTCAAGATTATCAATTGTAGAGTTAGAGCCAAATATATCATTGCCAACGCCATCGCCTTTAAGACCGACATTTACACTGGCATCAACATCTCCAACGCCCTCTAACTTCTTAGCTGCTTTAGCAAACTTCTCTAAGTTATCTAGTGTAGAATTATCTCCAAAGATGTTATTACCAACGCCGTCACCCTTAAGGTTTGCCGTAATGCTTACATCAACATCATCTAAGCCGCTTAATTTTTTAGCTCCATCAGCGAACTTATCAAGATTGTCAATTGCAGAATTGGAACCAAATATATCGTCACCAATGCCGCTGCTACTTAAATTAGCTGAAACATTAGTGCTAATATTCCCAATGCCTTTAAGTTTTTCAGCACCCTTAGCAAATTTCTCAAGGTTATCAAGAGTTGAATTATTGCCAAAAAGGTCATTGCCAACACCTTCGCCACTTAGATTTACTTCTACGCCCGCTTTTACAGTGCCAACATCTTTAAGACTTTTAGCTCCATCGGCAAACTTTTCTAAATTATCTAACGTAGAGTTATCACCGAAGATGTTATCTCCAACACCACTTCCATTAAGGTTTGCAGTAATAGACACATCTGCATCTGAAACATCTTTTAATCTTTCAGCTGCTTTAGCAAACTTCTCTAAATTATCAAGGGTAGAATTATCACCAAAGATGTTATTTCCAACACCTTTACCCTCAAGGTTAGCGGTTATATTGACAGAAGCATCTCCAACGCCCTGAAGTGCCTTTGCTCCTTCTGCAAATTTCTTAATGTTATCTAGTTTAGAGTTATCACCAAAGATGTTATCTCCAACGCCTTCACCTTTAAGATTTGCTTCAATGGTTACTTTTGCATCGCCGACACCCTGTAGTGTTTTAGCGCCATCGGCGAACTTCTTGATATTATCTAATGTAGAATTATCGCCGAAGATGTTATTACCAACACCCTCGCCCTTAAGGTTAGCTTCTACTGTAACACTTGAAGAAGGAGCGTCCTGTAAAGCCTTTGCTCCATTGGCGAACTTTTCCATATTTTCAATGTCGCTTGATTTTTCTTTCAAGTTCCCATCGAAAGTGGCATTAACTGTAACAAAAGACGAGTCAACATCTTCTAGGTCTTTTGCGCCGTCTATAAATTGCTGCAATGAATCTAAGTTATCATTTTGAGACAGATTGCCATAAAGACTTGCCGTCACACTTTTAACAGTATCATCATCAACATCTTTAAGCTGTTTTGCCGCATCAGCAAATGCAGTTAAATCTTTTACCGTACCGTCAACTTTTGCTGCAATATTAATTTGCTTGTTAAGCGTTTTAACATCATCTAAGCCTTTAACTTTAACGGTAACTGTAACGTCTTTGTCTTTAATTTTTTCTAGGTTTGATGCAAGTTCTTGTGTTGCAGATTTATTGACATCGGTATCAACTGTAAGTTTGACCTTGCCATTCTCTATCTTCTTCTTAACGTCTTCAACGCTATCGCTTGCTTCAAGCCCAATGGCAACCTTTTGTTTGCCATCTAATTTAGCAATAGCTTCAGCTGTCTCGTCAACTTTTTTCTTGGCATCGTCAAGCTGAGAAGTATCAATTTCAATTCCAGCGTCTTGCTGCATCTCAATATTCTTAACATTATCAACGGCGTTTTGATAATTCTGCAATGCAGTAAGAGCATCGGTCATAGTTGATTTAACCTGAGACGTATCAAGCTGCATATAAGTAGGTTGTTCCAACTCAATCTGCTTATTGATTACAGCTTCAATAGCAGAATTTACAGCTTCAACGCCCTGCTCTTTAACTTCTACGGTTGCAGAACTATTGTTAATATCATCGCGTTGTTTCTTAAGATTCTCAATCTCGCTTGAAGCTTCCTTAGTAGAGCTAACATCTGTATTGACTTTAATGTCAAAGTCTTGACCCATAGAAGACTTTAACGCATTAGAAGCGGCATCTGCTTTTGCAACCAAATCGTCAATCGATTCTTCTTCTATGCCAATTGGTACATCGAAGCCATACTCTTCCATCTGACCAAAAATAGATTCAACTGTACTTTCTGCCACGCCAGCAGCCTTAGCCCAATCTTTAACATCAAAATTAGGCTGTATCTCCCATACACCTTGGTCGTTCATTTTAACTAGCCTGCTATCAGCTGCGGCAACATCTGATATAAAGGAATCAATTCCAGCAGTTCCTTCTTTAAAATAGCGATTTGCTTTACTTATCGCACTTTCCCAAGCTGCTGCATACTGTTCAGGAGTTGCATTGTCGAGAGAATCAGGTGCAGAGAACATTTCAATATAACTTTGAAGCTCTGTGTTTCCCCATTTACCAGCACTGGCAAGCTTCTTTGCTGATTCTGCGCCACTAATAATATCATTATACATATCACCAGCTTGACCGCCGCTTTTGGCATTAACCCACTCATTATATGATGATGTTAATCCATCATATGCGGCAGCTGCCATTTTAGCAGCTTCAATTTCATTATTTAAATCTTCAAGCTGCTTGGTGTAATCCTTGTATTTATCAGAGCCGCTTCTTTCTTTTGCTCTTAGAGCTTCAATCTCTTTATACCTTTTAGCAAAAGCGCCAAGCTTTTGGTCATTTGCTGCTTTGTTAGTGGCAACATACTGCTTTTCAAGTGACTGCAACGCTTTAGTATTAAGTCTAACGCCAGTAGTTGTCTTTTCAAATATTGCAGCTGGATTATAACCATCAAGACCCTTATATCGCTTTTGAATATTTTCAATCGACTCTTGAGTCAAACCAGCAGCGCTTCGTGATTCAGACAAAGCCGTATTAAGGTTTTTTAAATCTTCTGTCTCAGTCTTAATATCTAACGTAAAACGAGTAGCTTCTAGATATTTAGCATAATCTTGAATCTTTTGTTTAATACTCTTATCTAGATTTTTTGTGTCAATATCCTTTAAATTAATTTCTCCAGAAGCACTCAAATCAACAGTTGCTTCAAGTTCTGTTGCTGTCAGACCATCAGCAAATTGCTTTGCAACATCTTTGTCGATACCAGATTTAGCAAGTTTATTTTTTAAGCTTGTATACTGTTTTTTAATATCATTGTCATTAAGTTGAAGTGAAAATTTTAAAGCCTTTTTAGCGTTTTTATCTATATCAAGTCCATCAATAACAGAACTAACATCATTTAAATTATTAACATATTCACCTACAGTACATTCATCATTATTTACTTTTGCTTGTAGGTCAAAATATGTCTTAAATGTTTTATCTTTGCCGCTAACACTATTCACAGAAGAAAGAATCCTGTCAAGAGAATCATACATGTCTTCGGCATTATCAAACTGAGAAAAATAATCATAGCCCAAATTAGGAATCATTTGATTCATAACATTTTGCATGTTTTTTGAAATATTTGAATATTTCCCGTTTAAAAATGCCTTGCTAAAATATGCTTCCGTTGCAGTTTGCATATTTTTTGATGCAGCATTCATCTGTTCTTCGTAATCACTAACAATTTGCTTAGCAACTTTTTTATTCTCTGTTATTGCCCTTTTTACAAAATCTCCATCTGATTCAAAGAAATTCTTTCTTTCAATTCCAGCATTCTCAAATGCTTGGGCAATTTCATTAAGCTTATCATATGCGTCTAAGTTAAAATCCCAATCGGCATGAGAGATTAAATCTGACATCTTATCGTCAAAATTTTCTGTATCGCTAATTAAATCTTTAAGAGTATCGTAAGAATCTTTACGCATATCATTAGATACAAATGGCACAGTATCCCAAAACTGTCCAAATTCATTATCTGCTTCAAGTTTATCAGATTTATTTTTAAAATCTTTTATAAAATTATTTGCTTCTTTAAGAACATCATTATAGTTATTATTCGCAGCTTTCTTATATGCGTCATTTAATTTATCTACACTGCCAGCACATGATAATATTGCGTTGCCCTGTGCATCATATCCACTAACAAGAGTTGGGAATGTGTCTGCTATCTGGTTAACAATATCAATATATTCTTTATACTCATCGTTTGAAAGTGTAATGTTGTCATTTGTCGTTGGATTAACGCCTTTTGAAAGCCTTTCATATGAATCAGACACATCATCAATTGTCTTCTTGCTATTTTGAAGCTCTTCTTTTTGTTGCTTATACTTTGTTGTAATATCGTCAATTTTATCAGAAAGTTCATCGGCGCGATTAATCCAACTCATAAGAGCACTAACACCAGCAGAAACCAACATGCTGATACCAAATGTTAACGCCGCATTTAATGCTAATGTCGCGGCTTCTAGCGTAAGGGTTTTAGCAGTAGCAAAAGCTAGTTGTGTCCCATATCCCAAAAGAGAAGCTTCGCCGCTTTTTAATCCAGAAAGATAATTACCAAGTTTAGGATTAAATGCAGAAATCGCCGAAGCAAATTTAGATTGAGCTTGACCACTTTCATCGATAATATTGTTATAAGCAGAAATAATATTTTTTGCATTTGTTATCGAACTCGATGTTTTAGATATAACACCAGTTGCTTCTATTTGCTTTTCAGAAAACGCACCAAGCGCATCACTTGACAAATCCCATGATTTTGCAAATTCTTGTGCTGACGTACTTGCACTTGATAAATACTTATCCATTGCAAAATCAAAATTAATATCTTGTCCATCTTTTTGATTCTTCTTTAATGTCTCTATGACATATTTATACTCTTTTAATTTTGAAAGGTCGCTATCAAGATTAGTTACAAAATCAATTCCACCATTGGCACCTTTAATTTTTTTGGTATTAAAATTAAAGGTCTTATTGTTACCAAACTCCGTGTTTATTTTATTAAACATTTCTGCAAAGACCTGTACCGATGTAGATGACACGTCTTCAAAAGATGAAACAATATTCTTAGCCCATTCATTAAGCTGCATATTAGACTTGCCAGCATTATCTGTAATAACTTTAAACATGCCTTTGCCAGCCAGAGATACAGCAGAAGCTACAGCTGTCGTAACGGTTGGTATAATACCAATTGTGTCTACAATCTTATTAACTGCATTTATTGCTTCTGTTGCACCACTAATAAGTCCCTTTAAAAATCCAGAGTCCATAGATGCACTAGAAAGCGCCTGTAAAGAAGAAGTCAGCTTATCTAATCTACCCTGTAGGCTATCGGCATACTTGGCATTTTCTGCCATTGCACTGCCACTTGAATTCAACCCGTCTTTAGTAGCTTCTTCTGCGCGTTTAAAATTGCTAAGCATAGCAGCAACTTCGTTTGCTCTGTTTTTACCAGCAATTGTCTCAAGAAGGTCTGCCTTATCGGTGTCACTTAAATCATCATATATATCTGCAATACCTTGCATAATCTTATATGTAGATTTAAAACCGCCATTGTTGTCAAAAATGTTTACCTTGCCATGAGTAAGATTCAAAACCTTACCCTGCATCTGAGATATGTTTTCTACATTCTCATCAGTTTCTTCACCAAGGTCTTGCAACTCTCCCTTCATACCACGAAGACGCATCGACAAAACCTTAAGTGAATTACCAGCTTTTTCTGGGTCTTGCGTAACTTCAGTAATGGCAGTTATCATGCCAGCAGTTTCTTCTAGACTGTTTCCTGCAACACTTAGCGCAGACGCAGAACGCTTAACGGCTTCGCCAATATCAGCAGCAGTAGTAGCATAATTGTTATCAATAATGTTATAAACATCTGCAATGTGTTCTGCGGCGGCAGCTGCATCGCCATTAAACTGCTTCTTCAGCTCAGGCTCAAAACCCTTATAAGCGGTTAAAATGTTTTCCATTGATGTGTCTGCATCAAGGTCTGCGATATGCTGATACATGGATGTAATCTCTGCCAACTTAGCAGCAGTATTCGGGTCGCTAAAACCAGCCCTGCTCCAATCGGCTGTCTGAGAAATTAAGTCCGTAAGAGTAGCGCCATATTTTTGTGCAGAGTTAATCAAAGTATCATACACGTCAGAATATTGAGACGATGTTAAATCTGTGACCCTCTTAAGGTCTGTCATTTTCGTATCAATATCTAGAACGTTTTGAAATCCTTCTTTAAGAGTTTGAACACCAGCAATCATAACAGATGCGGCACCAAAATATGACGACAATCTTGTAAGCTGCATCCTCAGTCTATCTGTCATACTAATGCCAGTTTTGCCAGCGGCTTCGGCTTGCATCGTTATTGTTTTAAACTCAGACTGTATTCCACTTAGTCTTGTAGCATCACAAGATTTTAATTCCATCTGAAGAGAACGAATCTTCCGACCAAATTCATCAGCAGCCTTAGAGTTTTTTTGCAACCACACGTCCATAGACAAAGAAAGGTTATTCGCCTTAGCCCTCAGCTGCATAGCTGCAACAGCTTCCTTTTCTGCTTTTGCTCCAGCTTTGGCAGCATTAGCTGCATCTTTTTCTTTATTTATATTTTCTTGAACAATGTTGTTGCCAGATTTTAACGCAGCATAATATTCTTTTGCATTAGCGGTTAATTCTTTCTCGTAAGCTATTTGGTCTTGCTCTGTTCTAGGGCCAACAAAACTAGCCTGCTTATTAATTTTTTCTTTAACTTCGGAAATACGCTTCGCTGCCGCTATAGACTCTTTGGTTGGTTCTGTAAGTTTTTTAAACTTTCTATCAAAATCATTATATGATTTTTCTATATCTCCACCAATGCCGTTTCCAGCAATCAAATCTTGTTCTATTTTTTTAGCGGCATTTCTTCTTGAATCATTCATTTTGCTGTCGAGCAATTCAAGCTTTTTTACAGTATCTTCGGCGCTCGAACTTAATTTAGCAAATTGAGCCGTTGATAATTGACCGTTAAGACTATCTCTTAATTTATTATATGTATTTTTTAAACTGTTAAGCTGATTTTCATATGCCTTAATCTCATCAGCATTCACAATGCCATCTAAGCTTGCGATTTTTATTTCAGCTTTACTTATCGCTCTCGATGCCTTTTCAAGCTCTTTATACGATTCAGCCGTTTGCTTAACACCAGGAATCTCAGCATTAAATCCTTTGTTTAAAATGTCTTTTTGAGACTTGCTTAAATTTTTACCGACTTCAGCATAGAGCTTATTATATTGAGACATAAAACCATTTATGCCATTTTTAAAATATTTAATTGTGTCTGCGTCTTTCTTTGGGTCAAGCAATGTAATTTGTTGCGAACCTTCTTTTATTGCTTGCTGCAAACTCAGAAGTTCTTTAAAAGACGCATTCATATTTTCGGCATCTTTTTTCGCTTGTGCAGCTGAAGAGCTAGACTTACCACTCTTGCTACTCATAGAAGCCGTACCGACATCGTTAAGTTCAAACTTTACCTTGGCAAGACGCTCAAGTTCTTTTCTTATGCTTCTAATTGCCTTATTAGCATTCTTAGTATCAATATCAACCTGAAGCTTATTACCTTTAATTTTATTCAGTTGCGCCTGTATGCCAGATGCATCAACCTTAACGCCGACCTTAATATTAAACTCTGAATCAGCCATATATATACACCTCACTAAAGGAATGCATTAAAAAACGCACCCTACAAGGTGCGGTAACATTCAAATTCATTGTTTCCGTAAACTAAATTAAAACATTACCCTTCTACAGCAGCTTTCAATTTATCGAGGTTTTTCCATTTGCGGTCTTTTGCAGTCATATCATTATATATGGCTACCATGCTATGACCAGTGCTTTCAGACCATCCAGTGATATACACAATGAAATCATCCTCAAGTTCAAGACGCTTAAGAAAACTAATGTTATAGTGGCGAAAATTATGTGGATAACATGGTTGTCCTACAATATCGCTCCACCTAGACATCCAATCGCGCAATCTGTCTGCGCTTGCTGGATTGCCGTCTTTTGTTATAAAAATAAAATCATGTTCGCTACCATGTTCGCCCATAATTTCTTTTCTAATCTCAAGCCATTTATGATAGTATGGGAGAAAAGTATCTTTTAAAATATACTTTTTAAGCATCTTGCCATTTACTCCGCGACCCTTAGTCTTAATCTCTCTTGTCGTTTCAAGAAAAAGACCATCAAATACAGTATTATCTTCATCTATCAAGTCAGTAGTAAAACTAGCAAGCTCAGAAACTCTCGCTCCACATGAAATAGCCAAAGCCAGAAGACATGCATCTTGATACATATCATTCTCTTTGAAATAAGCAAACAGCTTATCGATATCTTCTTTTTGAAGAACTGTTTTCTTACGAACATTTTCTTTTACTGGCTTCTCAATCTTCGGCAATAAGTTGCGGAAGAGCGGATATTCATCATCGAAATAATTTTCAATCCACGAACTAAAGCTAGATAAGCAACTGTGCATTTGGCAGAAGCGATTTGAATTCCACTTCAGCTCAGTTACACAGTAATCAAAGAAATCCATTAGCTCACGTTTCTTAATGTCCACAAAGAAGCAATTCTCATTCTCTAGAATATTCCAGCAAAAGAAGATGTTCAAATTCGACCTATAACTAACAACAGAATTAGGAGAACGCTTTGTGGCAAAGTTCTTTAGGAATCTATTCATAAGCTTAACGTTTTTAGGATTAATCTGTTCTATAAGTTCTGGACTTGTAATTACCTTCCTAAAGGTTTTTCTTCCTTTTGACATAATAACGACCTCCTTTTTCTTGTCACGTTATTAAAAGCATAAAAGCTGGCATCCTAATAAATAGGAATACCAGCCGCGATTAAACTACTTTTTAATATTTCTGGTATATCTTGAATCCCATCTAGAATGTTCGGCCAAATTGGATTACCACCAATTCCACCATGCGGAAGGCCGCTTGTAAATGAGTTGCTAAGAATTTCTTCTTCGCTCCACTCAACTTCATGTTCTTCACCGCTATATCCTATTGCTGGTCTTGGATGGCTCATTCGAGAAGAATCAAAATATATTTCAAAACTTCCACCAGACCCTCCAATGACAATCCCATTGTCAACCATTGAACTAAGAAGCTGATGCGTTCTTTCATATTCAATAGGAGTATACTCAAAATAAAAATCCTTCATAGAACTTTCTATGATTTTTAATACATGCAATTTTGTGCTAACAAGAGCTGGCTCAAGTCTTTTTGTAACATAAGAATTAATTGCAGCCGTAGAAGTAAACGTTGGCATATAAAATACACCAGTTACTCATCGGAAGAAGGCGACTTCGAATCTGACTTAACATCGCCACCACCATCAACTACCGAGAACTTGTTATATGCATCTTCATTCTTCTCTGAATTTCCCCAATGCTCTTTAAAGATGTTTGTCTTCGCATATGCGTCAAGCATCTTCTCAGGAGTAAGTTCGCCAGCAATCTTACTCATAGGCTCGGCAATTTCCATCATCTTATCCAAATCAAATCCACTAAACTTATTATTCAAAGTGTCTAGAAGATTTGCAAGACTAGATGAAATTGGGTTAATATGAATGCCAGTATGATACTCAATGTTCAAGTCAATTGCCTTACGCAGCTCATCGAGAACTCCATCAACAGCATTTTCCTTTACGATATCAATAACTGGCTTAAACTTATCAACGAACTCTTCCATTGCAGTGATACCATCATCAGCATCCTGAACATCAGTCGTATCAATATCTGTAAAGATAGCGACAATACAGAAGTCAAAGGCTAAATCTCGAATCACATAATTATAATTATCGCCAACTAAAATATTGCTGACGGACACCACAAACTGAGACTTACGATACGCATTTAAAGATGTATAAAAAGCAAAAGGATTATCCTTGCCGTCAATAGTATATACACCAGTTTTAACTTCGTGCTTCATATTTTTCCTCCTGAACATTCAAACTTTTCAGTTAGATTATGATATACATGCTATTATAGCATATAAGTCTATTTATTAAAATTATTTTTCAGCAATAGCATCAAGGAGAGAATCAATATCCCACGTATACCGTGTACGCTTTTTCTCGCCGTGTACCTTTATAGCACCATTAGTTAAAATGTCAATTTCATTACAACTATGCTTATTGCTGTCTTTTATCATATTATTAAAATCTTCAACTCTCATGAAGTAGCATCTTTCGCAAGCGTTTTTCTCGTCACGAAAATTGAATAAGAATCCAGCTTCAACACTATCATATTCAGAGAATTTGGTAAGACAATAGATTTGATGCTTGTGAATCATACGATTTGTATTATCATTACCGTCAACATCTTCATAGGATATGCTTTTAAACTTTGTTGTCTTAAGTTCCAAACATACAAGAGTACGATGTTTTGTATCCATCAAAAGATAATCACATGGATTCTTAATACTAAAGCGAGCAGTTCCACCGCCAAATGATTGAGGTGGGTCATTTAATCTTATCAATAGATGATGAGAGTTGACAGACTTCTTGAAATCATTTTCAAAAACTTTACCGACATTAGACATGAATATCACCAAGCATAAAATTACTTCTTGTTATCCATCCACTCTTTAATAAGAGCTTCATGTTCATTTCGAGGAAAGACAAAAACAATCTTTCCAACAGAATCGGCAAACACATCTAGAATAGTTGCGCCATGTGAAATATAAAAACTAGACTGAATCAAATTCCTAAAATACACGGCTTCTTCATCATAGAAGTCTCTGCCAGTAACATCACTATGTTGCAACATATATTTACCACCATTCAAACTTCATATTTCTACACATTTCTTTGTCACGTAAAAAAAGGGGAAATATTAAACACATAAGTGAACAACATTTCCCTTTCTATTCATATTTTTTAACATCATTCACACAATAATATACCAAGCAAATTACTGCTCAACAGGAACCTCATCAATAGCTTCAGCATCGTTGATAATGGTTTCGAAAACTGGCTCAGCAACCATCTTGGTCTTTCTGGTTCTAGTCACCTTTTTAACAGGAGCGGTAACATCAGCGCCCATAATATCAGTAATAACAGACTTAATATTATCTCTAAGCGTATCAAAATCAGATAAGTCAACCTTCTTAAGCTTGGCCTTGGCTTCTGCTTTCGTATACACCTTAGTAGAATAGCCATGAATAATCTGATAAATCTTATAGTGCTCAGATGTATCCGTATGCTTCTTCCAAGGAGTCAGGCTAATCATATCCTTGCACGAAATGCACAGATGATAGCCCTTACCGCAAATAGCACACGTAGCGTTAATCTTTTCAGCCATTGCTTCACCGCCTTTCAACCAGTAGAACAACGTGGGGAATGGGAGTTAAGCACCATTCCCCGCATTATTAAACATACTAATTATCAGGCGTTACTCATTAACAATGATTGTGAACAGGTCGCCATCGTCCTCGCAGTAATCCTTCATCATGTTAAGCTCAAAGGCGTGCTTGCCAGTAGAGGTAAGAGCAAGCTCAACAGACTCGGGGTTAAACTTTGCCTTGGGGCATACGATAACGCCAGAGTAGACAACGTTCTCGTTGCAGGCATCGCGGAAGATAGCATAAATGACAACCTTGGCGGCTTCGGGGAACTTAGAAGCCTTGTTGACGATACGAACAGCGTTCTCGGTCTTGAAGTCATACTCGACATAAATCTTGCCAGTAAGACCAGTGGGGAGGGTAATAGTGCCATCCTCAGAAACAACGAATTCTGTAGCAGAAGCTTCGGCACCAGCGGTATAAGACTTGCCAAGCTCGCCGTTGGCGATAGAATAGATGAACTTAACGTCATCCTTGTTGGCAGGCTCATGAGCAAGCTTTACAGTGGAAGCAGAATCGGGGATGGTAATAGTCTCGAATGTACGAGTGACAATCTCCTTGCCAGTGTCAGCAACCTCCTTCTTGGTGCCATACTGAGCAGCAGCAAGGTCAAGGGAGACTAGAGAGTTCGTAGCAGAGAAGGTAGCCTTCTTTGAACGATAAAGAGTAGTAATCACAGAACCAAGAGCGTCAGTGACCTCCTCACCCTCAGAAGTGCAGGTAAGTGTAGGCTCCTCAAGCTGGGTAAGACGGAAAAGCATCTCACCAGTGGAAAGGTCATTGAAGGTCATGGAACGAACACGGTCAAGGATAAGTTCATTCTTATTGAAAGCCATATTGCTTCCTCCAATCAAATTTATATTTTATATGTCACCAGTCCAGTCAAGTCGATTTTTATCAACGCCCTTTAGACTGGTAAATCCAGAATATGCTCCTTGTAGAAGGAGTTCTGAATCTTGAATTTTATTAATTCTTTTAATGCTATCAAAAAATGCATTTATCTTCATATCCCAAACCTTATCAGTGCCACACAAACCGCATTTAACGGTAAGCGCAGAGACAAGTGGTTTTAAAGTGCTTTTATATGGTTTTTGTGAAGCTGCCTTAGCTTCTTCTCTAGCGTCATCAATTAAAATCATCTTAGTAGTTTCATTAGCAGGTGTTTCATTATTACGCTTAAGACCATGTATTTTTCTAACAGCATCAACTATTTGCGAATATATCATTCTATCAATCGTTATATCGCGCTCGGCATTATACAGTATTATTTGGTCTGTCTCTGTATTTTTACACGGTATAAAGTCAGCTAAATCAATGTCTTTTAATATGAGTTGAAGTGGATTTATGCACATGTTCTCAAGTCTTTCTTGAGATATCATTGCAAGCTCATCTTTATACTTCTCTTCATTATTCATCAATTCATCATATATTGGTCTTTGGCTAGATACGGCTTTAGATATAAATCCTATGAACAAATCATAGTCTTCAATCTGTGTATAGTCTATCTGTTCCATATCCCATAGCTGCCACTTTAAATCAGCTCCAACGGCAGTAAGAGTATATACGGCATTGAAATATCTTTTTTCACCGAATTCCTCTATCTGACCGATAGTAGGCTGAGTTACAATTATCTTAGGGGTAATCTGAATATCATTGCCCCTATAAATTTTAAGGTCATCTAATTCAAACATATGCACACCACCTATTCGTCAGCGCACAAAGACTTATTTAAATCAGTTCCCTTAAATATAAGCTTTCTATACAGATAGTCTCTTTGTAACGAACCTTCAACATTGCTCGTAAGTTTAAGTTCGCCAAGACCTATATCAGAACGACCATTAAGCTTCATATCAATAAGCCTAGCAAGATAATCGTTTCTATTATCAGGAATGCCTTTTACATTATCAACTGCCATATGTCGTTCATGCGAGATAATCCAAATCTCAACTTCTGGTGCGACAAATGTATATGTACTTGTAATAGCATTTGGAATATGAACCAAAATCATAATGAACGTGCCAACCTCATTAATTGTATTCGGGTTTTGACCATAGCCAAAAATTCGAGTACCAATTAAATCTTCGCCATTTTCAACAGATGTAACGTTCTCATCGCCAATAGCCTGAATAATGTCGATGTCCTTGATAAAATCTTTGATAATTCTATTTTTCGCTCTACCGATTATTGAACTATTAGCCATTACAACAACGACCCTATCTGAATAATAATAGAAGATTTATAGTTACCAGATTCATCTGATAGTACAAGCTTAAACTCTTCATCTATCAAAGAATCATCGTCAACACCTATTATAAGAGAATTTCCTTCTTCATTAACAATAAGTGAATCAGCAAAATCACATATGATTTCCCAATTTGTAGAGACACCATCAATCTCTTCGCCATTTTTATCAACAAACGTTCCAACGAACTTTTGTTTACTGCCACCAGACTTAATGGTTGTAGTCTTATATGATATAACAGACTTAACAACTTTCTTTTTATCATCATTGTTAGTCTTTAATTCATCTTTTTCAAAATAATCACAGATACCCAAATCTGGTCTATCTGTATCATTATTACGCTCGCATTCAAGCATAGTAATTTTTATAAGACCCTTTTTATCAAAGAACATGCTTGTGTTATCGTTCTGTGTAACGATAAATGATGTTGGCGTTTCGGTGTCTCTATCTAAGAAGAATCTCTGTGGAGACTTAATAGCAATTGTATTCTCATCATATGGTAACGTAGCCATGTGCTGAGAAGAGCCAATTGTCATCTTAGCACTTGCCTGTTCGCCTGAGTTATACTGAGTAGAGTTAATGTCTACACATGGGTATTCAAGAATGTCACCATACTTGTTTTGCCATTTTAGTATCCAATTACATAGGCTGAACTTTCCTTTCCAATGCACACCGTCTACATTAAACGACTCAGTACATAGCAAATACTCATCATCATTTGAATCATATAGCATATCACCAACAACAATTGGATTGTCAATTAATGTTTGGAACTTAACTACAACTCCATTAGCATTAGAAAACGACCTACCATATAATCTAATAGGCAACTCATTTGGGTCTGCATATGAATGCGTGCTCGGTTGCCAAAAGTATATGCCAGATGTAAACGATGGGTCATCAGCAAATGTTTCTTTCAGCAACTCTTGGCTGTTCTTAATAGCTTCATTCCGTATAGAGCTGCCGCTTAAAGCCATCTTGCGATTGAATCTGTCTAAACATCTCACTGCGATACACCACCATTCTAAAGCATCGAATCATCAACGAATCGATTCTTCTTCTTTTTGTATCCAGTAGACATTAAAGGGCTATCGCTTTTAAGTCCGAGCCATGCATAACGAGATAGCAACGCTTCGTTTTCAGCGAGATATGTTTTATGCATAGCCATTAGCTTGTCGAGCATGTTGGCTGGGCTAAAGGCATTAAAATCTGTTGAACTCAGATTTACTTTTAGCAGTGTAGATGTTCTAATATAGGTAGAATCAATATATTCCAAGAGCATATAATTGCTAAAAATCTCAATTTCCATATCAGACAAATCACAATTAAAACGCTCTACAATATCATCCCTATCATTTAAATCTTTTCTGCAAACATGAAATCTCGCAATAGCAGGGACGAGATAATCATGCAAGTTCTCCTTTACCTCTTCAACAGTCATCATAGGGATTTCATAACTGCGAAACTTCGGCAAAAGATTTTCATATATTTTCTCATATGGAGTCGGCATGATTACTCACCAATCCCATTCTTTAAAGGAAAGAAATCAAATCGATGTCAAGTCGCTTCTCAAGTTTTCTGACAACCTTAATGTCTGAAACAGTACCATCGGAAACCATATCTTTAATACGATTTACAATGGCAATCTTTAGACTTGTAGGAGCAGATGAAATACCATCAAGAACTTCATCAATATGGTCATTGGTATAATTAGACTCGTCAACAAGGAAATCATACTTATCATATGTACGAGAAAGACCAAGCTTCTTGATAACACGTTCATCAAGCGGCTTTAGCCACATATCATTAAAATATGTCTTATACTTTCGATGCATATTCTTAACTTCATCAAAAGTCATATCCTCACAATGACCAATCTCTGACCACTCATAATAATTGCCAGTGCGACTATCCTCATAAACCACATTTGGAATAAGGGACTCTACCTCAATCATGTCAGAGTCAGAGAGAGCATCTTCAACATCGGCAGACTGTCGCGTATTCTTGCGCCTAGAAGTACGCTTTGTAGCGACAGTTGCAGTTTCATCATTCATATTTTCTTCCACCGAATTAACGGCGGCTACAGTAGAGTCATCCACGGTAGCCGCGTCAACAACGGGTTCGGTATTGGTAGACTTTGCAGTACGGGCCATAACCAAACCGCCTTTCTTCAAACAATATTCAAACTATATATAACCTTATCTATTAGGCAAAATTGAAAACGCCAAAATAGGGAGGTAGAAGCATACCCATGCCAATCTGGGTCTGAATCTGTAGACCTTCGGTAAGGTCGTTGGTCTGCTGAGAACCATACTCGACAGTACGGGTATCACCGATAAACTCAAGCTTAATTGGCTTAACGTCAGCGCCCATAACGAAAATCTGATTCTTGCTTAGGGCAAACTCAAAAGTACCAGACTTAAGGGTCTGGGGAATAACCATAAGCTTATTGCCCTCCCACTCACCGATAGTGCCAGTAGAAGCCTTAGCTTCCTTCTGAGAGCTGGCAAAAGTCTTGTCGGGGACAATGTTAACAAGCTTGCGGAGAGCAGCCTTGGTGCCAGCAATGGTCAGAGAGCCATAACCGCCAGCAGCCTGAACCAAATCGCAAAGGTCGCCAAGAGCTTCCTCGGTGTTGCCGCTCTTAGTAAACTCAGCAGGGACGGAATTGGCAACATTCTGGAACTGAGCGTAAATGCGGTCAGACATATACTTGCTAATAGCCTTATAAACCTTATCAACAAGCTTATCGAGAGAAGCTACACCAAGAAGGAAGCGCTCAAGCTCGTCATAGACGTGAATGTAGTACCACTCCTTAGGAAGTGTGAACTCCTCACCGAGGTCAATGGACTGACGGTTGGTGTCCCAGTGATTACCAGCAAAAGAAGCTACTGATAGCATACCGCCCTCAGAATAGAAAGCAGTGTTGTCACCAAGAGCGCGGTTCTTTACCTCAACAAACTCATTGATAAATGGAGAGTCAAGAATGTCCTCACCAATAGTAGTTGTGACAATCTCCTCGATAATCTCGAAAAGAACAGTCTTATTGCGGCGATAAGCCTGATAAAGAGTCTTGCCCTTAAGGATATCGTTATTAATAGTGTTGCGACGAGAGTCCTCTAGGTCGCGCTTCTTTACCTCGCCGTCAAGAGAGAAATCATTGCGTGCAAGGTCAAGGGCGAGATTGTAGACCTTCTGCTCGTCATTGCTAAAATCATACTTATGCATAGTCTATATCCTCCTTAAATAAATTAGCCCAGAACCTTGACGCGGGCTGTGAACATTTCATTTGCATAACCATAGTTGTGCGCAGCGGTAGCAAGAGTGCCACCAACGATACGCTTGCGCTCAACAACAGCTTCCATAACAGGACTACCACCTGCGGCATTCTCGGCAGCTACAAGCTTACCAGTAGTCTCATCAATGGTAAGGTGAGCACCAATCTTCATCTTATCGCGGGTAGCAGGAGTAACGCCCTCAATGGTAATGGCGAACTCATCGTTCTTAGCCACAACACGAACACGGAAACGAGTGCCAGCAGGGATAACGAACTTGTCGCGGCGCATATCAGCGGTACGGCGATAGTCTTCCTTCCACGCAGGCTGGTCAGCGACAACTACAGTCTCGCCAGCCTTGAAACCCTTCTTAAACTTATAGACATGGCTACCCTCTTCCTCTTGCTCACCAAGATAACCAAAGGTGCCATTCTCAATATCCTCTTCCGCAACTGCATCAAAGATACGCTCTGCAAAGCGGCTGGACTTCATGTTAGTTGACTCAAAGACCGTCATTTTAGCCATATGAATCCTCCTTAAATAATAAAATTAAATCTATCGATTGATATGAATTGCGCCGTACTTCTCGGACATCCAGCAATTCGAATCGTTGTCATCCCCATCATCGAGGACACCAGCAACAGCAGCACCAGAATCATGCTTGCTGAAGTTATTCTTGCGATTAACCTTTACGTAAAGAACTGCGCATTCCTTCTCAATCTCATCGACAGAAAGCTCGTCCTTCTTTTCCTTGATAGCAGCAAAATCAGCGTTCTCAGCAAGGTCATCCTCATACTCAGCGAATTTAGCATTCTTCTGAGCGTCAAGCTCGTCAGCCTTGCGCTTCTCATCGGCAGCTACGAACTCATCATACTTAGGCTTAATCTCTTCAAGCTCAGCCTTAACAGCGCTGAACTCTGACTCAATCTTAGCCTTTTCATCGGATTCAGCAGCGGCATGAGCTTCGGCATCAGCGATTTTAGCAGCGGCAGCTTCCTCGAAATCAGCCATATGCTTACCAAAATCAAATGCGCCCTCTGGCTCAACAGCGCCATCCTCATAGTCAGAATAAGTAACCTTCTTGCGAGTCATGCTATCAAAATCAATCTTAGGGCTATCACCGTCAACGGTAAACTTGAAGCCGACATAATGATAGTTATCCTGCATATCGACAGCAATCACCTCGTCACCCTGAATGTCAACGGCATAGAAGCGCGGTACATCTTCTCCCCAATAGTCCTTCATCGTAGCAAACTCACGAACACTATTGGCTACATCATCAAACTGCTGAAGAACAGTCTGTGCAAAATCAGTATCAGGATTGGGCATATTTCTGACACCTCCTTGTTCATCTTTATCTTTTACTAACTTTGTAAATTTAGTAAATTTTTCATTCAACTCACTTTGAATTTCTTTTACGAAATCATCAGAAGTAAACTGAACGTCTTTTACTTTAACGTTTGCGTCCACCATAGCTGGTTCAACTGAATCGCCAAGCATACAGCACCCGTCAAATTTAAACTTTTCAAAGTGAAATATACCGTCTTCATCTTCATCGCCCTCGACAGATGAGACGGCAAGCTCCATAGACTGAGCCTTTTCACCATCGCGCTCAACAATATCGGTAGAGTCGCTAAATTTTTCCCACAACAATGCATCGACCTGTAAGAACTCTCGTTCAACTCCATCAGAACACATCTTTGTAAACCACCTTGGATTACAAGACTCTGGAATCACACCATAGGCAGAGCCAACGTACTTATCCTCAATACCGTCTTCGGTTCTTGTAAGCACATACTCATGTCCTTTAAAGTCTGCTTCTTGAGCAAACTTATCATATTTTATAAATCCAAGAACAGGTGTGTTCTTTATTGAGTCGATACAATCATCGACAACTTCTTTAGAGAAAAAACTTTTATTTAAATTCTCACCAGTATGTAATACATCTATTGTGATATTTAAAAATCTAGTATCATCATCCGATATCTCTCCGTTAATAGAGAACGTTGAATGCAGCGAGTTAAATTTATTATCCATAAATTATTACCCCCAGAAACAACTATCAGTTAAAACAGGCATCTTCTTTTATCAGATTTCCATTTTTCAATATTTGATTTAATAGACTCATCGTTGTCAAAAACATAAACGATAAATCCATCAACACGTTCTATTCTTATAAGTTTAGAACCATGCTTCATAAGATACAGCGCCAAGTGTTTACCTTTGCAATTAAATTCTTCTCGCATATCAAACACCTCGCATTATCTATCATTCTTCTCGCCATCGCGCGTCTTTTCGCCCTCAACATCAAGCATCTCTCCGCGCTCTTCAGCCTTTGGCCTGCCAACTTCTTTCTCCGTAACCTTAGCAGGCTCAGTATAAGAAGTAGCAAGAGGAATGAAATTGTTATGGAAATCAAAGATATCGTTATGCAGAATAAAAGACCCCAACGTTCTAGAAGGAGTCATATCAAGAGACGCAAGCCATTTATCGACACACGATACACCAAGCGTTACAGCGTCCTTATATCTCTTGCTCACGTTATCTCTGTTAAAGATAGTTATATCAAGGAGATAAAAATAAAATTTGAAAGCCTTTTTATTATAATTTCTAAGCTTTATATATCTATTAGTCCATCGTTCAAGCTGCCTGTATACTCCATATACAAAACCAGAATCATTCTCAACGGACATTGTTACAGCAGTACCAGAAGACGAACCGTTAAACAACTCTTTAGACTCACCAGATGAATTGTAAAGCTCATCAATTGCATCTGAAACATTGTTTCTTGTATTACTTGAATCCTTAAAGCTTATTGCTTCACCATCTGAACCAAGAGTATGAATCAATCCAATGTCATCACTCATGCTCTCCCTGTTGATTTCTGCAAATACGCTAAGCGTATCAGGAGTAAGAAGTGGTTTGTCTACGGTTGTCTCATCGATAGGAACCTTAACCATAATCGCCTTATAATTATCGGTTCTGGCAGACTGCAACTTTAACTTCTTATAAGTATCAAGGTCTATAATATCCTTAACCATTCCTATGAGCATTGGATATGGATATGTCCATTGACTATTAAGCTTAATGCAAATCTGCTTATCTGCTGGCGGCTTATACCAAAAAGATGCCTTGCCATCAATATAATCCAGATAAGCTTGCTGTACATAATCTGGATACGCAGCTAACTCACTTTGCTTTATCTTGCCAAGGTCAATTTTAAAATTATATAAACCATCTTGAACCTGATATAGCTGACATATCCTATAATCTATCTTAAGAAAGAAGAAATCTGTCGAACTTTCAACTACAAGACCACAATAAATATCTTGATATGGCAAATATCTCATTATCTTAGCAAACTCATGTTTTAAATTCATGTCTTCAAGTTTAGCCGCAAGCTTAGAATACTGTTTCTTAATCGTATCTGTCTTTGCGGTATTCTGAACATCATATAAATCAACCCACCAACAGAATAAAGCCATATTGCTATAAAGGCTATTCAGTCTATAATAGTGCGGTGATACACGCATGAGGTAAGACGATGCATCAAGAAGCAAACGCCAATATTTTTTAGGATGTTTTATTGCGGTATCAATATCGCTTAATTTAATATCACCAATACACCCAGTTTCAAGAATCTCTGTATTTAGAAACAAGTCGTTGCGCATCAACCTGCTAAATGCGCTCCAATCAACTTTTCCATCTTTCTCTGATTTCTTGAAAGATTCTTCATCACGAATATAATCTTCTTTTGTATATTCAGACGCATATTCAGAATCTAGTTTATCGTTAGCCATTAAACCGATTCACCTCCTTAATATGCGCGTAAGACCATTAATACATGTTCGGTCTTTTGTTCAATTTTTTCATTTGTTTGGCATAAGATTTAATATCAAAAGAAACCTGCGGCTTCTGAAGAATTTCTCGCTCAAGTTGACATTGAACCCAATAGTTATACGCCAATGAACTATAACGGTCTTTTCTCATACCAGTCTTTTCTATAATTTTGATATTAGTTCCCTTTATCTCATGCTCAAGCTTTGTAAGCTCGTATATCAACAATGTCGTTTGTATATACGGCATCTTATATTGTAATTGCTCAAAAGGCTGCATCTTTGCATAGCCTTTTATTTTATCCTTTAAGATTTCTTCTGCTTCAAACTCAGAAACAAGAAGATTAATCTTTCCCTGTTTAAATCCACTTCTAAGCAAAATACAAATCTCATTGTTAAAAGAAGCACTTGCTTTGATAGACCAAATAACTTCTGGTGCATTAGCTACCTTACATCTATCCGCCATATCTTTATCATTACAACAAGACAAAGCGCCATATAGCTCGCCTGTCTCTGGGTCTACCATGTCTCTGATAAGAGCATCGAATACGCCAAGACCGCTGCCATTCGTATCGATTACAAGGTCTGTGCATTTATAAAGTTTAAACAATCTGCGAATCACAAGCGCCAATTCATCTGTATTAAGACCCTCATGATTTTCAAGATATATGATGTTAGACACGTAATTATTATTATTCGTAGGAATTGCGCTGTTAATTATAATTGCACTGGCATCGTTTCTATGTTTATTAGAAGCCATAAGCGCAACGTCTACAGACATAATTCGTCTTTCATTTGTTGCCAATTCTGGTATCTTATATGTCTTATTATTTATAAGCGATGGTGGATACACTGCCGTTTGTAAAGTTCTCCTGCATCCGATATCATCAAACGAGAAGAATGCACCTTCAGTGTCGCCGAAGAACAAACAGTCCATCTCCATGCTCCACTTTACCTCATCGAAGTCTTGCTCAGACATCTCATCTTCAATTTGTTCGCGTGATAACAAACCTTCTTTTACAGATACCTGATACGGTAATCCACAGATAAAATACTTCTTAGTATCATCAAGCATATTTACCGTATAAGCCTTTGCCTTTTCAAAAGACCAGTGGTTTTTATACCATGCCGAACTCATATAGAACTCTTTATTTCGTTCTAGAAGATGTGCATATTTTGGATTGTTTAAATAATTTGGCTGTCTTGGAGCAGTAAGGAATCGTCTCAATACCGTGTTAATAGTATCTAGGTCAACCATTCTAAACTCATCAACTAACAAAATATTAGCACGAGCACCACGACCAGAATCAGAAGCCGTAACAATTCTAATCCATGAGCCGTTTGCAAATTCAATTACAGCTTTATTTGCACCAACAGAAGCATATGTAATTTCGCGTCTAAGATTTTCAGAACCAAAGCCATAATTCTTCATAAAGTCATCTGTAATCTTCAACAAAACTTCGTTAGCCTGCGGTCTTGTTGCAGACGCAATACATATCTTTGTTTTAGGGAAAAGAATACATCTAACTACACAAAAGAGTGCGGTCAGCCATGTCTTGCCCTGCAAATGTTCTTATCCATAGGCTTTTTATCCTATGCTCTGGGATTTTCATCCATTTTCATCGATTAGTTATTTCTAATCCAGCTTGGCGTACATTTTCACCACATTTGGGTGGCAAGCGCTCTTGGTGTATTATATTTTTTCAACACTACGCTCTACGGTGGCAAGTAGCCTTTCGTAATCAACTTGCTTACCTCGGTATTGGCATATAGCATCAGCCACTTAGCTTTTACCGATTTCGCTTGCTTTATTACCTAATTATTACTAATTAGGACGGCCATTTTATTAACCGCGTGCAGCAATATACATAAAAAAATTATTATGCATCATGGCATACAACAATATCTTTTGAAATAGTTTTAACTTAATATTTAAATAATCAGCAACAAAGCGCTGTGGATTAGCCCTGTAAAAACCAGCCCACAGCGCAATACCATTCATAATACGTTCTGATTTTTCGTTAGCAATTTCTTTTTCTGATTTTTTTCTATTTATACTGTTTGCCATATCAACACCGCCTAATCATCGTCTATAACGGTATCGCCAAAAATGGCATCAAATAAGGCTTCGTTGTCTTCATCGTCATCATACTCTGGCTTTTCAACAGTATACTTTTTCATAAATTTCGTATACAGTTTAGATAAACCATTTTTAAGATTCATCATCTTAGCAAGATGACCACGAAAAAATACATCGATATAAAGACCTATATTGTCAACATCTTTTAAGTCATCATCTGGCTCTGGAATTGGTCTTGTGTTTTCCCACTTATCAATAAGCGTGCCAAATGTTTGGCTATCAGATGTAGTATCGCCAGAATTTTGTTTTGGTTGCAACTTAGCAGTGTCAAGAAGCTTCTGGAATGTAGCTGTCAAATCCTTTGTATCCTGCTTCGCCCTAGTTGCCTTTAACAACTCAAGCTGAGTAAAACACAATTGCTTAAAAACCTCTTCTTGGGCTTTTGTATTACACTCGTGCCTAGTAGTCCAGTCGCAATATTCATTGTAAAGGAAGATATAATCCTCATTGTCGAAACCATTACCAAACAACTTTATCGCCTTGTCTATGGTTTCGTTCATATCAGAATCATCGTCTGAATATATCGATATCGGCTTATTATCAAACTTTGCTTCACTATATCTTTCTTCTAACGTTCTATCATAACCGCCCTTATACTGTCTAAGCGGTGAGATAGAAATATATGAAGCTATTAATGAGCATGTTAAATCGCCATCTTCCGTTCTCTTAACGGTTTTATCATATGCATCATCACAGAAATATATGTCTAAAAACATGCACATTCGTTCAACAGCTTTCTTTTCTGGATTTGCATACCCTTTGGACTTATATACGTTTAAATAATTATAATAAGTTTTATTGATGCATTCTTTGCACCACGGCAGCTTTCCATATGAAGCATATAGGCCGCTATTTGATTTATAAAAATCTTTTGACCTAAGTTCCTTACCACAACAAGCACAATGCAGTGTCGAAGTGGAATCATCATTTTTTCCAATTGTTCTTCCAGCCATACGACACTACACCACCTTTCTTCAAACAAACTATTTAAATTTAATATCGTAGATACAATCAAGTCCATCTTCTGTTATCACAGAAATTAACTGCTCTGGCTTGTTTCTAAGCCTTTTGTCTAAACAGTATTCGTCTCCACCGCCAGCAAATGTACCAGCTTGAAGAACCTTTGTATCATAAGATGTAACCATTGCATTCGTATGTCTATGACCGCAATAAATAATATCTGGCTTTCTGCCAGTAAACATAGTTAGCTTCTGAACTATGTTATTCAAATTGTCACGGTCGCCATGTACGCCATATATCAGCTGCCCGCGAACATCGAACATGGCAATACTGCACTCGATTTCATTTTCATGAAACACTACGTTTTTAAAATTCTGTAGCTTTGCACTGAGATATGGGATAGCAAGCAAGTCCATATTTTCTCCACGCAAATTCTCATCTTTATTCTGAGAAAGGCGCGAGTGATTACCCATGCTTACATACACATTTACAGTATTAAACCTATAACTTAACTCGGTTAAAAATTGAGACAAATAATCAGTTACAGTTAAAAACTGTTCAATAATATTCTGATTATTTTCAATTCTAATAGTATTATGAATAAAACCAGAAATAAGTTCGCTTAGAATAACATAGATATTCTCTGAACCATGACGCATCTGAACCTCAAAAATCTTATCAAGATATTGATTGATTCTATCTCGCAAGACATCGTTATTAAACTTATTGAAATAATTATCTACTTCAATACCAGTATGCACATCAAAGAAAGTACATACTATATCGTTATCTGACTTTAAAGAGCCAGAAAACTTCTTATCTTCATCATAAAAAAGCGGATGACAATCACTTTCAGAAATACTTCTTATGATTTGTTCTTTATAGCTTTCTTTTCGCGCCTGTTCACGAATCATCCTACGAAGCTCATTGCGCTCATCACGAACCTTAACCTGCTGCTTCTCAAGTTCCTGTTTTTGAGATTGCAGCTCTTTCAAGTATTCGTCATTGTCATATTTATTAAACACACCAGCATCATAAAACCTTTTTGCCTGCTGATATGGTTTTCTAAATGCCGAGGAAGTATAAGGCATATCTTCGTTGCCGATTTCCTTATTGATGATATCGGCCAATTCATCCCAATTCATATCTATAATTCCAGATTCCTTGGATTGCCCAAGTCTCCAAATATATTGTTCTAGATTTTCAGATTCGCCTTTATGTAAATCCACGTATGGCACCTCCTCATATTTTCATCTTGCAGTAACAAGACAAGATGATGGTGAAATATTTGATTTTCACAAATATCTTCCAAACTTTTATTTCATACACTATTGGATGTTCTGTATTAAACTAATTTCACCCAGAACAAAACAAAGAAGGGTGGACAACGCCACCCAGTCTAAGTCATATAAATATTCAATTGTTATCTTGCATAATGTACATCATATAAAATATTCGTTGCTGTGACAACCAAAAAAGGAAGTCACAGCAACAACAAAGAAAGGTGTAGAAATATGAATGCAAGAAAAAATGTGCGAAGGACAACCTTCGCATTTATATATTCAGCCAATTGGCTGTGTATATAACAATCACTTACTTGCGAGAACTAATCTTATCACAATACGTTCTAGTGATATGAGCCTTTGGAACAATCTTACTCTTTGTAACAATCATCTTTCCAGTAAGGTTGTTAACCTTCTCATGTGATGGGACATATACACCGTTCAATACGATGCCCTCAAACAGTCTAACAGAAACATCATTATCTTCATTTGCAGAAGAAAGGGCGTCTGAAACACTATCCTCAATAGACTCATATACGTCCTTAACCGTATTCATATCGATTCTGCAATCCTTTGCAACTGTTTTAATTAGCATGTCTTTCGTATATGTAACCTTTTTACTATCATTCTTAGCCATTAATCTTCTCCTTCATACTTGATTGGTGTAGTTGGCAATTTTGAAAAAAGTCTTGAAATATATATGTCCTCCATATAGCGAGATTTCAAAATTTTCAAACTACATTAAATCTATGTATTTTAAAAATTAATAAATTTAAACATATAACCTTAATACTATGTCATATGTTTAAATTTTCTGGTCGCGTGACATTTGTGTTTCGCGCTGTTTTTTCTTTCTCAATCTGGCAAGTTCGCGTTTATGTGCTTGCGTGCATTCATGGCATCTACATGTTTTAGTGTCCTTAATACCGACCTCAAACCACTCTCCACAGTCAACACATTGAACGTCTCGCGTCTCTCGTTTTACATTGCAAGAAAGATTATCATAAATAATATCTCCATAGCATAACCAAAGAGCCATCTTATTTTTGCCACCCTTGATGCCGTAAAGAAACTTCACGAGAATATCTACAATCTTAAAGTCATCATATCCAAATGAAGAAAGTTCATCGTAGATTTCCTTAGAAATCTTTCTATACTTTAAATCTCGGCGTATCTTAGACTTAGACGCATCATCAGAAGAGAAACCTTTAACAGCATCGTTCAATGCAAACTGATACTTCTTGTTAAGCTCGCAATACTTGACAATAAGCGGGTCGGTTTTCTCCTTAATAATCTTACCTCTATCTGTAAACGATACCATGCACTCAGTTCTAACATCTCTCATCATAAGCGTATAGTCAATCTTATCAAGACCTAGTTTTCTGCAATTGATTCTAGGGTTCGGGATAATATCGTTTAACTTATTGACAAGACTGTTGTTAATATCAGATACCTGATGCAGCTTCTTATCCTTTGCATATACGAAGAAATGAGGAAGCTGGTCTTTTGTAAAACCAGTTATCAATTCCTTTTCATAATCTGGTCTTTCTGGTTTATACAGTGTCTTAGCGTACCTATTACACCCTTGCTTTCGCAATACTTTAACGCAGATTTAACTGCGGGAGTAGACTATATCTTCATCCGAATTGGATGGTTGGCACTTCGGAAACTGGAATTTCACCAGAATCCTACTCCATTTCTGGATAGTCGTTTGACCTTCCTTGCTTTTAACAAGGCTTGGCACTGGATTGTCGTATAGCATCTTTTTTACCATCACGAAGAATCTTTTCAATCATCTTAACGCCTTTGTTATACATTTCAGCAAGTTGATATTTTGTTAATCCTTCTTCTGAGTGGAGACGATATATCTCTTTATGGTCTTCTTTAGATAGTCTAGAATATGTTTTTCTTTTTGCAAAGAAATCATCCCATCCATCAACTACAACACTAGACCATGTATTGCCAGACATGATATTGTTAATTAGCTTATAATCAATACCCATATCTTGTGCAATATCAGAAGCCCTTTCTCCGTTAACCAACCTACTTTTAATCTCAAATGCAAGTTCTTGTGTTAGTTTGATTTGATTATTATTTAGATTAACCTTGCCTTTTCTAGCATTAGACATTTTTCTTTTCGTTTCATCAGAAGCCTTTTTGCCGAGCATATTAATTTTATTCTTCTCGCCAATCTTCTTCTTTTGTTCGTCAGAAAGATGAAATCCTCTATGACCAGATTGTCCACCATTAATGATGTTATAGCAATGGTTCATCTGCCTATATAAGTTAATATATTTTATTTCCAATTCATCAAGCTTTTCATGATTGTCAACAACCCTCAAAGGAATAAATGAAAAATTATCTTCCCCATATAAATTCCACGCATTTTGCAAATGCTGATTGTCATGACTACCATCCCTTAATTTCCACCGATGATGCAAAAACCTTTTGTTAAACGTTTGACCTGTTTGCCCAACATACGCATCACCAGTAATATTATTGAAAATACAATATATACCGTACTTATCTTTTAATTCTTCGTTGTCAAAGTTCACAGTTGTCACCATCTAATTCTAATTACGATACAATACTATTTATAGATATTATATCATAATGTTTTAAAAAGGTAAACAACTTTGGTAAATAATTTTTGATACTACTTAGATTTTCCCAGTTAGCACATTATCTAACCGCCATTTACTGCGGTTCCTATACGTATAATGCACACCCTAGATTTCTAGGTTCACCAACTTTTTCAATATGCATTACTGCATAAAGCGACTAAAATTTAATCGATTACAAAATTATTCTCCATACAAAGAAGTCTGATTACGTCAATCGCCTGTCTCTTCTCTTCGTCTGTGCCAGATATGAACACCTCGCTGTTCCAAATCTTAGAGATGTTATTACTGTAGATTCCTATATTGCCGCCAACGAAGGCAGCATGAAGACCACCGTATATTGCAGCATTGTCAAGATGTACTGGCTCTGCTTTTCGCATATTGTAGTAAAGCGGCACAATATCAAACTTCTTAAGGTTTCTTTCCGCAACCGCAATGAGCGTCTTATCTGCAACTACAAGTGACTTATCGCCGTCAACATCAAACTGAAGAATCTTGCTAATCATATCCTTGCAACTTGTGTATACGGCATCTGTGCCAAACCACTCTCTGATATCGTCCTTTCTGTCGCCATAAGAATAACAGGCAACATTTTTTCTAATAGCATGTTCCATGAAAAGATGTGGAGAGCGAAGACAATCAAGTTTCTCATCTTTTCTAAACAGCCAACAGAATACCTCTCCGTCTTCAAGCAAACCATCTGGATTGTCTTTGCCCATAAACCAATGCTCACAAGCCGCATAGAAGTCTGGAAGTAAAAACGTATACTTGCCATGAACCTTTAGCTTTCCAGCTTTAAACCTTTTAACCATGCTATCTTTGATATCTCTTAGCTGAGACTTCGCATACTCATCATTCAACAAAGCTGGGTAAAGGTCAATAGCCTTTTGAAAAGCAGTTTTATTCGTATTATACGGCGTTGCACCGAAAACATCCTTAATGCTTTCAATCGAGCCACACAGGTTTTCAAGCTTGTTTGTCGATTGAAAGGCAATGTCTGCAAGCTCATCATCGGTAACATCGGTCAACGTCTGAAGCATCTGGTAGTTGATGGTTGCATCTTTAATTCGCTCCTCCTCGACATTGGTTATGCCAGCTGCACATCCATACTTCTTGAACATCTCCTTGTACTGTTCCCAAGAATCATAATATTTGTTCATCTTAAACTGAGATTTAGTAAAGATAATCTGAATATCCTCATCAATGATGTTGTGCTCTTTGCCATATATATCCTTTATAACAGGAGAGCACTCATTCACTTCGATGAACTTCTTAAAGTCAAATGCACCGAGAAGACCTTTTACCCATGGCAATCTCACCATACGATTCCTGCCAAGACAAGGCAACATCATTCCAGCACCGTCAGTATGTGGGATAGGAACGTTGCCAGTTATTCTCTTAATAGAGTAATCCGTATCGTCAATCAAATCATATGTGCCGACAACATCAGTCTCAAAATCATCAATAACGATAGTCTTATCAATATCAAATTCATTCCATACATCTGTTGCGGAATTTGCAAGCGCCATATAAGCAAGATGCTTATTGGGATTGTTGCCGCCATGTGCATTTATGTCATCAATCGTCAAACCGCACATAATCGTCTTCTCATGCTTTTTCCAAGTTGACTCTTTGACGAATACACACTTCTTTGTGCGAATCTGACCAGCAGAAGAAGTGAAGTAAATATACTTCTCACCATTGTATTCGAAACCATTGTAAATCAAGTCTTTAATCATATCGAAATAATAAACCTGAATTACCATAAAGTCTTCACATAGCTCATCTGGTTTTGCGCCGATGGTTCTCGTGAAATATGAATCGAATACTGAAATGATATTCTTCTCAGATACTTGATTATCACGAAGCATCCTCGTGTGATGTCTTCCATTTGATGCGATATTCGCTTCAACTTTATTTGATAGAAGAGTAAGCAGCCTTTCCTTAGTCTCATTGATTTTAGCATTCTTTAAAGAAACAAGCGCTTTCAATCTACGATACTCGCAGCCAAGCTCGCTAAGCTCTTTGCCATCATCGCCAAATAAAGAAAAGTCATATTCATCCTTGGCAATTGATGCAATTCCGTCTTTGTCGATGCCGAAAGACTCAAACTCAGACTCTATATTTTTGATACCAACTATCGTTTTCTTTACCTTGCCGTCATTACCCTTGATAACAGCGCCATTCAGCAGTTGATTCCTTTCACTTCTGAGCTTATGGTTAAGCCAGTGAAGGTAGGACTCTCTATTGTCATAAAAATTCCCAGTGTCTAGGGAGTAGATGTCTATCTGCTTGTCAAGCACGTTACCACCTCCTGATTTCTTGTCGATACAAAAGCCATGTTACACACTAGTTGCAGAGTGCATAGATGATACCGCAGACGATGAGAGTGCAGATGAGATTCATATCAGATACACCTTCTTAAGTAAAAGACCTAACTTTCAATACATATCATACAATATTATCATCTAAAAGTAAAGAATATTCCTACATTGTTATCACGCATTCTATATCATCCCAATCTTCATTAGCAGTTTCTTCTTATTTGAAATCTCACGCATATAGTAGTCCTCTCCGCAAGACATCAAGTATCCGTTTTCGCGCTTGTACATATTGCACACGAGAGTATGGTTAGTCCTCCATTTTCCGTCAACTTTTACCCTAGGCAGCGGTTCATAATATAGAAGTCCCAATTCATGCAACACCTTTACCGCCTGAGACATAGCCCTTTCTGAAATACCAATCTCATCAGCTTCATCGCAATAGAACATGTTTATGACTTCTGGCTTCTTAGCCCTTCTACTCTCAATTGGATTTTCCTGACACGCGTCCTCGTTAGATAGCTTATTAGACCTATTACGTATATTCATCTTGAGATATGCGTATACACGAAGAAGAATATCGTTGTTCACATACTTGCTCTTGGTGTCATATGCCATAATCTTCTTATACTCATCAAGATATACGACAGCGAAGTAATTGGCATCGCATTCATCCCTCACCTTATCGCTATCAAATTCTGCAATGCACATCTTTGTATTCTCGACACCGCCATCAACAGACAGATACCCAAGGTCGCAAAGGTATTCCACTGCCGATGCAAACTTTGAGTTTATGCCACGGCTGTGCCTATCTGAATTCTTGCCATGCCACTTGACCATCCAGTTGACATTGAATAGCACTTTATCATCCAATCCCCTTCTTACGGCAAAGAACATAAATGTCGTGATAAGCATATCATTTGAATCGCTGTTGACTATAATCTCTTTGGGGATACGAAAGTAAACACCTTCATTGCCATCAAGCTTAGACTTTGAATCGTATTCATATAAGGCATTATCAGACAATTTGACACCTCCAAGCAATTTCAAAACAAATGGATTATACCACGTTTTCTGTGGACAACCAATAGAAATCTTTAAGTTGTCCACGTTTTTTGTGGACAACTATACCATTATACCCATACTTGTCCACGTTTTTTGTGGAAATTTATACATTCCTAACAAAATAGATATATACAAAATAGATAAATATGTCTGCGACAAAACAGTAGCTATGTTGGTATAGAGATATAAACCATATAAGAAGTATAAATGGTTTTAATAGTTTGAGACAAATTTGTTAGTCTTATATATAAGAAGTGCAAATTTGTCCCATTAGTTTTATTTGTTCAATAAATATCTATTAAAAAAAATAACATTATCAGAAAACATATGAAAATAAATATCATAGATATAGAAACATATACTGTATTAGATATGTAAAACATACTGTGCCAGATGTGTAAAAATAGCCCTATGTTATCAATATATGATTATAGCATCTACGATGCCAGCTATATATAGATATATTACTTAATTATAATGCCATATTGATTAATACGAAATATAAATAGCGGTATCTCAAATTATATCTTAGCACTAAATAACATTATATCAAGTGTATATTTACTTACTATTTTTTATTTTAAAACACATATAGATTAAACATTGGTTATTTCTATATATATGTTGTTGATATGTAGTTATATTTACGTATGAAGCAGGATAGTTTCATTTTTAAATTGATATTAATTAAGTATCGTATCGCCAGCATTGTATATATATGCATATATCACTTTATTGTATTGATGTTTATCTAACATATGTTTATTTATTGACATAGATAAACATAGATTGCAGAAATGGTTTTACTATTTCCTTGTATATACGCATATTAATTTGCTGCCTATTACTGTTTTGATACACCGTATATTCTACCGTTTAATAAATTGCTACGTATGTAGTTACATATTGTTGATATGTAGTTAAATTTCATGGTTGATAGATTCTAAATTTGCACGCATCGATAGTTAATTTGCTCTGATTTTGTTTTGATATTTTACCCGTGATGTGGTGTCAAATATTTTTTCGGTTGTGTTTAGATGAAACACATTAATAACTCACCTTCGAGGTCAAACGGGTTAAAAGTGTAAAATACCGGCCCTCTGACCTGCGGTTTTGTCGCGGCTCCTCGTCTGATGGGCCGGGGCTGTTTTCGGTCAAACTGGCCGGGTGCCATTTTATGCAATTTTAGGACAGTGGTTAACGGTTAAACGGGGGCGGGGTAGCTGATTTATTGCACCTTGGTTAGTTCGATTTTCAGACTGGGGGCTTGTTTTGGATGGGCGGCGGCGGGGTTTTGGGCCGGGTTTTTGCGGTCGCGGTGAGCTTCGAGCGGCGGCGGTGGCGGCATGGATTGCATCTGATGCAATTACTTATCCGCTCCACTCCATCGCGCTTAATGGGCGCTCCATATCGGCATAATAAAAGGCAGGGGGGGGATCCCTCCTGCCTTGTCTAGCTCGCCTTATATGGCGCTTCTAGCGGCTCTGGTGCCTTACCAGATATATGCCGCCACTTCCGTATCTGTCTCGTTGTTTGCGTCCCGCCACTCTGGCGCGGCTTCAGCGTACTTGTGCCAGACCTTTACCAGCTTTTGCGCGGTTATCTCCGCCTTGTGGTCGAGCTTCGCGGGGTCGGCGGCGCTTACGTAGGCATGCCTCATATAATTGGTCACGATGACCTTAGTTAGCTCCGCGCACGTCTTGAGGCAGTGGCGATACTGGTAGGCTGTCCTAAACCGGGGCAAACGGTATTCAATGGTGTTGTTGTTAGTGATGTTGATAGCGGCGTACCTGTCGCCTCTGCTTACCTTGGCGATGGCGTAGTCGGGGTTAAACCAGCGCCCAAAAACGCGTACCACGGCGGCGGGGTCACTCTTCCATTCATCCATTAACGGGGTGAGGATGGCGTGGCAACGCAAACGGAGCTGACGCATTGTGTAGTAGTTGATTAGGTCGGGCGTGGGGTTTCCGTCCTCGTCTTTTACCTCAACGTTGCCGTGCCCGACATGGATGTGGGTACCTTCTTTATCAGTGATAGCACCGTGTCCGTGCATTAGCAGGCTCTCAACGGTTGCCCACGTCTTAGCATTGTTCAAGTTGCCGCGCGGGGGCATTTTGTACTCAACTTCCGTGGTACTGTCTTTTGTGGCGATAAACCCGGCCGCGGCCATTTCTCCACGGGTGAGCGCGTCAACATAACGCATTTCAAGCTCGACACTGTAGGTCAAGCCCGCTTTGGCCTGCTTGCCAGTGGCGGCGGCGTGGGCGTGCTGTCCGTAACTGATATCGTTGTAGCCCTGCTTGCAATTCCAGCAAACATACTGGGCACGTCCTCCATTGCTTGCGAGTGGGGCGCTGTAGCCCTCGCCGGGGGCGATAGGCTGCTTGCACTGTAGGCAAGTGCAAGGGCGGACGTTCCTCGCGTTGGTGGTGTTGGTGTTGCTCATGGTGTGCGCTCCTTTGCGCTCGTGGGGCGGCTCTCCTTGTCCGCCCCTTGTCGGTTACTAGTCTATCACGTTTTCAAGTTGTTAACGTTTAGTATTTTATTGCACTTTTTCTATTCGTTAACAACTACAACTTTATACACAAACGGCCCCAACTTATGCAAAAACCGCGAACGTTAAAAACTAACGAGACGTTAACCAGTCAACAACTCACGCTCAAAAAATCAAATCGTTAACGACCAGCGACAGCGAACGCAGGCGCTCCTCAAGATATTGCAATCGTTAAAAACTGGCCGGTTTTTCCTCGATGATGGGCGGCGCTCGAAACTGGCGGGGTTTTGAAATCGTTAACAACTGGCAGCGAAAAAAATCAAATCGTTAAAAACTAACTATCCAAAAAATCAAATCGTTAAAAACCAAACAACACAAACTCAAATCGTTAACAACTGGCAGCTAAAAACTTTAATCGTTAACAACCAAACCTCAAAAAACCTAATCGTTAACAATCAGCGCCTACAATATGCAATCGTTAACAACCAAACCAAACAAACCCAAATCGTTAACAACTGCAACCTAATAAACCTAATCGTTAACAACTAGCTACCGAAAAAATAGAATAGTTAACGACCAGACAAATAAAAAAAATAAAACAGGAAAAAATAGAATCGTTAACAACCAGCCACGAAAAAATCAAATCGTTAAAAACTGAAAAAATTAAAAAAAATAAAACAGGAAAAAATAGAATCGTTAACAACCATCACCTCAAATCGTGGAAAAATTAATCGTTAAAAACCAGAAAAATATACCACACAGACAAAAGTGTAAATTAACAATCGTTAACAACCAGCAACCTAATAAATCAAATCGTTAACAACCAACCGAACAACATAAACCCTTAATCGTTAACAACTACACGAACACGGTACACAAACCAGAAATATACAATCGTTAACAACCAGCAATCCCCGAGCCTAAAACGCGCAAACGATAAAAACGTAAACGTTAAAAACCAGACAGGCACGCCTTAAATGTGCGCATTATGTGAAGTGCTAAACCACAACAACCAACAGCGCCAACGGTGCAATAATGAAACCATCAACCACCCCAGACAGAAGGGAAGCCAAAAATGCTCAAAGTCGAAAACATGAAAAGCCCAGCAACGGGCCGCAAGGTCGCAAACCAGTTTATCCTCACCGACTACGACAACAACCGCGTTACGTTCCAGTCCTACGATAGCATGATAGCCGAGATAGACAGCGCAAACCGGGTTATCACTCTTGGAGTTGATTACAGGTACAGCGCTACCACGTCAAAGTACCGTAACGAGTTTTTCAAGAATCAACTTTTTCAAGGTCTTGCAATGACCGAACTAATCGAAGATGCAATCAAGGCAGGCGAAACACAGCAGGACGGCACAGGCAAAACGTACAAGGTCGTACTACTCAACGAGTAGCAACACGGGAGCGCCCAACACGGGCGCTCTTTTTTTTGGGCGCGGTTCCGTCAGTTGTTAACGATTGAAAAAATTACTACAGCTACCCAAAAACTGAAATCGTTAACAATCAAAGCCACGCGGAAAAACAGTCACGGAAAAATTGCAAACGGAAAAAACTAGATGGAAAAACAGACGGAAAAAACAATCGTTAACAACGGAAAAACCTAGCGGAAAATTGCACGGAAAACTTAATCGTTAACAACGGAAAAATATACAACACAGCTACGGAAAATACCATGCTATCGCATGGAAAACTTAATCGTTAAAAACTACGTAAAACAAATAGCTATACAGAAAAAAACTAATCGTTAAAAACCACAGAAGCCAACAGCACAAACTAGAATATGCAATCGTTAACAACTACTGAAACAATACAGCGCCACCACAAAAGCTCAATCGTTAACAACCAGAGATACCAGACAAAAGCGCAAACGTAAAAAACGTGAACGCTGAAAACCAGAAGGACGAAACACCAAACGTTAAAAACTGAAACGCTGAAAACCAACGAGCCAGCCACAGAAAACAGCAAACGATAAAAACCGAAACGCTGAAAACTATAAACAAAAAACGCCAACGTTAAAAACCAGATAGATGGCATTATGTGATGATTCTATGGAGTAGCCTAAACGGTGCTATTATACAGGTATAGGAAAAGCCAACTAGAGAAGGGCGAACAAATGACCAAAGACTTTAAGATTATCACAGACGAAGCAATCTTGGCGCTTAATGAGATTCGGAAACGTCCTTGCATCACAGATGGCGGCGAGTGCGTAGTGGTGCGCAAGTTCCGTATCGCATGTGACGAGACGGGCGCAGCGCTACTAGGTTTTGCAGACGTTAATGTTTTCGCTACCGAAGCCGAAGCAAATAACTTTATTGCAAAGATGGAGCTACAGCGCACAGATACGACCAGTTTTGAAAAATACACGTATGCCACCTACGTAAAACAAATGTGGTAACTGGAGCGCCCAACACGGGCGCTCTTTTTTTTTGTGCGCAGCTCCGCTAGTTGTTAACGATTAGAAAAAATACTACAGACAGCCGCAACAGTTGTTAACGATTAGAAAAATTAAAAAAATTAAATGCAAAAAAATATAATCGTTAACAATTAAATAGACTAAAAAAATAAATATGAAAAAATTGAAATCGTTAACGACTAACTATCATACAGAAAAATAAAATCGTTAACAACTACAGTACGTGAGCGCAGCGCTGGAAAAATCAAATCGTTAACAATCAGAAATCATACGGTGTGGGCGCGTATGTGTGCTTTATGTGTAGGCGTATGTGTCGCGCACAGTGGGTGCGAAATGCGTTATAATGGAGTAGTCAACCAACAGAAGGGAAAGACATGAACGACAACAACAACAGCCAGCGTAACAGCATCGGTAAATGGTTGGATAAATACGAGCTGGTATTGGGTGCGTTTATGTGGGGGCTTGCAATCGGTATTGCATTGTATCGTATCCCGCAGCTTTTCGCGCTTGGCATCTGGTAAACATGAGCGTCCCACGTGGGCGCTCTTTTTTTTGTGCGTGTAAAAAATGTTAATCGTTAACAACTAAATAAACCCAACATGCAGCATGAAAAAAATGCAATGGTTAACAACTGTAAAATTAAACAGCGTCACGGAAAATTGTTAATCGTTAACAACGATACAAAACTAATGTGTTAGATAGAAAATATAATCGTTAACAATTAGAGTGACTGTGCGGAAAAATGCAATCGTTAACAATTAAATAAATTAAACAGCTATATGGAAAATTGTTAATCGTTAACAACCAGAAATGATATATTAGATTGTGGAGATTATGTGAATGTAAGATTCCCGACAAAACAGGCGCGTACTATGGTAAATTATATATAAGGAAAGACAGACGCGAGAAGGGACGCGGAATGTTTAAGGCTTATATGTGCTACAACGGGAACAAAAAACAGTACACAGACGTGTACCAGTTCGACACGCGGGAAGAATTGGAGGACGCAGTTTTTGGTTCTGGCTACGATATTCTAGACGATGACGAGCACGACATGTGGGTAGATGCTGGAGATATGGACGATTTTTCATATGATGATGAACCGAGCTGGCAAGAGCTTATGCAAGACAGATACCCGAGTTGCGAAGATGGAACAGTTTTCGACACTCCGAGCGGCTTTTAGCCGCTCTTTTTTTTGCCGCTTAAAAATGCTAATCGTTAACGACAGCGGAATATAAATGCTAATCGTTAACAATCAACGGAACAGATTGTAAGCGTATAGAAAATTGCAATCGTTAACAACTATATAAAACCAATGTGTAAGATTGAAAATTGCAATCGTTAAAAATGAGATTTTAATATCTAAAAAATGCAAACGTTAAAAACTTAAACGATAAAAACTAATATCGCCAACGTATAATTTGTTTGTGTAGATTCTATGGATACAAGATTGTCAGATAAATAGCGTCAGACTATGATAAATTATAAGTACAGATAGACGCGAGAAGGGACGCGGAACAATGGATACAATCAAGAAAATTAAAATTACGACCAGCGGAAAGATGCACGCATACGACTATGCAAAACATGTATACGTTATCATTGATGCAAACACTGATAACGGATATATCGCTTTTTGTTCAACTCCTGAAAGTGCGCGGGAGATGTGCCACGAGTATTGCGCGGACATTTACGATGATGTACCAGAAAATGTGGAGAATGTGTGGATTGATGATTACACGCTTGATACGTGGTTTGACTAGCGATATATTATAACCATAGACCAACCACAACAGAAGGGAAATAAAATGATTGTCATTTACGAAAAGTCGATTGGTGAGTTTTACGATGAGTCGAGCGCACAGGTAAAAGACATTATCGAGACTATCATTAACGCAGGCAAGGCAGAAGAGTTTGAAGCCATGATAGACGCGGAATATCCAGACGGAATCGGCGAATATGAGTTGCACGACATGTTGCGCGATGAATGGGAGGACATTTACGCCGAGCTTGATATTGAAGAGGAAGAGGACGAAGATTAAAGAACAGGGGAGCGGCAACGTTCCCCTTATTTTTTTTGACGTTCAAAAATGCTAATCGTTAAAAACTGAATAAAATATATCGTCAGTGTAAAAAACATAATAGTTAACAACCAACGGAATAAAAAATGCAATCGTTAAAAACCATTGATATAAAAATCTTAATCGTTAACAACGAAAAGAATATATCACGGATAAAAAATGATAATCGTTAACAACTAGCCCGTATATAAAGTTGTGTAGAAAATGTGTAGATAAAGATTGTCAGAGTTTTTCTAGTAAGTTTTGATATTATTAAGACATGGAAAGAACAGCCGAGAGAAGGGACATATAATGAGAATCGGCAATAACTTTTGGATTGATTCATACAAGGACTTTAAAGAACTGAAAGAGGTTTACGATGGTGGTATGCGGCTTGCATCGCCGCTCAAGTTTAGCCACAGCGTCAACGACAACGGAACTGTATATTATTGTTTTTGCCCTACCGACAGGCGCGTAGACGGTAGTCTATACGTCAGTCAGTACAGGATTACGGATGTTTTCGACATGCTGGGCGCTACCGTTTCCGTTGATATTAGCAAGGACAATATCATTAAGACGGACAATACGATTACTTTTACTCCGTATGGTATGGTTATCAATCACGGAAAAACGATTAAATATAAGCATGAGAATGATATGGTTTATCGTCTACAAAAAACACAATACAAGGGTGATAGCCCCTACGGATTCCTTACAAACCTTATCGACCCGTTTTGGGATAACGTTACCCACAACGCGCTAGTCACAATTGGTTATATCAAGTAGCTTATGGAGTGGATAATATTTATCCACTCCGTTTTTTTTGTAAGTGGAAAATATAATCTTTAACGATTGAAGTTTTTCAGATGGAAAATATATTTACAGTTGTTAACGATTAAACATTTTATACCATGTGGAAAATTACAATCGTTAACAACTAGATAAAAAACTAATGTGTTAGATAAAAACTGATGTGTTAGTTTGAAACTTTAATTGTTAACAATTAAATAAAGTCAGTCGGATAAAACTTAATCGTTAACAATTAAGATAAACTAATGTGTTAGATTAAAAAATGGAATCGTTAACAACCACAGATAATCAATATGGAAAAATTGAAAAGATAAAAACTATCTGGCGCAACATATAGCAAGACGGAATATCTATATCGTACCTATAAGCGATTGTAAGCTCGTTTAAGACGCTGAAATATCTAGATGGAATAACTATACCGACATACACAAAAGCGCACCTTATACGCGATTCTGTAGCCCTACAGACGGAATATCAACAATGGAACTGTAACAAGTTGCACGGAAAACAATAGCAGGCATTATGCAAATAATAGTTATGTGAAAAATATGGAGGACGATATATCATGGTACTATTTAATCAACGGAAAGAACCAACAGAAGGGAATAACAATGGTTCATAATTTTAATATTGCCGATTTTCTCAATAAGTTCGATGATAACTACGATTTTATTTATGATGCAAACAGTAAAAACAAGGAGGTAGCAGGACAACGAGAAGCAGCGGCAGCGTTTGATGATTTTGTAAAGCAGCACGGAGATTTTGTGCGTGAGTTCGTGAACTACCGTGGAGACTTTATCTCAAGTGACAGAGAAGCAGCGGCATTTATGTTTACCATGAATGACTTTTGCTAGATTGGAAAAACTATGGCAAAGATGCGGCAATACACCTACCTTGAAATGACTAAGATTGTCAAGCGCAATGGGTATACCTATGTACGTTGTACTGGTGACCACTGTATTTACAAACGAGAAGATGGAAACGGAACAATCGTACTGGCAAAAAAGAAACATATCAATCCATGTATAGCGCGGCGATTGATTAAAGAAAATAATTTAATCGTTGACTTGTAAACATTGAGCGGCAGAAGTGTCGCTCTTTTTTTTTTTTGACTTAATAAAAAGTTGTAATCGTTAACAACTGGAATAAATAATAAAATTGTAATCGTTAACAATCAAAACAAAAAAAATAAAATCGTTAACAACTTTATTAGAACAAAAACTTAATCGTTAAAAACAACGGAAAGAATAATGACAATATAATATGTGGAGAAAATGTGAATGACAATATATTATGGTATCTTATAGACATGGAAAAGAACCACCGACAGGAGGGTAAACAATGGCAACGGCAGGAGTAGGCAGCAACAAAGAATCGCAGATTAAGTATTTGCGTGCGCAGGCGGAGTATGACTTTGCATGGGTCAAATACTTTGACGAGATTTGCGAGACTATCGCAAAGTATGACGGAAAGCAGGCAACCAAGCGCATTGATACGGCTTTGAAGAAGATTAACAAGGCGTTTAGCTTTGACATTGAAAAAGACAATCGTTGCAGTGGATATATCTATATCGGATGGTATGACTACGATGGGCGTATCTGGAATAATGATACTTGCGATGAATGGGCTTATTTGCGTACTAACAGCAGCAAGTATCATATCATTATGGCACGTGTCGAGGACATGTATTGCATTGATGCTAACGCGCTTATCGAACAGATAACAAGCTCAAAGAATCGCGCAACGGATAATTACAATGAGACAATCGCAGCGCTCAATAACTTTGATGTGCTGAAAGAGGAATACAACAGCGCTGTAAAGACATTAAAAGAACTTAATCATAAGCTCCCGTCTGTTATTCGTGATAGGTACGATTTGGACGCTTACAACGTTAAAGAGTGGGGAAATTACTTTATTGGATAGTTAACTAACGTAAACAATATAGGGGTTGGTGTAACTAGCCCCTATATTTTTGTCTAGTATTTGGAATATATTGCATTGCGTTTTATACGCGATATAACGTCATATTTGCCCCTATTTTTTCTGGATGGATACTTATTATGGTATACTCGTTATCGTGGCAAATAGACCCTAATAATTCGCTCTAAGCATATAAAACGACCATTTTGGAAGTGTGTTACACAACCGCAAAAACACGCAACCAAAGACAATACAGAGAGAATCACTGGAAAGTGGAAAATCTAATCGTTAAAAACTATATATCTTCTGGAAAATATAATCGTTAACAACCAACAATCTGATTATCTGGTTTGGAAAAATCTAATCGTAAAAAACTACTCATCGAATATGGAGAAAATGTGAATACAGACATTATCAACAATACACGGAAAACTTTTGATATTATATAGACAAGGTAAAGCACCGAACAGAAAGGCAATGATATGAAAAAGGTTGTAATGGAGAATAAGCACGGCGAGATTTGTTGTGAGCTTATTTACGATGGTAGCTATTGGCGATTCCCTGATAACTACGATACGGATTATCCATTTGAGATTGGAGATACTTTTAAAATCGTAGAGATTGATGATACGGAAGATTAGTTAACAGATTGGGCGGAAAAATATCCGCCCTTCTTTTTTGTCTCGTATTTATTCTAATCGTTAAAAACTTAAACTTGCGAAGCATCTTTATCTGTTTTGTATTATATCTATTTTGTTAGGAATGTTCATTTTTCCACAAAAAACGTGGACAACTATACCATGTTTATGATACTTGTCCACAAAAAACGTGGACAAGTAAGTAAGTTTTGTTAGGTTGTCCACGGAAAATGTTGACAAGTTAAAGACTGTGGATATAGTGTGTGTTTTAAACAGCTTTGATTGTATGTGTTATACTTTGGATAAAGAAAACCACGAGACGGAAAGGTTTCATATGTTTGTCGATGGTAACATTTGGGTTGCTGACTATTCTGATGTTGAAGAGATTCGGAAAAAGTATAAGCAGGGATATAGGTTCATCGGTGATGTTGAATACGATGTGCCTATTGTGAAGAATCAAAAGACGTGGTATCGTTTTAAGTCAACGGATGATTCTATTTCTGGGTATCTTTATATTACAGAGCATCGCATTAAAGACGTGTTCGACCTATTGAGAACTGACGTGATTGTTCACACGGAAGATAATAACACGTTTGTTTTTCATCCCTATGGTATGACAATCAATCGTAAAAAGACTATCATGTATAAGCGTGATACTGTGGTAGAATATTTTCCGCAGAAGAATCAATACACTGGGCTTAGTCCGTATGGCGCAGTGTCAACCCATGTAAACTTTCATCGCTATCGCAGTATGAGAAACACGTTTGTCAATCTGGGATATATTGACGATAAAAATTAGCGGAAAAAAGTTTCAGAAACTACTTGACAGATTGACAACGAGTGATTACAATGGAGTTACAACATAAATGAAATGGAACAAAAACGAACTAGCATTTATGTTGCATACCGTCCTGTTTGGTGTTGGTATGAATGTGGTTGATGCTTGATTGGTGGTTCTTTCAAGCGGATTAGGGGAGCGCATATGCGTTCCCCTTTTCTTTTGTGGAAAATCTAATCGTTAAAAACGAAACTTTATGATTGTGGAAAGTTATATGGAGAAAATATGTAGCTACTATAATCGTGATATTATTAAGCCACAGAGCAAACCAGACGGAAGGAATAACGATGCTTGTTACTTTGGATGCAAAAGAACTTTTGGCAGCTGCTCGTCTTGCCTACGATAAGAACCAGAACCTTAGATGGGCAAAGTGTCTGCTTGTCAAAGTTCGTTACGACAAGTACACGATTGTTGGCAGTGACGGATACAAGCTGATTGAGTTTGAGCATAATATCAATCACGATGCAGCCGATGTTTCGGAAAAACATAACGTTGATTTTCTTCTCGATGTTGAAGATGTTAAGAAGTATGTGAAGTCAACTGATAGTTGCGTTATCATTGATTATGATAGTGATGCGGATAATTTGACGGCGCATATCTATCAGCAGAAAAAGTCTAATAATTGGTTGCGTGATGTTGTTGAGTTTGAAAACATATCTAAGTTTGGTTTGGAGTATATCGACTATAAACGTATCATTGAATCGCAGCGTGAGAATGATGGAATGGCTCACCAAGGATATGCGGCATGGATAAACGCTGATTATATGTCCGATATTTGCGCAGCTGTGAAACTCGCATACGGAAAAAGTACGCCTATTCAGATTATGATGGGGCTTGAAGGACGCGCTATGGAGTTTATGACAAGCGATTATAATAATATGCGTACCTGTTTCGGAATGGTCATGCCTGTTAGACGATAGTTAAATCTAAGCGCCCTGTTATGGGGCGCTTTTTTGTTTCGGTTGTCGGAAAAATCAGACAATTGAAATACGTATATATATTTGTTAACGATTGGAAAAATTGTATGCTCTTAATTGTTAACGATGGAAAAAATACCATGATATGTGGATAAATTGTGTTGCGGAAAATTATCAACATATTAAAGAGTATGTTTGATAATATATAGGCACGGAAAAAACCTAAACCAAAGGAGCGACCATGGTTTATCTTGTCGATGAAAACGGAAAATCTGTGAACGATGTATGTTTTAAAGATTATTGGCAAGCGTATGATTTTCTTGTTAATGTAAGAAAGTGTGGTATCTCTAATTGGTATCTTGATTCTGGAAAACTCAATAAAGATAATCCGCTACCGTATATGTTTATTGTCATTGACTTTGCGGACAAAGATAACGGACTGTATTCCATGGTCATTAAAGCTAAGCATTATCCGACACCTAGCGAGCTGCTTAAATGGATAAAGAAAGACATGGAAATAATGGGCTATGATAATATCTTTGGATATTATGAGACTGATATTGATGATGTATATGAGGGATACGATACGGAAAATATAAGCAACTGGCCTATTTGTGAATAGTCAATTGTGTTAATGTTGTGAAGGAAAATGTTCTAGTCTATACGGATTAAATATTTGATAATATATAGACAAGGAAAGGCGCTAGGGAAAAGGAACAGAAATGAGCGATATGGTTTATACTCTCAAGCCAGTTAAGGTTCATCTTGATGGTGACGATTGCAATGTCTTTGACGCTTATCTTGTCGGGTATGGCAGTCATGGTTTTTGTGAGCAGAACAGTGGTGGTTATGAGCATCCGCATTTTACTAAGACAGAAGCTATGCGTGTCATGCGTGCATTGAATCGTGATGCAGACAACGGTATCGGCGATGGTACGCGCTATGATTATCTGTTTGAGACTGATACGTTTATCGAGAATTATGATGGTGATATGATGTTGGTTGAGCCTGATATTTTCGGAATGTATGAGATGGGTGTTGATATGAGTTGGGTTTTGGCTTAGGATAAAAGCACGCTTTTAACGGAAGGAAAAACCATGAAGCACGTTGTTTATTACACCGAAGAGCTTTGCCGTGGCATTGTTGTCGATGCGGATGATTACGAGGATGCAATTCAAAAAGTTCTCGATGCCGTTGATGAAGAGAAGATTGTTTTAACTGCCGAGGATTATGTTGATGGTTCTGGTATTGTTGATGAATGTCATATAGCGGAAGATTATGAGCTTGATATTTATCCTACGCTTGAATCGTTCACGGATTAGAGTGGAGAAAACCATGAGCAACTGGACTGAAAACATGATTAAACAAATTGAAGATAAAACAGAAAAGATTGAAGCGCTGCCTATGTGGGGAGGTAGTGACGCTGATACTATTTTGTGTGACTTGATGGAGCAAACTGATTTTGAGTGTAACGGAATTGCGCAAGATATTTTTGATATATGGAAGCGTAATGACGAGAGCGGCCGTAATGCTATTGAGCATATGTTTTATCTGTTTACCGAAGTTACATTTGACAATTACCTTATGAGATGTGATAAGGCGTTATCTGCTTAAAATAGAATCTTAACGGAAGGAACAATCATGACCAAGGACGAGCTTAACAAGCTGATTGCAGATGGCAAGACGTTTGATGATGTTATCTATGATTTTGAAGCTAACAATGACTATATTGTTAGTCGAGATATTATTCTTGATTTTGCAATTAACCAGATTAAGAACGATAGATTGTTTCTTGCGCGTCACGTTCTCGATGCTGTAGATAATGAATATGCAGATTTTTATTCCTATGATATGAGCATGGGAACGCTTGAAACGCCTATGGCTATTACTAGCATTGATGATTTATACGATTATGTTGAAGATTAAAATAAAGTTTTCAGAGTGAAAGGCTTTTATCATGGAAAACATTGATGTTGAAAAGATTTTTGACGTTATCGCTTTTTTGGAGTACAACGAACAGTACGGTGATGATTGGCACGATGAAATAGCAGAACTTCGCAAGGTGATTGAAGCTGTTGATGGCTTAATGAAATAGTTGTTTAAACAAGGCGGATTATATATCCGCCTTTTATTTTAGATATTTTAATTGTGTGGGTTATATGTAGTATAGTTATTCTTGATGGAATAACAGGCATGGCATAGTAATATATTGTTGTCGAAAGGAAATGGAAGAAAGGAATCGACATGGGTACGCCTGCTATCACTATCTTGAAGAATCGTGTTCTTGACTGGGAAACCAAAGAGCAGAAGGACGTTACAGTAGCCAAGTTCTATCGCCACTATGACGGATATATTACTGGGCATGGCGCAGATATTGCCGCTGCGATTGTAAATGCCGCATGTACGGAGCGCAAGAAGTATATCCGCTTTGATGGAAAAAAGTGTGACGAGTCTGTACTTAATAATCGCAACTGGTGCCAGCATTTTCTCAAAGAGCTGTGCAAGCTAGATATGGACATTGAGTTTGTCGGCAACGATACAAAACTCTATAGCGATTTTACCTATGTTATTACTGGTGACTATGATAACTTCGGTGGAAAGTTTGATATTGATAAGCTAGATTATCTCAATAGAATCAATGTTAAAGTCTATGATGGAGACGAAAGCGGGAAGCTGCTGTTTGATGGTAACGGATTGGAATATCTAGGTTGGAGAAACTGGGAATATCTAGGCTGGAAGAACTGTGAATAAATAATTGTTTAAACTAGCGTTGGGATTATTCCTTGCGCTAGTTTTATTTTATGGAGAGGTTGTGTACGCTTATGATTGTAGGTTGAATCGCATGGAACCATGGTAATATATAGCTAACGAAAGGCAAAGGAAAGGAACCGATATGAAGGACAAGAAGTTGCAGGAATCAATCAACTACGTTTGCTTCTGCTGCCCGTATATCGACACTGAAACTGATGTGTCAGATAAGTATTGCGATAGGTGCATGGTGCGCAAGATGGTCGATTATTATGACGCATTGGAAAAACATCCTTTTGATGTTGACATGCCAGAAGTGCAAGATATTATCAATTACTAGGAATGTTTGAGGTATATTATGAAACTTACTACTAGCGCTGATGTTATCAACTATGAGATTGCTCCAGCGCTTGGAGAGTACGTTAACGACTTTGACCTTGATGCTATTGTTGACGAGGTTTATACCTATGACGCACACGATGGATATAAGAAGCGTGAGGACATTGATTTTTGGGACGTTGTAAGCAAGCATGATATAAGCTAGACAGCATAAATATAAGGAGACAAACCATGAGCAATGTTTTAAAGGCTGGAACGTATAGCGTTACGATTGAGTTCACGTTGGAAAATGATACGCAAGAACTTGTGTTGGATGAAGCGTTTGAGGACGCTATGAATACTGTTGACGGGCTTTTTGATAGCGACATTAGTGAGTATAAACAGGAAGATTGATAGATGTGGATGTTACGGAACTTAGTCGTGAGCAGCTTATTGAATTGAAGCAGAACTATCTTTGCTCTCTTGATGATAGTGGAGATTATAGTGAGGTTTTTGATGTTGACCATATCGGTGTTAGCTATTCAGACCTTTTAAATGCTGATGATATTGTCCCTGATGATGTAGTGTTTGATAATTATTTTGGCGTTATTTTTTGCGATGATGATTTTATCTGTAGCGCAAATTAAATAATTGTTTTAACATAGTGAAAAAGGTGTATACTTTTTTCACTATGTTGTTTATGGAGGTTTATTATGAGTCTTTTTAATAAACTAGCAGAGTATAGGTTCGCTGTTATTAACACTAATTGTAGAAACGGTACGCTTCTTGACATTACCTTGTTTAAGAACCATGACGATGCGCGAAAGTTTATGCGCGAAAGTGCGCGAGAAATACAACTTTTGCACAGTGATGGTCTTGTGGTTAATGGAAAATGGCAGAAGGTAGGTAAGGAACTTTATATTGACGATGACGGATGTAACGTTTATGTGTATGATGAAGATGGTAAATATATGCGATGGACAATTGACTTGACGAAAAACTTACTTATGCGCGTGAATACGTACAACAACTAATGTGTTAGATGTGTGAATGGCTTTAAATGTGGTACGTATTTACTAGTATGCTCAATGAAAAATCTTGGGAAAGATATGAGCTTGAAACGAAAAGGTTTAGTACGTATGATGATGCAAGATGGTATATAAAAGACAAAGCAAATAAATATCGTGAGTTTTGTGTAGATAATGATTCATACGTTGAAGATTATTACAATGATGTATTTGTTCATTTTATTGGAATAAGAATTGATTTTAATATTTTCAAAGCAGACCATATATTATATTGGTAGGTTATCATGTGTGAGTATTGCGAGAAAAGTAAGAACATATACACCAAAGATAAAAGAAGTGTTGTCTATATCGAGTGGGACGATTGCAAACCAAAACTGGTCACTGTAAGTGGTGGGTTTAATTCATGCGCTATCAGAGTACCTATATTCTTTTGTCCTTTTTGTGGTAAAGAATTGCGTGAAGTCTAGATTAAGGCGGCTATTATGCCGCCTTTTTTTGTATGGATAATTGTGTATGAATTGTGGACAGTTTGTATCGTCACTTGTGTAGATGTTCGTTGGTAGTATTATATAACCAACGAAATGGAGCGGAAGAAAGGTCGTAACCATGAAGGACGAGTTCAAGCGCAAGACCATGAGCAACAACGGCGCTTACAACAACACCGACCTCTATGGCGCTGGTCACACTAAGCGTATCAACGAGCAGAAGCGCAAGGAGAAGCGCCGCGCTCGCCGCTCTATGAAGCAGGAGTTTGAGCTTGAGTACCTTGGCGAGTTGTTGCGTTGGTAACATTGTTTTTATCTATGTAACATTTTAGATGTTATAACTCAAAAGATAACGTTACAAACTATTGATTGGAGAATTAAATGTTCATTCTTGTTAATTATCCTGCTGAATATGGCATTGGTGATGGCATTAGTGAAATTGGTAGGTACGACACACGCGAAGAAGCTGCAACGAAGATTGCAGAAGAGATTATCAATTACTATGGCATAGACATTGATATTGATGATTTTATTAAAGAAGAGCGTCAATGTGATAACGGCGATTTTCGTTATGACGATGATGCCGATAATCACGTTTGGTTTAATAATTATGAGTGCAGTTGTTATGGTCAGAACATGGAAGATAGTTGGCTTATCATTGAAGTTTAAGATTTGGATGTAGAGAGGTGATAGAAGCAATGAACAAGTATGAAAAGGCATATACTAAGTCGTATCATAGGCATGGAAAGTATTCAATTGAGTACGTTAGGAAACTATGGGAAAACTCTAAGAAGGTATATGAGTCAACTGGTGAATGGCCTATCATTGATGTTGGCAACGGAGTTTACGTAACTATGGATAGTGATAGATATAGCAATTTTTTTATTAACGGAACGGATTGTGTATCTTGTGGACTAAAAGGCGAATACTTCTGGTTGGAAACATTCAACGTTAAGAAAAGCAAAAGTGGTGCTTATTATAAAAACAAGTGGCATTTTAATCTATATGGAATCGGTGCAGATGGATGTGAAATGCAGCTTACTAAAGACCATATCATTCCACGTGCTGCTGGTGGTGCTGATTCATTGGATAATTACCAGCCTATGTGCGAACGTTGCAATGAAAAGAAAGCAGATAAGGTGGCTTAAAATAATGGTTGAGTTTGTTTCTTATGATGGGGCTTTTCCTAGTCTGTGTAGCGGCACGCTTGTATTGCGTATTGACGGCGAAGAGGTAACGTTTCCTAAATGCTGTATGTATAGCGGTGGAAGTGTCTGGTTTGATGATGAATGGAACGAGCACGTTGGAATCGGTGAGTGGTCTGTGAACGTTCCAGAAAAATATGCAAACCTTAAAGACGAGATTGAGCGCTGTGTAAACGAGCATGTTGAGTGGGGTTGTTGCGGTGGCTGTGTATAGCATCTTAAAATAGTTTTGATTGGAGAATTGCAATGGCTTATGATGGCATGTGGGGCGTTCTGTTCAATGACGGAACCATGAAACGCAGTGTTCGTATCTGTATCAAGGGTGGAAATGTTATGACTACAGACTTGCGCATGTATGCTAGTCGTTGGAAAACGCGCGAGGATGCGGAAAAGTTCTGTGAGTATGCGCGTAAGCAATGCAAGGGCTGTACGTTTAAGCCAGTTCACGCTTAATTAGGAGATATCATGGAAAGATATAGGCGCGTCAATAAATGGTGGCAAGATAAAGAACGTGAGTGTATCTTCTGCCATTCAAAACTTAGCGTCAAATATGATGTACCGATTCTTGTTCCTAGCGATGGTGGTGCTAAGGAAACTTGGGTTCCATGCTGTAATGAGTGTGTATTGAACTATGTATTTGGTGCGGAGTAATTCGCCATTTTTACTTTACTATCATTTCAGTCACGGATTAAAGTCATACTAAAATGAATTGTGTATGATTTATGAATGTGGAAAATCTCAACTGTATCGCCTTTAATTAGAGTATTATATAGACAAGGAAAGAGCAGACGAGAAAGGAACTGCAATGGGACGCGGAAACATTCATACACACGGAGACTATGAGGGTCTGTACTATATCGACTATGATTATATTGACTACTATACGTCTAAGGAAGCAGACGAGTACGGTGAGTTCGATAATAAGCTGCTTGCCGATATGAGCGCGGATGACTTCAAAGACTATGAGTATGACGAGGATTTGACGTACTGGAATACCGAAGATTATATCAACATGTTTGTCAAAGACATGATGAATAAGTTCGGTAGCTTTGTCGCAACTGGTAACACCTATGGCACCATTATGGAAAACTCACTGTTTGAGATTAAGATTGAGGACAATGAGTGGAGCTATGCTGTCGAGCTTATTCAGAAAGACGATTATACGCTGTCTGGTTTGCAGAAAAAGCATTACAAGCAGTATCTTGCTGGTATGGAAGATGTTCTGCTTGGATTGTTCCCAGAGATTGGTTGTTGGACTGGTAATTGCTGGACGCATGGCGTTATCAAAAGGGCAGCATAGGTATAGTATTTTATTGAAAGGATATAACGTTGTCTGATACTATGGGTTTTGATTATGGCGAGACTTATACACTTATGCGTAAGTTTCGTGAGCTTACAAAGCAAGAAGTACGTATCATGGATTATCTTATGAAGATGGATGTATTTGAAGGTACGTATAGCGAACTTGCCAAAGCTATTGGCGATGAAAAGCTGTGTAGTAATGTACGCAAGTCGCTGTTGCATTTGCAGAGTATGGGTATCGTTAATATCGTAAATGTATATTACGAGGACGAAGCGAAGGAGCATAAGAGTAACCCAATGAAAGCGTGCTTTATCGTGGACGGATGGATGTACGCTTTTTTAATGGGTGGTTGGGACAAGGTTGAGTTTAGTACACACGACTTGGATTAAAGTGTCTTAAATCGTACTACAGCGTCTTGGAAAGGTGGTTGCAATGAACGTTAAGCAGCTTAGTGATGATGAAATGTATGAGCTTAAAGACAAGTTGTATACTGATTTTTACTACAATCAAGAAGCATTGCCGCAGATGATTGAGAGTGAGCGCAAAGTTTTGGAAAGCGCGACATATCCAACGGATATTCCAGACTGGTTGATGTATAACCTTTACAACGGTATTGAGTTTACCGAGGATGACTTTTGGTGTAACCTATAACCTTGCCGTATTGGAATATCTAATATCACGTCTCATAGGCGGCAACGCTAATCCCACGCCTTTTCTCACTTCTTTCCTTTCTGTAGTGTTGCCGTCTATAAGGCGTGATATTTTTTGTGGAGGAAATATGAACTTGAAATATAGTTGACATGTAGTTACCAACTATATATACTATTAGGTAAGGAAAGAGAAAACCTTAGAGAAAGGTACTACGATGAAAGAGACTATGACCCATACGATTCATACTTCCACCACTTGCATTGGAAACTTTATCGACAGTGGGCTTTACGAGACGTATCTTGGAGAGCTTTGGGGAGGTATCCCGTATGCTACGCGCGGAAAAGCAGACGATGAAATCGGTAAGTGCGCAGTGGATTATATCGAGGACGCTTTGTGGACTGATGTTTTCCCGTCTGATTATGATGATGATTTTGAAGTGACGTATACTGGCACGTATCACCCGAAGTATTATAACTTTGAGACTGATTCTGTTTTGTTTGATTTTGCATATACGGACAAACTGTGTGAATATATGCTTGGTTATGCTGCCATGAATCGTGATAACTTTGAGGAGTTTCTTGAGAAGAAGTATACTTCTCGTGATGGTTATGTATCATTCACGCCTAACAACTGGGATGATTGGTATGATGGATATATCAAAGATGATTTTCGTTGTGTGTCCGTTTTGCTTTATTTCATGCTTATCATGCTTTCTTGCGCGAACACTGATGATAACTACAATTTTGTAGGTGACAATAGCTATCAGTATGGGTTTATTGATAGTTGCGTACAGACTATTTCAGAAGATTTCACACCTTATGACTACGCTGTGAAGTATGAGAACGGAATGATTGTCGCTGTATTCAGTGATTGGGACGAAAACGGAGAGGTTTTCAATTGCTACCTGCTTGATGCCGATGGTAATGTTGTTAAGCATGGGAAAGTTTTTGATGAATACAATGCGTACAATCGTAGCGCATTTGCAGCGTTTCAGTATGGGGATGCTGGCGTGGATTTGGATGATTATAGGGAGCTTTACCATATGCACTATGAGCCTTGCGCCACTCCAGATATTCCCGAGCATGAGCTTTAATTGATTGGAGATTTTATATATGTTGTATTGTGCTTATGGTTCTAATATGAATCTCGACCAGATGGCTTATCGTTGTCCTAAGTCTAAAGTCATTGGCAACGGAAAGATTTATGGATGGGAGCTTGTGTTTAATGTCCATGCTGATATTATCAAGTCAGATGATAATAGCGCTGTTCCTGTTGTCGTTTGGGATATTGATGATGATGATTGGGCTATGCTCGATATGTATGAGGGCTATCCAGATTATTATATTCGCATTGGTGTTAATGTAGAGTTTGACGATGGTCATAACGATGTTGCTATCGTATATGTTATGGCGAATAATCGTAAGGGTATTTGCCCACCTGCACAGTATTATTTTGATTGCATTGAGCAGGGATATATTGATAATGGAATTGATACTGATTGTCTATATGACGCGCTAGAATATTCATACGATAACGAGACTAAACACAATCAGTATACTATATAGGAGGTTTACTTTGCTCTATTCTTGTAAGGACTATGTTTGTCCACGTTGTTTTAAGACAATTGATAAATGTACGTGCGCTGTTCAACCACGTGAGCTTATAAACATTGATAGTGGTATTCAGGAACAAATTAGAATCTTGAATACAAAAGGATATATTACGCGCTACTGTTGCGAAAGCCATGACCCAGAAGGTGGAATATATATTGCATTTGCAAGGGATTATGGGTTTGACAAGATGCCAAAAGGTTTCTATTATCGCAAACGTACCAATTCCATGTATCATCTATACAAATGCAAGAACGATATGGAAAAGTTTAACAAAGACAAGCAAGAGCATCTTGACAAATTGTTAGATTGGTGTAATAATCTATCGCAGGTTTATTAGTGTCTGCATAAAAGGAGTATAATATGCTGACTGCGATTTGCAAGAGTGTGGAAGATACTGATTATTGGGCTTATGACGATACAATTGAGGACGTTCTTGAGGACGTTGTATATGTGGTTGACAGCGAGCATTGTGCTGGCGAGCATGAGTGCGTTGCTTCTGCGCTTGACCCGAAGGGTAATGATTGGTATACCGATTCTTTGCAGACAAATGAGATGATGTTGTCTGATGATGAACTGTTTGTAGTTACATATTATGTATACGATGGTAGCGGTTCATTTGACGAGCGCGTTGATTTTGCTATCACAAAAAACGATATTATCAACAACGTACTGACTAACAAGTATGTTGAGGGCGCGTATTACTGGACGTTTGGACAGATGCTAAAGACTACTAATGACTGGCTTAATGGCAAGTACGGTGAGTATGGCGATTAGCATTTCAATCGTGTCATATACGGAAAAGTAAAACGTTTTAGCAGGGCTATTCAAGCCCTGCTTTTTTATTTACTTTAACTACTTGACAACTACACTGTAAGTAGTATCATGTATATTGACACGCGGAAGAAAGGATAAACTGTGGGTATGAATAGCGATGACTGGAAAGTTATAATCTTTTGTTTTATTTTTTGTACGATATTGCTTGCATTAGAGTTTATCCATATATATAGTTAGATTGGAAAATTATGAGTGATGTGGGTTTTGTTGCAATGGAAGAACCGACTGCTATTCCACAGGATGCAACAGAAAATATTGATAACACGCATATTGAGATTGCTCAAGCTGCTAAAGACAGGGTGTATGTTGTATGGTATGACAATGGCTTGGAATGTGATGATAATTTTCAAGAAATTGATAGAATCTTTTTAAACTATGATGATGCAGAAAAATATCTTGATGATTGCGGATACGTGAGACAGGTTGAAAATGGATGTAATGGAGAATATATAGCGTGGTATCCTCCATATGACGAGGATGCTGATTATGGAAATAGTTATTTTGCTAGATATGAAGAGAGCTATTATACTATTCGTGAGTTTGATTTGTACTAATTGTTAGGAGAAAAAATGTCTAAGATTCATCCACGTTGCTGCGCCAACTGCCGTAACTGTGAGCCGTTTGACAATAGCTTTGAGGTTGAGGACGATGAAGCGGGATACTGCAAAGCGCATGAGTGGGAGATTGTATACTTGGATGATGATTCATGGTGCGATGATTTTGTAGCCGTAAAGCACACCCGTGTTCGTGACGAGGATTGGGATTAGCATGGTGGAAAATAATAAGGTCGTACTCAATACAACCATTGACAAAAATATTAAGGATGCTTTTAGCGCATACTGTAAGCAGGTCGGATTCTCGATGAACACTGTGCTGGAGATTCTTATGCGACAGTTTGCGAATGGCGAGTTTCGTATCAAGTTTGAGAAGAATAAGTTGGACTTTGATTTAGAGGAATAATACCTTATATATATGTTATAATAGACGGGTGGAACATTTATCGTTCCACCCTTTTTTATTTTGAAGATTATGTGGATGACATTAACTAACTACTTGATAACTACATTGGTATTAGATAGAATATAGTAAAGAAAGTACAGAGGAAGGAATTGAAATGGCTTATTCGGCACTTGCGGAAAAACAATATGACAACATCGTTCCGTTCAGTATCGTCATGGGTACTAAAGACGTTAAGCCAAAAAGCCCAAAGGCACGTGAGAACCATGGTGGCGGTCGCGTAGCTGGACAATCTTCCGAGGTATATGCTTTTCGCACTGAAGAAGAAATCAAAGATATGATTGATATGTATAACAAGCATATCGAGGAAGCACCAGACTCGCATCATCGTCAGATTGCCGCTAGGAACAAACTTCTGTTCGTTGTCGGAATCAATGTAGGTTTGCGTGCAAGTGACTTGGCTACGCTCAAGTGGAGTTTCTTTCTAGACAGCACTGCCGATGGAAAATATAGGTTCAAAGACTTCTATGTGTTGCAGCCTAAGAAAACTCGCAAGACTAAGAAGTTCGTGAAATTGTTCTTCAATAATACCGTCAAGAAGGCTATCGTTGAATATCTCAATGAGTATCCAACTGATAATCTTGATGAATACCTGTTTGCTTCACGTGAGGGCGGTGCAATCAGCACAAAGACACTGTATCGTGCCGTCAAGAATACTGCAAAGGAAGTTGGTATTAAGCAAAACATCGGCTCACACTCGCTTCGTAAGTCTTGGGCTTTTCATGTGTGGAGAAATGCACAGGACAAAGATAGGGCGCTTGTAATGCTCATGCGTTGCTTCAATCATTCATCAACTGCCGTCACAATGCGATATATCGGAATCATGGATGATGAAATCAAGGACGTGTACGAGAGCGTTGAGCTTGGTTTTGACTTTATCTAAGAAAGGTTTTCAAATGTTTATGTTTTTAAAGAAGAAAAAGAACATAGCCGATATGGATTTTGATTGGGACGCATACTATGATGATATTGCAAGCAATATGTCTTTCAAGAAACGTATGAAGCGAATGGAAAATCTAGATTACTATGTGAGCGTATCAGATAAGTCATATGGAAAAATCCAAGTTGCTGAATACGCAAAGTAGTCTATATGTGGTTGTTATATTTACAGACACTACTATATGTTGTGTTTTATGTTCATTGAAAACACTATATGTTGTGTCTATATACGCTTTAAAACTACTATTTTAAACACGCGGAAAAATATCCAAAGTTTTTTAAAAAAAGTTGTTGACACGGATATAGGCACCATGTAATATAGTTGGTGCCAGAAAGAGACGCGGAAAAACGCGAATCAATCTGGGAACCTTGAGAACAGAAGATAGAAAAAAGTTTAAAAAAGTTCTTGCAACTGATAAAGTTAGGTGTTATAATACCTAACACGGATAAACGGAAGTTTCCAGTTGTACATTGATATTTGTATATAGTATCAGCGTTGAGAAATCAACGCGAAGGATTGTTTCAACCATGTGTATTCTCAATTCCATGAGGTCATGGGCGTGTTCGAGGAGTTCCACTATGGAGGATACCCCATAGGTAGGCTTTGCCAGATGTAGGCAACCGCCATCTGGTAGGAGAGATGGAAAATCTCAACCGAGCAGGCACGGCGCTGTGATGAAACGCAAGAAAATGGTATCGCTAACTGGTTGCTATCGCAATAGATATAAGGTATACTTATTGAACCAAGTAGAGGGTAGTGTGGCAGCTATGCCAATCGCTTGGAATGCCATAAGATAGTTGTCCAATTGATGCTGGTAATCAGCTATAAGACCAGACGCGAGTACAAGTAGCCCAAAGTTGGAATATATATAGAAGATATAAGATTGATATGCTGAATGGTGGGTGAAAGTTGTTGGTAGCCAATCCAGCCATAGATTGACGTAAAGTCGGGATGAAAAGATATGGGGTCGCTCCCTGTGTCTCAGCTTCATTTCCTATGTGACCGAATTACCACTACGTTTTATGAAGGTAAGGCGAAGGCCTGAGACAATCTTTCGCGTTGGTTTGCTTGACCGACAAAGCGAGGTTCGATTCTGTGTTGGGTTTGGTTGTTTGACTACACAGATGGTACGGTACGATTCCGTAGACGGAAAATCTTTTTTGCTCCTTTCTGTTTTGGTTTCATGGTTGCTCCAATTTAACTCAAGTATTTTCCGTCAACGCTTAGTCCCAAGGTTTACGATGGAGATAGCTACCTGACAAGTCTTGGGCGCATGGTAACGGCGTAATGTTACCCCTTGTCTTAACGGAGGAAGCGGACTGTTAAGCGTACACCGTTGCGTAAAATCGGTAGCGTTGGAAGGTCTGCCAGCGCGGACGGTATTTAAAATAAGTGACCCCTCTGGTAGTTGGTGAGGACTTTAGTAAGCTACCACCGTCTATGGAGTATATATTATCATTGCGTGTTGCCTATATGTTTAAAAGGTCATATAGGACATGCTTGAAAAGTATATACTCCATAGACGGTAATGTTACTTGGCGGTGTGGCGAAATCGGTATACGCTATGCTTTAATGGGCAAAACAGGTAGCTCCTGTATGCAAGTTCAAATCTTGCCACTGCCATACATTACCGTCTATTATAATGGCTATGGGGGATTCGCACAACGGTTAGGGCAAGGGCCTTATAAGCTCTAGACGAGTGTTCAACTCACTCATCCCCCACCATAATGCCGCAGTAATCCTTTAAAGACGAGGGTTGGACTGTAAATCCAATGTCTATGACTGGCTAGGAGCGTTACCTAGATGCGGCACCTGTATCTATTATTACACACAATATAAGTTGTGTATTGATTTAATATGTCGGTGCATCCCGATTGGCCTTGAGGACGGAGACTCAAAATCTCTTGACGGTAATCATTCCGTATGTGGGTTCGACCCCCATCACCGACACCAATGAATAAATTAGCAATTGGCTAAGTGGGCTATTACCTCAGATGGATAGAGGAGAAGACTTCTAATCTTTTTGCCGCGTGTTCGAGTCACGCATAGCCCACTTAGCCAATTGTAAAATTGCCGATGTGACTCAATTGGTAGAGTAACTGATTTGTAATCAGTCTGTTGCAGGTTCAAGTCCTGTCATCGGCTCCATGATTTTTTCTTGTCATAGTTGACATTAGTTGGTAACACACCAAACCTTCGGAAACATGGCGTAATGGTAGCGCAGCACCCTGCTAAGGTGTCCTAGCGTAAGCTAGTCTGAGTTCGATTCTCAGTGTTTCCGCCTTGTATAATACATGCTCCTATTGGCAGTGGTTTTTAAGATTTTCCCGAAAAAAATCTTTTGCGGTAGAATAGGCAACGCCGCATAGCTATTCGATAGAATGGCGAGCCTTCTTGCTAGGAGATAAGCAAGTGCTTTCACGGAGTAATCGGTGAGCTGAAACACCATAAAAACAGACCCTCTGGATGTGTCGTGAATACGCATCCTGCTTTTTTGTTTGAATGTTGTATGGAGAAAGGATATGCATGGTAACGTTTGTTATCGGAATTATCGCATTGCTTATTGCGATTCCATGTATCGTGTTTAATGTTCGCACAAAGATTCCAGAACCAATTGAGGATAATAATGTTCTAGGAAAGCCTTACATTAAGAACGAAACGGACATTAAGACTGTGAAGTTTGCACGCTCTTGTGCTCGTGGCGTTGCGGTTGTGTGCCTTATCTTTTTCTTTGTGTTTGCTGGATTTTCCTGCATCTATACACAGGATACTGGTGAGGTTTGCGTAATCCGTAATCTCGGTGGTTCTCTTGCTGGCTCAACTTCCGAAGCTGGCTTCCATGTCAAGGCACCGTGGCAAGATGTTATTACGTATGATGTGCGTAACAACCTTATCAACTTTTACGGTGACACGGAGTATAAAGTTGACGGTGGCTCATATGAGGGCAAGCAGGTATCAATTAATGACAAGTCTGGTGCAAGTGCAAACGTTGATATTCAGGTCAACTATAGCTTGAATCCAGATTCGGCACTAAATCTTTATTCTGAGTATGGTACGCAGGAAAGCTTTGTGGAAAAATATATCTCCAATGACGTTCGTGCCGTTACCCGTGAGGTATCTGGTAAGTTCGATACCGTTACCATGCTGACAAATCGCTCACAGTTTACTAAGGCTGTTCAGGATGCACTGATTAAGAAGTGGAATAAAATCGGTCTTACCGTTGAGCAGGTGAGCGTACAGGATGTTCGCTATCCCAAGTCTATCATCGATAGTTACTCACAGGCGCAGGCAGCTGAGGTTGCAAAGCAGAAGGCACAGAACGAACAGGAAACTGCCAAGGTTCAGGCTGAGACTAAGAAGATTGAAGCTCAGGGTGAAGCGGATGCGAATGCTGTTCTCGCACAAAGCCTTAACGACCAAGTGTTACAGCAACACTACATTGATGCCTTGAAAGACGTTGGCAAGGAAGGTAATCTTGTCGTAGTTCCAAACGGCTCAACTCCAATGATTAATACTGGCAAATAGTTTGTTTGAAATGCCTTGGAAACTTTAGGGTTGACCATGAAAGACGGATAGTTTCGGCTATGTGAGAGTAAACGACATGTCGTTGAAATCTTAACGCGAAAGCAATTGTGTTTAATATATGTAGAGAGGGTGTGTCCTTTTGGATATACCCTCTTTTTTTTATATGAACATGATATAATATCTATGTAAGTTGACGGAAATAAGGAGAACAAGTGTCTACTTTCATTTGTACCGTGTGTCAAAACAGAATCAAAGAACGTGGAAGTAATGTTGCCTGCGGATACTATAACGATACACGTCCAATGATTGAAGATACTACAAAGCTATATGATAAGAGCTTTCTATGTCCTAATTTTATTCACGTCAGATATAAGAACATAGATACATGTAAGTCAAAGAAGAAGTATTCATGTAAATATGATGCGCTGTGTGCAGCTAAGACACTGTTCGTTAATGGTTCAAAGATTCTTCGCCCATACAGATGCAGCGTGTGTAAATCTTGGCATCTAACACACGAATGTTCTGATGGTTACAATCCATTGGAAGAATATAACAAGGCAAGAAAAGCAAATCGCTTGTACGATTAGATATTTATTGAAAGGTTTATCGTGAATTTTTCTAAGTTTGATATGCGAATGTTCAATGAAGCACGTATGGAAGCTGAGTCATCTGAGTTTAAAAGATTCCATACTGGTGCCGTTATTGTCTATAAAAAACATATTATCGGGCGCGGAAAGAATGACGATAAATCTCACCCAATGCAAAAGGAGTATAACCGTAAATACAGGAAGTTTAATAACGTTGGTGGAAACTATATCAACGATAGTATCCATGCAGAGATAGCTGCTATTTCCTCGATACCATACACTGTCGGAATAGATATTGATTGGTCTAAGGTAAAGGTATATGTGTATAGAATCTCTCGTGGAACTAAACTTGGATACGGACTCGCCAAGCCATGTCCTGCCTGTATGAACGCCCTGAAAGACCTTGGCATTAGACATATTTATTACACCGATAGCGATGGCTATAGCTATCTCCAACTCGATGTGTAATTATTTTGTGAAGAAGAGTTCCATTTGGATTACTTTTCTGTTATAATATTGCAAGAATAAAACAGAATTTTCTGATGGAAGATTCTTTGCAATGTAAACAGATTGAAAGAAAGTTGGAATATGATATATGGTAGAAAACGATAGTACAGAAGCTCTTGAGTGGTATGCTGAAAACGGATATCGGCTCTATGATGATGATGAACTTCGTAAACTTAGGTGTGATGAAATACTTGAGGAAGCTCTTCGTCTATTAGAGGAAGAGTTTGAGGAAGACTTTGTTGCCGCATCAAATAAGGTAGATAAGGCATCGGAAGATTATCATTCATTTGAAGATATGTGTGCAATTGACGAAGACATTGATGAATACTATGTTGATTATGATATATGTGATACAATGCTTAGTGATATTATGGTAAAAGATTTTATCGGAAGTTTAAGTGACAATGAAAAATATATTTTATCATGTCTGTTAAATGGGATGACACATCAAGAAATTAGTGATACAATGGATTGTACGAGACAGAATGTCACTAGGACTGTGGAAAGACTCGGAACAAAGGCTATTGACTTTCTGTCTTGTAATTAGGTTATATGCCAATAGAAAGGTGATTTATTATGGCGCGTACAAAGAATACTGTAACCCAGTCTGTTATTGATGAACTTATGGAGAGTTGTGATATCGCTGTCACAACTGCATTTGATAAGTGTACCATTGTAGCATGTAAGCTACCCAATGGTTTCGTAATCGTTGAGTCATCTTCTTGCGTTGACCCAGCTAATTATGACGAGGACATGGGCGTAGATATTTGCATGAAGAATATCGAGAAGAAGCTTTGGGAGCTTGAGGGTTATCTGCTACAGAACAAGCTGTATATGGATGGAATTACATTTGATGATGATGACGATGACCTAGAGTGCGATGGCGATTGCGAGAATTGCGACATGTTTGACCGCGATGATGACGATGACACTGAGTACAAGAAGGAAGATAAGCCAAAGCATACTGATAAGAAGTATGAGGATGATGAGTATTGGGATAAGCTCATTCAGACTTACAATGATTATCTAGATTACATTGATGATTATATCGATGACTTAGCGCACTACAAGCGCCGTCACCGTGGGCATAATCATTATTACAATAATGTTTGGTGTTAAACAATAGAATACATATAGATTGTATGGAGAATTGTTTTGATAATATGTATTCTGATAGAATACTAATCGGAACTATTCTCCATATTGCTAAGGAGTTAATGTATGTACTTAGATGTAGCTGGTACGACTAAGGTAAAGCCAGAAGTTCTTAAAGCTATGATGCCTTATCTTACAGACGAATTCTATAATCCGTCTTCTATTTATTCTGATGGAGTAAGGGTTAGGCGTGCAATTGACAATGCTCGTGAGTCTATTGCTGGTTTTATCAATGCTGATGCAGATGAAATCTTTTTTACGTCTGGTAGTTCGGAAAGTAATTGCTGGGCTATTCAGGGCTATTTGCTTGCTGGCGTTATGGACATTTCCACCACTTCAATTGTTACTACCAAGATTGAGCATAAGTCAATCATGGACTGTGTTGATGCAATGGAACGTTTTGGTAATGCAACTTATTATTGTGACGTAACATATCTTGACGTTGACAAAGATGGCTTTGTTAATATGGAGCAGCTTGAGTCAGTATTTAAAGACCGCGAAGAGCCTGATTATTATGATATCTTTGTGTCCATTCAGCTTGCCAATAACGAGGTCGGTACTATTCAAGACATTAAAGCTATCTCTGATATTATCCATAAGTATGGTGGCATTCTTCATGTAGATGCAACGCAAGCATTTGGTCAGATTCCCATTGATGTTAAGGCTATGGGCATTGATATGTTAAGCGCATCGGCTCATAAGATTGGCGGTTCTAAAGGAACTGGATTACTATACAAGAAAAAAGATATTGAGATTCAGCCAATTATATACGGCAGTCAGAACGATAGACAAAGGGGCGGCACTGAAAATGTTGCTGGTATTGTCGGCTTTGCGAAAGCCGTTGAACTTGCATCTGATGAAATGGAAGACAGACTGGCGCTATCTGTAATGCGTGATTATTTTATCAACGAACTTACAAGAAATGGTTGTAAGTTAAATGGAGCTTCTGTTCATAGACTTCCAAACAACATTAATGTAATGTTGCCTGAAGGCATTGGTTCGGAAGAACTTCTGTATATGCTTGACCTAGATGATATTCAATGCAGTGTTGGTTCTGCCTGCAATAGCCATTCTAAGAAGCCATCATATGTACTCAAGGCTCTTGGGTTGACGGATGAAGAAGCTGCAAGGTCTGTCAGATTTACTATTTCTTCTGATATTACATATGATGATATTGATTATGTTGTGGAAAAAATTGTAAAGATTATGAAGATTATAAGGAACAGCAACTAAATCCGTTGCTTTTACGTGTTTGAAACTAAAACAGTTGCTATAATATAACAGTAATGAATTTACTAGAGTAGAAGGGTTACGATATGCTAGTAAATGGCGAGCGTGCATTGGCTTATCCAGTTATCATTGAGGAGATTAAGCCTATTCCAAACTATGACCGTGTTGAACATGCACGTGTGGGTGGCTGGTGGATTATCACACAGAAGAACCAATTCAAGGTAGGCGATAAGGCTCTATATATCGAGACTGATTCGCTTGTTCCTAGTAATGATGAGCGCTTTGCATTCCTTGAGAAGAAGCATTATAAGGTTAAGACCATTAAGATGTGCAAGGTCTATTCGCAGGGTCTTCTCATGCCAATTGATGTGTTCCCTGAGATTAAGGATAAGGACGTTCACGAGGACGTGACAAATATCCTTGGTATTAAGTATTATGTGGCAGAGGATAATGCTCGTAAGGCTAATTCTAATCCCAATGCTAAGTATAATAACATGTGCTCACGTAACACCAAGCTCGCTAAGAAGAAGTGGTGGAAGTGGCTGATGAAGCGTACATGGGGTCGCAAGCTGCTATTTGTTTTCTTTGGTCGCAAGAAGGACAATCCTAAGAAATGGCCTGTGTGGATTAAGAAGACGGATGAAGACCGCATTGAGAATGTCATGTTCATGCTTGAGGATAAGAATCCTTATGTCGTGACCGAGAAGATTGATGGTACTTCTACTACGTTCTTCCTTGATTTGACTGGTCGTAAGCCTGATTTTGGTGTATGTTCTCGCAACGTTCGCCAGATGGATGTAAATCAGAAGAACTTTGTTTCAGACGTGTCTGGTATTGAAAACGTATACTGGGAGATGGCATTTAAGTATAATGTCGAGGATGCTCTTAATGACATTGCAAAGAAGCACAACTATAAGCACGTTGTACTACAGGGCGAGACGTATGGCGAGTCCGTACAGGGCAATAAGTACAAACTTGATGAGCGCCGCTTTGCAGCTTTCAATCTAATCTTTGATGGTGAGCGCCTTGGTTCTGTCGAAGCCAAGAAGATTCTAGCCGAGTACGATATTCCATTCGTTCCTATTATTGATGATAACTATATACTGCCTGATGCAGATGACTTCGAGGAGTTCAAGCAGTCTGCCGATGGCAAGAGTGTAATCAATAAGAAGTGTCTACGTGAGGGATTTGTGTATCGTAGTCAGGATGGACAAAAGTCGTTCAAGAACGTCAGTCGTAAATTCCTGCTTAAAGCTGGTGAATAAATGGAGACTAGCACAAATCCAGTGCTAGTTATGATGGTGGGTTTGCCTGCAAGTGGCAAGTCCACCATCGCTCATAATCTAGCCAAGGAAAATAATTATATTATATTCAGCTCAGATGAACTAAGAGAAGAGCTTTACGGAGATATCAACGACCAAAATCATAACCATGAGCTATTTATAGAGTTACATAAGCGTATTAAGACAACATTAAAAGAAGGCAATAATGTTATCTATGATGCTTGTAATCTAAGCTATAAAAGACGTATCGCTTTTCTACAGGAGTTAAATCGTATCCCTTGTCGGAAAGAATGTATAATCGCAGCCACTCCATATGAGCAATGCTTGAGAAACAATGCGAGCAGGGATAGGCACGTACCAGAGTATGTCATTGAGCGTATGTATAAAAGCTTTGATACTCCATATCACTACGAGAGCTTCGACCGTGTTAGCATTGAATACTGGAAAGGTAGCTGCAACGGGTCGCTGCTTCCAATGTCTTGGGCGCTAGACTATAAGAACTACAATCAAGACAATCCGCATCATGAGTCAACGCTTGGTATACATTGTATGAAAGCTATGTGTTGGTTATACGACAGCGAGTGGTTTAATCACGTTTCAATTGAAACCATAATAAATGCAGCGCTAATCCATGATTGCGGCAAACCGTTTTGTAAGACATTTAAAAATGGCAAGGGAGAAATAACGGACATAGCTCACTATTATGGACATGAGCATGTAGGCGCATATGATAGTCTGTTCTTTACATATGGTGCTGGCATCAGTTCCTTATTTGTTTCAGCCCTTATCTCAAATCATATGAAACCTTGGGTGTGGGAGAGAGACAATAATGAAAAAATGTATAATAAATATAAAAAATTGTGGGGCGATTACTTCATGGAATGTGTTATGATTCTACATGAAGCAGATAAGGCTGCACACTAAGGAGTTTTATATGCCATATAGGGTTTTTGACAAGGAAAATCGTGAATGGGTAGACCCCGATAAAATTCTAATTTCATGTGGAGAAAACAAGCTTCTGACCTGCGGAAACGCTGTGTTCGGATGGCAAAAATTGAAAGAATTGCCTGAAGATAGGTACTTATTACACAAAAGCCTAGGAATTGTGGATAAACACGGTGTCGAGCTGTATGAAGGAGATATCTGTACGGTTGACATGGAAGAGGGACACGAGGACGGAGATAAGATTACTGTCGAGATTGCATATATCGAAGAGCGTGCTTCATATTTCATGTTTGACTGGGAACATTCCAAGTATTATAGCTTTGGTGATGGTATCAGTGAAATCATCGAGGTCATTGGCAACGTATGCGATGATGAACCTAATTTGGAAAACGAGGTCGATGAAGCATGATTGTAATTGCAATCATTATTGCGGCAGTAATTGTGGTATCATATACATGTTGTAAAGTCTCCCATAAGGAAGATGAGCTTCACAGGTATGGGAATGAAGACTATGGTATTTGGGATGAGTGGTGATTTATATGATTCAGATTCGCAATGGAGTATTCGAGACTAATAGTTCAAGCACACACAGCATTTGTATCTCCAAGACGCCTGTTGATGCAGATAGCTGTCATGTTGACTTTCATTTCGGAGAGTTCGGTTGGGAAAATGGAGAAGCAGATGTAGCGGATTACCTATACACGGCAATCTATGAGCTTGACCGCCATGGCGAAGAGGGGCTTCTTAATAAGCTAAAAGACATTCTTGATTCTCATGGTATCACCTATACGTTTGAAGAGCCTAAGACGGTTCACTATGACTATGGTGATGGAAATGAGTGGGACGAGCTTGATGTTGGTTATATCGACCACGGATATGATACATATGCGTTCGTATATTCTGTACTTGAAAATGATGATATGCTGATTCGATATCTCTTTAGCGATAGCCATGTGTACACTGGCAACGATAATGATGATGGTGGTCAGATGTGTAACGCCGCAGAGCCTACAATCTGGAAGTGGGATTCTGATTGGCACAATAGCTGGGAAGAGCCTAATCCAAATCATGATGAAGAGAAGTATGAATACTTCTATAAGGGAAACTAGGGTGTTATACAATGATTCAGATTCGCGCTAGTGTATTCGAGACTAATTCAAGCTCAACACATTCCCTATGTATTATGACGCAAGACGATTTTAATAAATGGGTTTTTAGTCATAATGGCGAATATTATTTTGTTGATGGTGATGGATATGGCTATACTTTCAATCATTGTTTTGCTGATGGTGTTGGAAGCGGAATCTATGATAAAGAAACAGTAAAGCAAGCCATCGAAAAGTACGCACAGGAGTATGAAGAGAAATACAAAGATGAGCAGTGGTATACTCCTGTTGATGTTGATATGCTAGAGCATAGCGATGATGACGAGGTTGAGTCTAGTCGTGAAGATTCAAGACTGTGGGACTTGGGCATCTACACATATGATGATTGGTGTAGATATAATGATGAGCTAGAGCAGTATGAGCAACCATTTACAACGCCGTCTGGTGATGATATGATTGCATTCGGAGCATACGGCTATCGCTAGGAGAAGTAATGAAGATTCTTGGCAGTTATAAGAACAACGACTATACCTGTACCATGTTCTCAGACGGCACTAAAATTAGGTGGAATGATAAGGATTCTTTTAACCCAATCAAGCCTGAGTCTATTGACCTTAAGATTACTAACAAATGTAATATGGGATGTGATATGTGCCATGAAAACTCAACGCAAAACGGGAAGCATGGTGATATTCTGAACCTTCCGTTTATTGACACCATGTTTCCCTATAGCGAGGTTGCAATCGGTGGTGGCAATCCTCTGACGCACCCAGACCTGATTGAGTTTCTTGAGCATCTTAAAGAGCGTAAGATTATCGCAAGTATGACGGTGAATCAAATGCACTTTATGCAGAATATTGATTTGCTTAAAGACCTTACGGATAAGAAGCTAATCTATGGTCTTGGTATTTCGTATATAGGCGGTCGCCACGAGAATTGCATTGAAGCAATCAAGCAATTTCCAAATGCCGTTGTCCATGTTATCAACGGTATCGTTCATATGGACAGCCTAGAAGCACTTGCCAATAATGATTTGAAGATTCTCATCCTTGGATATAAGGAGTTTAGACGCGGCAAGGCTCTATATGATGAGTGCGGTAGAGAAATTGATTCTCTAAAATCCCAGTTTTATGATATGTTGCCTAAGATTGTGAACGATGGTTGGTTCAAGTGCATCAGTTTTGACAACCTTGCAATTAAGCAGCTTGAGCCTAAGCGACTTATGAGCGAGGAAGACTATAAGTCCTTTTTCATGGGAATGGATGGCGAATATACTATGTATATTGATGCAGTCAACCGACATTTTGCCAAGAGTTCTGTTTCTACTGAGCGTTATGATTTGATGGATGATATCGCTGATATGTTTAAGGTTATTAAGGATGGTGTCAATGGAAAATAAGTTGATTTACCTTGCTGGTGGCATAAGTAACTTAAGCCGCGATGAGCAGTGGCAGTGGCGCAAGGATGTACGTACTAAGATTTTTGAGAGTATTGATTTTTATGGGTATGATTATATGCCTATGTTTTTCAATCCTCTTATGCATTACACTGTAGATGATGAAATTCATAAGAATGAGCGCGAGGTATTTGAGCTTGAAACTTATAATGTTCGCAAGTCTGACTTGGTTATCGTAAACTTCAACGCACCTGAGTCAATCGGAACCGCGATGGAGCTTGCTATCGCCAAGGAGAATCGCATTCCCGTTGCTGGATTGAACGAGGATGGTGTTGAACTGCATCCTTGGTTGGTTGAGTGTACAACGCGCATGTGCGATACATTTGACGAGCTTATTGATTATGTTGCATGTCAGCATTTGATGGCGTAATAGACTAATGTAAAACTAATGTAGACTAATGTAAAAATTTTTTAGATTATATTTTAGATTATCTGCTAGATTAGTTTGTACTTATGATATAATAACTAATGTTATATGCCTTAATAAATATACGGAGGTATCTTAGATGGCAAATGAGAAGAGTGGCATTAAGAAGACAGACTGGAAGTCAAGTTTTGTTCTGGTTGGCGCTGCAAAGGTAAATGACTATACCTTTACTATCGACAAGCAGAGTGAGCGTAGTTCTTGGGTTTATAATTCTATGAGCATTAACATCGACTGCGGTGAAAAGTATGGTGCTGTACGCGCTGAGATGTTTGGTGGATATTCGCCAGACCGCGAGAACATTATTTATGCCCACGGTAAGGACGATAATGGCAACGATGACTTCTCTAAGCAGATGACTATTGCTTGGGAAGACCGTTTTGACGATACGATTCTAGATGAGGTCGGCGAGCTTTCATTTATTACTGTTGGTCTTGAGAAGACTACATCTGGAAAGACTTATTATAAGAACTTCCTTAGCGAGTATGATGCCATTGCCTATGCTCAGGAGCATCTTGAGGACGGTATGGTTGTAAATGTCAAGGGTCGTTTGCAGTACAGCGCATACAACGATACAGTTCAGGTACGCAAGACTATTCAGAGCATTGTCCTGAGCAGCGCTGATGAGCCTTCTAAGTATTATGCTCGCTTTACCCAGTCTGTCCTTCTCGATAAGGATTCTGCAAGCCTTAAGGATGTTGATAAGGATAAGGGCGTTATGTATGTAAACGCTCGCGTTCTTGATTACGTCAAGGAGATTAACGGAACTGAGGTAAATGGTCAGTATCCGTTCATGCAGCAGTTCGAGTTCCCGATGGACTTTACTAAGCCAGAGCTTTGCAAGAAGGTTTACGATAAGCTCTTCAAGGTTAAGAAGAATGTCCGTCAGGTGACGTTTGACGGTATCTTTGTTGAGGGTGGAGCTACCATTACAGCAACGATGGATGATGTTCCTGATGATATCAAGGATTTGATTGATATGGGCATTTATTCTGAGGAGGAAGCGCTTGCCAAGTGCAGTGCAAGCGGTTCTCGTGAGCGCCGTATGATTCTTCAAAAGCCAGTGATTAAGCTTGTTGGCGATGACAAGACTCCCGTTGTTCAAATCTTTGACGATAAGTATGAAGAGGATGAGCTTGTAATTAACACTGGTAGCGATGAGGATGCTCCATTTGATACCGATGATGATAAGTCTTCTGATGACTCAGATATGTCTTGGCTTGACGCTCTTTAATAATATATACTATTAGCGTTATATGCGGGAGAGATAAGTTTGAACTCTCCCGCTCATTCTCAATTAACATCTTAGAAAGGATGTAATCTATATGGCATTTGGACGTAAAAATAATGTGCGTTTAGACCCTCTTGCATACAACATTTGCCTTCTAGGTGAGTCAAAAGTCGGCAAGACTACTCTTATGAAAGAAGTTTGTGAGAAGCTTGCAGGCGATGACGGCTATCTATTCCTAGAGTGCGGAACAGAACGAGGAGCCGATGCCATTCAGGGAATTAACTATATTAACTGCCCTGAGTGGGATATGGATTATGATAAGCTTACGAACAGCGCTGGTCTTGCTGATGTCTGTGAGGATATTATCGAGAATAAGACTAGCGAGTATCCAAATCTAAAGGCTGTAATCTTCGATACGTATGACCATCTGATTGATATCGCAGAGCAGAAGTCAATCGACATGTGGAACAAGGAGTGTCGCAATAGTGGACATGCTGAGAAGTGCGTAAAGAGCATTAATCAGGCGTGGTCTGGATATGGTCGTGGCGAGAAGAAAGCCATTGAGATTATGTTCGATATGATGGCTCGACTTCGCAACGTAGGCGTTGCTTCCATTGTCATCGGCCACGTTAAGTCAAAGGAAATCTCTGACGTAGTGTCTGGCGAGTCTTATCAGATTCTTACTTCAGACCAGCAGCAAAATTATTTCAATGCGCTTAAGAAGAATCTTCACTTCCTTGGTCTAGCATACATTGACCGTAATGTTATCAAGGAGAAGACTGGTCGCAAGAACGCTGTGACTAAGAAGGACGAGACTGTTAACAAGGTCGCATCTGAGTCTCGCAAGATTAAGTTCCGTGACGATAACTACGCTGTCGATTCTGGTTCTCGTTTCGCCAATATCATTCCAGAGATTGATATGAATGCGGACGCATTTATTCAGGCTCTCACAGACGCAATCAAGTCTGAGCAGTCTAAGTCTGGCGTGTCATTTGATGCAGCCAAGAAGAAGCAGGATAAGCAGGAGAAAGAGCTTGAGAAGCGCGTTGCCGAGCAGGAAGAGAAGGCTAAGTCTCAGGCTGCTGTTGACGAGGTAGTATCTCAGATTGTTGATTTCTTTACCGAGAACAAGTCTGACATTGCAAAGATTAAGCCAGTCCTTACAGCAGTAAAGAATCTTGGATATGACAACCCAAAGTCAATTGATAATATCGATGATGCAAACAAGATTCTCGCTCTAATTTCTGAGTAATTCTGATATAATGTACAACCATGCTACATAATATAAAAAATGTAGCATGGTTGTACTCACTAAAGAAAGGTTTGATTATGGCACAGTCTATTGAGGTCATGGAGCAGCGCTATCAGATGCTACTTAACCGCAAGGGTAAGAACTCAGAGAATGTCGGCATCATGCGCAAGCTACGCCGTAAGATTAACAAGGCTAAGAACGGTATTGTTCTTTCCTAGCATATCTTCATAGAATATTCCTTCAGCGAAAGGAGTTTATATGTCTTCAGACTTTAAGCAAGAATTCCTGAAAAACAAGTATGAGTATATTTCAGATGATGCTGCAAATGAGCCACTAAAGAAGACGAAGAAGAAGAAGCCAAAGAAGTCTAATCATAAGCATGAATATAAGAATCTAATTATTCAGTCTTATGATAAGGTTGCTGGCAAATGGCGTGATGTTTATGTAAGCTATTGTCCTACTTGTGGCAAGCTTAGCAACTTTCAGGAAACTGATGAGATTGCAAAGATTTTCCCAAACATTCGAGTTGGTATATTCGGATTTTGTATTGGTCTAACTTACAACGAGAACAACAAAGAGTGGCAGAGCTTTGCAAATTGGTCTAGCGAAAATATTCCGCATGTCAAGTGGAAAGATTTTGTCTATTGGAAAGACAAGTATATCGACTTGGATTTGCTAAATAATTAATTGACTTAATATTCTGCCCATGACATAATAGTCGTGGGCAGTTTTTATATATATGGATGGTGTATAAAGTGAAAAAAGAAAAATCACCTATTACCGTTGTCGCAGAAATGGTTGATAAAAATTATGCGTATGTTCTTAATTTTATAAACAAACACCCTGAGCTTGGTATTGTAAAAGATGAAAACAATAAATATGTAATGGATGAGTTGCAGCAAAAATCTTTATGCATAGCCATTCAAAAGCACGAGATTGAACGTGAACATAAGAGAATTGAGCGTGAGAAGAAGAAGTTTGAGCAAGAGAAGAAGCGAGCTGAACGCGAAAAGAATAAGGAAAAAAAGGAAAAAGTGCGTAAGATGACTAAGCAAGAAAATGAAGAGTGGGATGCTCTTTATGAGTATGTACGCACAAGAGTCATGGGATACGATTGTAAGCAACACCTAGAGCCTTATATTGTGTTAAGGCTAAAAGGATTGGCTGAGGGAAAGACGGTGGCTAACCGAAAAACAAAGGCTAATGCCTGCTATTCATATCTTCTTATTTTAAATACGTTTAAATACTGTATGCCAGATATTCAGCGTGCTGTTAGCCGTATTGCATTTAAGGATACATGTGGTAAGTTCAATTACATCATGCGAATTGTAGAGAACAATATCAATACGGTATATATTCGTATGAAGAATGCAGAGAAATCAAAGGCAGAAGCTCAAGAATCTGATATCAGTTATGCCGCTAACTATGTTAATATGTTTAAGGCAAAGAAGACGAACAGCACTAAAAAGCTTGATGACTTATGGTGAGGGTTGGTTGATATATGGCAGAAAAAAATAAGAAGAAATTAAGCGCATTTGAACAGCAAAAGGAAGAAACTATTAAAAAGGTATCTGAGTATAAGCTTCAATGCGAAGCGAATGTTGTTGCCATTCTATATAAAGACCCAGAGCAGTTGTATAATACTGACATTGATTTAAGTTCATTTACAAGTAATGTATGGAAAGTATTCTGGCAAATCGCGCACGATATTATTATCGTTGAGAACAAAAATTCACTTGATGATATCACAATAGGAATGTATCTCAATAAGCATCCAAAGCTTAATGAGAAGTATGTCGAGTATGGTGGATACGATACCATTACCGCAGCTATGGGATACGTCAAGGAAGAGAACCTTGACGGATATGTAGCAGAGCTGCATAAGTGGGATGCTGTAAGAGAGCTTTGTGAAAAGGGATTCCCTGTAAAGGATAGGCTTTCTGACTATACTGACATGTCAGAGGAAGAGATTTACAATGAGCACGAAGCATATCTAAACCATATCTTTGCGAATTCATCTGCTGGAATTAAGAGCGTAAATGTATTTGATGGCATGTATGAGTTTATCCAAGAGCTTAATGATTGCAGTGAAGCTGGTATGCCGTTCTATAATGCAGACCTGCTTAATGCAGAGGTCGGTGGATTCAACCTTAATGGTAATATCTATGGTCTTGGTGCTGGGTCTGGCGTAGGTAAGTCAAACATGGCATTCAACTGGATTATCCCTTCTGCTATGAAGTATGGAGAAAAGGTTGTCATGTGTATCAATGAGGAAGATGAGCGCCGTATTCGCAAAGAGCTTTTAATTTGGGTTGCAAACAACATCTTCAACGAGGAACTTCATAAGCGCACAATTCGTGACGGTGGATTTGATAGTGAGACAATTGAATTGCTGAAAAAATGTGCCGATTGGATTGACCAACAGAAAGATGAGCATATCTTGACCGTCATTCCGCTTGAGAGATATTCTGTCAACACTGTTATCAAGATTATCAAGAAGTATTCAAGTGCATTTGGCGTGCGTATATTCATTCTCGATACGCTCAAAGAGAGCTTTGATGCAAAAACGGATGAGATATATAAGTCTATGATGCGAGATATGGTTGCTCTTTATGATGTTGTCAAACCTTCTGCCAAGAATGTTGGGTTGTTTGTTACGTATCAGCTCGGAAAGGGAAGCTTGAAGATGCGATACCTTACCAACAACGAGATTGGTCAGGCTAAGTCTATCGTAGATGTTATGAGTGTAAACCTTATGATGCGCAGACCATATGAGGACGAGTATGAAGGTGGGGCGAAGGAGATAATTGGCTATCGTCCAGATGGCAAGGATGGTAAATCAAAAATTGCCATTAAGCTAAAGAAGGATGATAATCCATTGATTACTTTTGTCTGTAAGAATAGGTTTGGTATCAGCGGTGGACACCAAGTTGTATCAAGCTGTGACCTTAGTACAAATACATATAAGGACATTGGATACTGTAACATACCTCAAGATTTTTAAATTTACTGTTAATGTTAAACATGATTGTGCTATACTTTAATAAGTGACTGAACGAGAAAGGAGTGATATTTAGATGGATGCAGCTTCTCTTAAAGAATACATCTTCAATAATAATAAAGTTGAATTTGTTCTAGATAAGATTGGTTGTAAATCAATTAAATATCACTCCTCTAAGAACTTTTACAGTGCAGCTAATTACAATGGTGATAATACTGGCGCTGTTAATGTATATAATAATAAATATCTCCTCATTCATAATTGGACTCGTGAGAGTGAGTTCGGTGAGATGGCAGATATTATTTCGCTTACTAAGTACAACAAGAAGTGCTCATTTGTAAGTGCTATTAAATATCTCCACAATATTCTCGGTCTTAAGTTTACTCAATATGAAAAAAAGGAAAAGGAAGATGAAAAAGAAGACCCACTTGCTGTATTTAAGAATGCAATGAGTACGTGCAGGTGTATAAACGTAGCAAATATACAGGCAATTAGAGAAGAAGCTATCAACGATTACGTTCCTTTGCTTTATATTGAATGGCTGCGAGAGGGCATTATGCCTTGGGCTGCTAAAAAATTTGAATTGGCTTACTCATATAAATATCATCGCGTAGTTGTTCCTATTAGATTTTGGGAAGATGGTAGGCTAGTAGGTTTTAATCAAAGAACAACTGTCGATAACTATGAAGAGCTTGGAATTCGTAAATATTTTCTGACACCATCATATAAGAAAAACCTTAATCTCTATGGTCTTTGGGAAAATAGAAAAGAGATTGAGGGTAAGAAAACTATAGTCATCTGTGAATCTGAAAAGTCTGTTCTTAAAAGATATTCTCGCAATGATGGCACTTGCGTTGCACTTCAAGGTAAGAAGTTAAGCGAAGAACAAAGAAAGATAATTCTCGGTCTAGATGTAAACGAAGTTATTGTTGCTCTTGACAACGATGTTCCGATAGAAGAGGTGCGTCATATATGCGAGCAGTTCTTTCGTGCGAGAAAAGTATCATATGTGAAGGATAGATGGGATTTGCTCGGTGAGAAAGATGCTCCTGCCGATGCAGAGAATAAGGTGTATAATTTTCTTATGAAGCATCGTATTAGGTATGATGAATCTGAGCATCAAAAGCATTTAAGTAGTCTTAAGAAGAAATGAGGTAGGAAATGAAGCTCGTATTTCAGAACAGTCAAGGACATGAGCGAACAATTGCAGATGTTAAGACAGCTAATGAAGCATATTCTGAAATTAAAAACTTCTGTAGAGAACGAGACTTTCACATTTATTATACTCGTGTTTGGCAAGACAGTGACGGCGCTACGGTCTATGATGTAGGTAGTCATACAGAAAAATTTAAGCTGTATCCAGATAATAAGGAGCAGAAATGATTACGAAAAAAGATTTTGTTTCCGCAGTGAATTCAATTAAAGAAGTTGAAAACTTCTATCATCAGTATGGTCATAAGTGTTACGTTAAAAACTCGCTAATTCAAACACTTGTAGATTATGTTGGTGATAAATATGAGTGGACTGCATGGTATATCAACACGACTCGGTACGGTGAAGTGAACAACACTGTAAGTGTCGGTGAGTATGGCAACGATGTTAAACACTATGTCATCAAGACAGTTGACGATTTGTATGACTTCCTTGCTGACTACTATCATTGGAATGAAATGGACTATAAGTATGAGTAACTATCCAGATTACACTTGGGAGCAAGACCCGCGTGCTCCGTGGAATGAACCAGCTCCTTGGCTTGATAAGAAGTGTTTGCAATGTTCCTTGTTTGCGCCTATTCCGAAAGATATTTGCAACACAACAATGGGCTATTGCGTTGAATGTTGTGACTACTGCGATGGCGAAGACGATGCGTGCGATTCTTTTGAACTATATTAAGGATGTTATATATGGATGATAATCAGTCAGATTTAAATTCATGGCACACTAACTTTGATACGAAAACAGATGACATTCAAGAGTTTATGAAGATTACATACTATATGATGGGCATTGTAGATGAGTTCATTGGTATGTGCGATGCTTCAACGTATGGCGGATTCAGAGATAATCAATTTCGTATGTTTAAAAGAATGCACAAAGAAATGGATGATATCATAGAGCGCCGAATGGAACATATCAATAAATAGAGAAATGTGATAATGGATATCGTAAGTATTAACCGTGTGAAGGCTCGTAAACCACATAAGTGCGACATGTGCGGCAAGAAGATTGCTGTTGGTGAAGAGTACGAAGCTCAAAACTTAGTATGTTATAATAATATGTACACGTTTCATCAGTGCGATAGGTGCAAACCATATGTCGATGAGGTGTGGAGCGTAGGTTTTAATAACGACCTAGACGGACTTGATTCAAGTACCTTTTATTCGTTTATGTCGGAAGAGCATAATGATGTTTTGGATAAATGGTATAAGGAAGATGGTTACGATGAGTAAGAAAAGCACTATAGTCTGTGATAGGTGCGGCAAGGAAGTGCCATACAATGTAGGTAAAAGGTTCTATCATCTTACGACTATATTTTTTGACAGGCTTTGCCTATGGGAAGGCATTGATAGTAGACTTGACTTATGCGATGATTGTTCAAAGGATTTTCGCAAGTGGTTAAAGAAAGAGGTGTAAAATACATTGGAGCTTGGTTATGAAAACGACATTGAAGATGTTTACACTTGGGCGCTTGACCACATGGAGTGCTGCTATGAGCCAGAGTTGACTATGTATAGTAAAATCGTATCTGCAATTGAAAATTATCAGATGAAGAAGTTTAAGCTTGGTCTTAAAGGCATGGTTGATAATAAGCTTAATGACTTACTTGGAAATGATATTGATAATGTCATTGAAGATACTATTGCCGAGATGCCAAATGCATTGAAGATGTTAGAGAATTCGTAGAAAGGAATTGATATGGCTATATATAAACTTGAATTTGATTGGTGGACAGTCGATGACGAGGACAAGCCTTGGTATGAGCAGGAGCAGCGAGTATATTATTTCACGAACGCAGAGGATGCACTTGAGTTCGTTAACCATGTAGTATGGAATGAAGCTGCGTATGTATCTATGGGAAGTCCGATTAACGCATATCTTTATAAGTTTAGTGAGTCTATTCAGTATAATGAGCGAGATTGCCGATATATCGCTGCATGGCACGATATTGACAAGAAAATTCGATAAAACAACGCTCTGACCTGCGGTTTTGTTGACGAAAAAAGCTTTAAAATCGTGATTTTAAAACAAGTAATATGATTGGCGTATATATGTATAAAATTCTGCAAGGTGACTGTCTTGACCTGATGAATAAGATGCCAGATAATGTTATTGATTTAACTGTCACCTCTCCTCCTTATGATAATCTTAGAACTTATAATGGCAATATTAACCAATGGAGCTTCGACAAATTTAAAAGTATTGCAGAAGAGCTATATCGTATTACAAAAAATGGCGGCGTTGTTGTTTGGGTTGTAGGAGACGCTACCATAAAAGGAAGCGAAACTGGAACATCATTTAGACAGGCGCTTTATTTCGTTGAGGTAGGTTTTAATCTTCATGATACAATGATTTATAGAAAGAAGAATCCTACACCAATGAGGGGAACAAGATATCAAAACTGCTTTGAATATATGTTCGTGCTTTCAAAAGGAAAACCTAGTACGTTCAATCCGTTAATGGTTGAGAAAAAGTACATGGAAAGCCGAAAGAGTAAACAGTATAACAAGAGAGCTGATGGCGAGCAAATAGTACATGAGTATAAGGCAACATCAAGCCTAAAGCCAAGGGATAACATATGGGAATATTCAGTTGGATTGTATAATAGTACATCTGATAAGATTGCCTTTGCGCATCCAGCTGTATTCCCAGAGAAACTTGCAGAAGACCATATTCTCTCTTGGTCAAATGAAGGAGATGTAGTATTTGACCCGTTTATGGGAAGTGGTACTACTGGAAAGATGGCTGTTTTAAATAATAGAAATTTTATTGGAACAGAAATTGATGAAGAGTACATAAAGATTGCCAATGAACGTATTGAAAACGTTATAACTTCCAATAAAAATGTTAATTCCAAATAGCAATTGGAAGTAACAAAAATACTGGAAGCATAAAAGTTTAAGGGGCGTTATGGAGTGCGCAAAATCAGAAGACATTCTTATCGTGCAATGCGAAAAGAATATGACGATAACAAATATAACTGCTATGCAAAAGTTGCTATGTGAAATGAAGGCGAATGGAGTAGTGGTGTTGCCGAAAGACGTTTCAATAATTGCCGTTCCTAGAGATGTTCGAGTTGTTTACTAATATATTCAATATTGTGATATAATAATAGCTGCGTATTAAGCAGCTATTTCTTTATAAGGAGACGGTATGGAACTAGATACATTTTATGTCGTGACGATTCCAGAACATACAAAGAAAGAAATGTCTTTTGTTACAAAAAAGTATGGTACATGTTTAGGACTTGCACCAGAAGAAAAACAAGTTTATGTTCCAGAAAAGAAATACTATTTCAACAAACGTAAACAGGCTAAGAAGTTTTGCTTAGAGAATAACTATCCGTTTGAATACATTACAAAGGAGTTGTATTAATGGAACGCTTGTCAAAAGAAGAGCCTGCTGTGTGTCGTAATTTAAGCGGAACTAAAGGCGATGGGTTTGGCTATGAGATTTTTAGTAAGTTTAATTTTTGGTGTTCAAACTGTGGTTTTGCAGCTGACATTATAGGTATTGGAGATTGTACTGTTTATTTTTGTCCGCGATGTGGTGAAGAAGTTGATGATGAATAAGTATTGCTTTATAGAGAGGTAGTTAAATGGCACGTTTATCAAAAGAAGAGCTTGATAAAATCAAAGAGAAGTATGGAGTTTCGCGTATTTATTCATGGAGCCGCGTAAATACTTATATGACTTCTAAATACGAGTATTATCTTAAATACGTTAAGAATATTCCAGAGGACAGAACAGACTGTGGATATGCACCACTCGGCTCCATCGCTCATGACACTCTAGACGCATTCTATGCGGGTCAGATTTCATATGAAGATATGATTAATCAGTTTGATGATGGCTGGCTTACTGCCATTGATATTGCAGACCTTAAGCTTGACCGTAATGATGAAGAGCATGACGCTAGTATTAAGGCTAAATACAAGGAAGACCTGCAAATCTTCTTCAAGAATCATATCAAGTATAAGCACAAGCTGCTTATCGAGAAGCCTGTAATTGCACAGGTTGGCGATAATGTATTTGTCGGATATATCGATGCATTGTTCAAGGACGATGATGGTTGTTATAACATCATTGACTTTAAGACAAGCTCTATGTACAAGGGTAAGACGCTTGAAGAGCATTCTGGTCAGCTAACTATATATGGACTCGGATTGATACAGGCCGGTATTCCTTTAGATAAAGTAAAGATTTGCTTTAACTTTCTAAAGTATTGCAACGTACAGTATCATCAGAAGAATGGCGCAGTAAAAGAGCGACAGGTTGAGCGCTATAAACTTGGCGATAGTCTAAAGACGAATGTTAAGATGTGGCTTAAAGCTGGTGGATATTCAGAGGATGAAATTGAAGATTATCTAAAGATTCTCATTGACACAAACAGTCTTGATGTATTGCCAGATGATGTGCGCGATAAATATGTTGTTACAGATTGCCATGTATTTATTCCGTTTACACAGGAGCTAATTGATAAGTGGACTAATACTATTGTATCCACCATTCAAGACATCAACATGCGTGAGAAGGATTACGAAGAGACTAAGAGCGACAAATGTTTTTGGGATTCCGAGGAAAGCGTTAAGGCGCAGTCATATTACTACGCAACATTATGTGGATATTCAGCAGCTAAACTGTTGCCATATAAGAGTTATTTAGACAAGCTAGAAGCGCAGAAGAACGGTAATGGTATGTTTGATGGTCTTCTTAATGATTCTGAAAATGATGTTGTAACTAGTCAGGATATATGCAATAATAAGAACGATGTAGTAGATTTGTCTTGGCTAGATGAACTATAATTAACAAACAACAAGTATAAAAGACAAATCGTTAAAATAACAAAGGTGTGATATATGTCAGATAATAATTTTTGTGGGACAAACGGCATAGCATTTAGTAGTAAAAAAATGGATTGGGAAACACCTCAATGGCTTTTTGATAAACTAAACTCAGAGTTTCATTTTAACATTGATATTTGTGCGTCAGATGAAAATGCAAAATGTGATAAGTATTTTACAGAACAAAACTCTTGTCTTGATAAGAGTTGGTCTGGTTACACCTGTTTCATGAATCCGCCATATGGTAGACATATTAATGACTTTATTAAAAAGGCATATGAAGAGTCTAAAAACGGAGCAACAGTAGTATGTCTCATTCCATCTCGAACAGATACAAAATATTGGCATGATTATATTTTTGGGAAAGCTCACGAAATTAGATTTATTAAAGGAAGACTAAAGTTTAGCGGACATAAAAATAGTGCGCCATTTCCATCAGCAATTATAGTGTTTGATGGAGAACCAACTACTCACTATACTACGGTAGATTACAATAATAATTAAGGTTTATGTAAAGGAGATATCAATATGGAAGTACGTGAATTTAAGAGTTTTTATAAAACTGTTGGCGGCAACGAGGGAGACAAGTGCGGATACCCAACTCGTCTAGACCCATATGGGTGCGGATGCACGCATGATTGTAAGTATTGTTATGCAAAGTCACTTCTTGACTTCCGTAAGCTATGGCATCCAACAAATCCATCTGTAGCAGATATTAATAAAATTAAGCGCAAGATTGCAAAGCTTCCAAGTGATATTCCTCCTATCCGTATTGGTGGTATGACTGATGGATTTCAGCCAATTGAAAAAAAGTACCGTGTAACTTACGAGACAATTAAAGCTCTTAATGAAAGGAATATTCCATATCTTATTGTCACAAAAGGCGCAATGGTTGCAGACGATGAGTATATGAGTATACTTGATAAAGACCTTGCTCATATTCAAGTAACCGTTACCACAACAGACGATAATTTAAGTCTTACATATGAAAAAGCCAGTAAACCAAGTGATAGAATTAAGGCAATTGAAAAACTTCAAGATAACGGATTTGACGTACAGTTAAGACTATCTCCGTTTATTCCACAATATATTGACTTTGATATTCTTAACAATGTGAAGTGCGATAAGATTCTTATTGAATTCCTTAGAGTCAATACATGGATTAAAAAGTGGTTTGATATTGATTATTCTGAATATACAGTAAAACAAAGTGGATATAATCATTTGCCGCTAGAAAAGAAGATTGAATATATTAAGAATATTACTGGGTTCAAAGAAATGACCGTGTGCGAAGATGAGTCCGAAGCATATGAATATTGGAAAAAGAATTTTAATCATAACCCAAACGACTGCTGCAATCTTCGAATTTAAAATATCTATTTTAAGGAGATAATATGCCTGACGTTATTGAACAGCTTGAAAACTGGGTAAAAGAGAATTATAATGCACCTGCTTGCGAATGGACTTATGAACGTTCAGAAGGTAACTCATTTGATTGTTTTGAAGATGGGTTTGAATGCGGTACAAGTCTAGCAGCGTTTGAGATTGGTAAAATTTTAGGCATGGATATCGAGTAACAAGGAGCAATAATGCATAAAGACAGAACGCTTTGCGAACAAAACGAGAAAGAGATTGAAGAGCTGCTGCTTGGTCATAAAGTCACAGTAGATGATTATGGTAACCTTGTTCTTGACAACGGCGTAGTGCTTCAGATTAATCCAAACATCGGGTGTGGTGCTTGTGAATCTGGCAATTATTATTTAGAGCATATTGCATCTGTAAATAATGCAATTACAAACGTTGAATTCGTTGAAGAGTTCGAGGATGATTGTTATTATGAACACTATAAGATTTTCGTTATCGCAGATGGCATGACAACAGAGCTGCTTGATGTATATGGTACAGATGGCAACGGCTATTATGGTACTGGGTATACGATTGATGTATACATTCCAGACGAGGATTAAGGAATTGTAATGACTACTCTTGATTTGGTTAAAAAAGATAATGTCATGTCTGCTATAGTAACGAAGGCAGAAGAAGCTGGCTTTGATGTTATGGAAGCGTCATCGTATAAGGTCGTAGTTAAGGCTGGTTGCCTGCCAGTGTCTATTACGTGGGAGATGTGTTCATGTCATGGTGGTAGAATGTGGTTGTCGCAGTCAAATACAAACATCCATGCTGAGCTGTCTTCGCCTGAATATGACACTGAAAATGGTATTGTAGACCCAGAGACAGAGCTTGCATTTTATATTGATAATAAGATGATTGATACCATTAAGAGCTTTGAGAAATATGTCTATGTCGTTGATGTTATCGGCGAATATAAAAAGGATGAGGTGAAAACATCTTATTTTAAGAGTGTCGAAGACGCTTCTTACTTTGTGTTCCATGAGAAGGGACATGACCTCAATAGCGAATACGGTGAGGTACTACACCAATATCCAAATCCAGATATGCAAGAGCGTGTAACTTATGTCGGCGAAAACAATGGCGTGCTAAAGTTTAAGGGCGAAGCTATTCACAAGGGTAAAGCTGGTCGAGAGTACGAAATTGAATTTAGGGTATTTAGAAAGAAGACATACTAGCATATTTAAGGAGATAAAATGCCGCCAATTCTTACTCATGGTGGAGTCATAAAGGACTATATAGCTGGCGAAGATATTAAAAACAATGATATATATATCGTAGACACAGAGACACAGAAGATTAGAAAGCCAAAGAATCCTTCTGAGTGGTTCTATTGTCAAGTGGTTTACGTATATGAGACTAATCCTTGGGCTATTGACGGTATCCAAGAAGGATACATGGCAAGCCAAGAGATGATTGATAGCGGCACAATTAAAGAAGGAACACGATGCCGTTGCTGGCTCGGTTTCTTTAGAGTGTAGAGGGTTTAATAATGGATGCTTTAAGTATTTTAAGAATGGATGCGCCACATCATATTAAATGTTTTTATAAAGATTTGATTGCTCTATATAAAGAGTACGGCATTAGTATTTCTCATGAGGATAGTCAGGGTGGCTTTATTATTGATAACTATAATGAGCATAATGTTGACTGGATTTTAGACGCAGATATCAAAGCAAGGGTTCCTAAAGTTCCAGATGAATTTTCTTGGCTTGACGAAGAGTGGAAGTTAAGAGGTTAGTTTAATGAACACAGAGAATAGTATCGTTCAGGTCAACGGTGAAGTATATATCAATTGCAATCAGCTTCCTACATGTCCTTCAAATTCAAAACGCTCATCGTTTAGCATTATCGGTGATAAGATTTATATGAATTGGTATGAATATAAAAATGGCGCGTGGAAGAGAACCATAGCAGCTTTGTTTTATAATTTGTTTTAAATAAAGAATGCCTTATAATAAGGTAGAAAAAATTTGCAAAATAACTATTGAAATTATTGTTTTAAGGTGGTCGATATGGTAGAAGTTGATGTTGATATGGAGTATCTTGCAATCAACAATGAGCTTGATTGCGTTGTTCTTCATGATGAGAACGGCGTGATGGATGATGCAGTTTTTGTTCCGAGTTGGATGATTGATGGTGTCGATGATGAAGAGCAATGGTGTTAATATGTTTAACAAGATTCGTGATTGGCTCGGCGCTATCGTATATGTAATTAGCATTATCATCGGATTCTATGTGAGCATTTGGGCGATGCTAGTTGAGCCTATTATTTACGCCTGCCAGTGTTTTGATGCTGGTACTTTGACTGCAACAATTGTTGGCATAACGATTATCAAGATTTTACTGTCTGGGTTTGTTGGTATACTGATAATGCTTGTCGGTTTTGCAATTGCATTTTTTATCTCAAACCGATAAAAACACAGTCACATTAAAGTGAATATATGTTATACTTAGGGGAGACGTTTGTTTCCCCTATTTTTTATTGAGAGGGTGCATATATGCAGGGTAACTATTGTGTGTTTCATTTACATAGCGACCTTAGTAACGGTGTTACTAATGTGGATTCAGTTACAAAATATACAGAATATGTAAATTATGCAGCTTCTCTTGGTATGAAGGCTATGGCATTTAGTGAGCATGGTTGCATCTTTGAATGGGTTCATAAAAAGCAAGCGATTGAAGCTGCTGGTATGAAATACATTCATGCTGTAGAAGCATACTTAACAGAAGACAATGATACAGAAGACAAGCATAGGGATAACTATCACTGTGTCTTAATTGCCAAAAACTATGATGGCGTTAAAGAGCTTAATAAGATGGTGTCTAAGTCATTTAATCGAGATGATTATCACTTCTACTATATGCCGCGCATTACTTTTGAAGAGCTGTTTGCAACGTCTGACAACATCATTGTAACGACTGCTTGTCTTGGTGGCGTATTGAATAAAGGCGACAATGATACAAAGAAAAGATTTATGAAATTCCTTATTGATAATAAGGACAGATGCTATCTTGAGATTCAACACCATAATTGTGCAGACCAAATTACATATAACAAGATGTTATATGCTATTAGTATGAAGACTGGTGTTCCTCTGATTGCTGGTACAGATACACACTGCCTTAATGATGAGCATGTTGATGGGAGAAAGATTCTTCAAAAAGCCAAGAACGTATTCTTTTCTGATGAAGATGATTGGGATTTAACCTTCAAAACTTATGGTGAGCTTATTACTGCATATAAGATTCAAAACTCGCTACCAGAGAGCGTATATATGCAGGCAATTGATAATACGAATGTCATGGCTGATTCTATTGAAGAGTTCGAGCTTGACTATTCAAAGAAGTATCCCAAGTTGTATGCTGACTCTGAAGGCACATTAAAAAAGAAGATTGTTGATGGGATTAAGAAGAGGGGTATTGATAAATATCCAAACTTTGATGAGTATAAGAAGAGGATTCAATATGAGCTAGATACATATAAGCATAATGGAGCCGTTGACTTTCTGCTACTTGACGAAGACTATAAAGCTGCTCTTAAAAAACAAGGAGTGTCATATGGATATTCTCGTGGTTCTGTAAGTGGTAGCGTGATTGCGTATCTTCTTGGTATTACAGAGGTAGATTCAATTAAATACAATCTTAACTTTGAACGCTTTATGAATAAAGAGCGTGTGTCGCTTGCTGATATAGATACTGACTGGTCTAAGAAAGATAGATATAAAGTAAGAGACTATATGTTCAACAAGAAAGGTTTGTATTGCTGCGATATTGTCACATTCAACACTATCGCTATGAAGGGAGCTATTAAGGATGTTGGCAGGGCGCTTGGCATGAGTGTTGAAGATAGTCAGACTATTAGTGACGCTGTTTATCAAGATGAAAAAAAGAAGGATTGCATTGATACATACTATACAGATAAATATCAAGAATTATTTAAATATGTTGATATTGTAAAAGGTACAATAGTATCAATTGGCAATCATCCGTCTGGTCTGGTTGTTTCTCCTTATCCTGTTGACGAGTGGTTTGGTCTTTGTAGCACTAAAACAAACGACAACATGATTTCTCAAATCAACATGAAGGAACTTGATGGTTTACAGTTTGTTAAACTTGACGTTCTTGGTCTTGATTGCGTTGGTCTTATCAATGAAACGTGTGATTTAGCTGGTGTTCCTAGAATTACTCCTGATAATATCTCATTTGATGATGTGAAAGTATGGAATGAGATTAGGGATGACTGTACTATGATTTTTCAGTTTGAATCTTCATATGCAGGTGACTATATTAAACAACTGTTTAGCGATGAGACGATTGCAAAGATTAGAGAAAAGAACCCAGACTTCTCATATATCGAACTAATGTCAATGGCAAACGGAGCAATCAGACCTGCTGGTGCAAGTTATCGAGAGGAGCTTTCTGTTGGCGAATATCGTGACAATGGACATGAAGCGCTGAATAAATTCTTGGCTCCAACACTAGGATACTTGGTATATCAGGAGCAGATTATCGAGTTCCTGCACTCTTTCTGTGGTTATACAATGGGAGAAGCCGACATTGTTCGCCGTGGCTTTGCTAAGAAAACTGGCACTGATAAATTTATTCCTAAGATTAAGGAAGGATTTATCAATACAATGAAAGAAAAGTATGGAGTAGAAAAGGAGGAAGCAGATAAGCTTATTGAAAACTTCATCAAGGTAATTATTGATGCTAGTGCATATCTGTTTTCACATAATCACGCTGTACCATATAGTTTCCTTGGATATGTTGTTGGTTATCTACGTTGTTATTACAAGCTTGAGACAGTTACAACAGCTTTAAACATTTATGCAGAGGACGATGCTAAGTGTTTGGAAATCATTGCATATGCAAAAAGAAATGGCATTGAGCTTAAGCCGATTAAGTTTGGTAAATCAACTGCTGATTATACAATGGATAAGAAGGAGAACTGTGTATATAAAGGTATTGCAAGCGTGAAGCATTGTAACCGTCAAATCGCAGATGAACTACTTGAACTATCTAAGAACAAATATTATTCATTTGCAGAGCTACTTAAAGACATTAAAGATAAGACTTCTATTAACTCTAGGCAACTAACAATTCTTATCAGCCTTAATTTCTTTTCAGACTTTGGTAAGAATAAGTATCTGTTAGACGTTGTTGATGTCTATGATAAGTTTGCCAACTCAAAGGTTATTGCCAAGAAGAAGATGGAAGAGCTTGGTTTATCTGACTACCTGATGCAGAAGTATGCTGGTAAGGAGACGAAATCACAGTGGAGACAAATAGACAACCAAGGCTTAATCAATGAGCTTTGTAATAGACTTGATAACAAATCGCTCGACATTGTTTCACAAGTAAGAGCAGAGATGGATTATCTTGGCTATGTAAATTATGTTAATCCCAATATGGCAGACGATTATTATATTGTTACTGGATTTGTGACATACAAGAATCCATGTACTCCCAACCTTGTTTTGCGTAGAATTTGTGACGGTGAAGAGATAGGGTGTAGAATTAAGCAGTCAAAGGTGTTCAAGGAGACTCCATTTGGTATGTATTCTATCTTGAAGATTGAAGGATTTACATATGACTTCAAGAGTAAGAAGATTAATGACGAATGGCAAAAGTCAGATGAGCGCGAGATTGTGCTTGAAAACTATGAGTGTATGAAGGGGTAGACACAATGGACAACAATCAGGTAGAGTTCAAAGGCACTGTTGTTAAATGTGTCTACTCTTCTCCTAATTTCAAAACCTATGCTCTTGATGTAGACGATGTTTCATATCCGACCATTAAGCACAATAAGTTTGACAACGTTTCACTTATCGGTGATTTGTCAGACCTTGTTATAGGTATTGAATATGATATTGTCGCTACAGAAGAACAGACAAAATATGGCGTTAGCTATCGTGGCGTAAATGTGCGTAGGGATTTGCCAACAAAAACATCAGACGTTAAGGCTTTTCTACAGGAGATTCTTACCGCAAATCAGGCAGAGGTTCTTTATGAAAACTATCCTGACATCATTGATATTGTCATGGAAGGCAAAGACGATATCGTAGATGTCAATAAACTTCATGGTATTGGCGAAAAGACATTCGAGAGAATCAAAGAAAAGATTATCGAGAACTTTAAGCTTGTTGACCTTGTGTCAGAATTCAAAGGTGCTATTTCTCTTAGCATGATTAAGCGTATCTATGATAAATACAATGATGTTGACGTACTTATTGAGCGTCTTAAGGATGCGCCATATACCACGCTTACTCGCGTCAGTGGCGTTGGCTATAAGATTGCAGACTCAATCATCCTTAACTTACAAAAAGAGGGTGTTATTGATTTTGGATATGACGTAAAGACCAGTAAAGATAGGTGCCTTGCCTGCATTATCTACCTGCTTAAAGAGAACGAGAACGAAGGCAACACGAAGATGAATCTTGCGGACTTGCGCCAGCAATGCTATGACATGGTTCCATCTTGTGCAGACCATTTCGTTAACGCAATTCAGGATGATGCTATCTACTATGACAAGTACACTATGTCTATCGCTCTCTCAAGTACGTTTAAGAAAGAAAAATATATTGCATATATGATTATGAACAATATATATAATCCAAATAACGTTTGGGATTTTGATGTAGAGAAGTACAGTAAAGATGGCGAGTTCGAGCTATCAGATGAGCAGATGAATGCTGTTAAATACCTATGCAAATACAACATCAGTATTCTCAATGGTGCTGGAGGTACTGGTAAGAGCTTTTCAACGCAAGCTGTTATCAATATGCTTGAAGACAATGGAAAAAGGTATGAGCTATTTTCGCCAACTGGTAAGGCGGCTAAGGTCTTATCTGGATTCACAGGAAGAAGGGCTTCTACTATTCATAGGGGTCTTGGGTATAATCCACGAGTTGGTTGGACTTATAATCAAGATTGCAAGCTTTGTTGCGATGTTGTCATAGTCGATGAGTGTTCGATGGTTGATGTTAGTTTGTTTGCGCATCTTATTGACGCTATCGACTTTAATAGCACAAAGTTGATGCTAATCGGAGACAATGCACAGCTACCATCTGTTGGGTGTGGTAATTTATTCCATGATTTTATGCAGAGCGATGCTATTCCAACAACGACATTGACTAAAGTGTTTCGTTATGGTGAAGGCGGCGTATCCACTGTTGCAACAGACACGAGATTCTGCAAGACATATCTTGATGCAAGTATGAAAAACAAAGCCACTTGGTTCGGGAAAAATAAAGACTATGTGTTCATCGACCTTGCAAAAGAGGATGTTCCTAAAAATGCAGTTGCGTTATACAAAAAGCTATTGAAAAATGGCGAGCATATTGATGATATTCAAGTTCTTACCGCTAAGAACATAGGAGAATACGGAACAGCAAGGCTTAACAACATGATTCAAAAAGTTGTTAATAAAAACTATGGCGCTAAAAGATATATGAAGGTTGGAGATGTACAATACTATGATGATGACATAGTGGTTCAAAAGCAAAACAACTATAGTGCCTTAATATGTGATAAACATGGAACCATAAATGAAAAAGAGGGAACGGCGTTCGTTGCAAATGGCGAAACAGCGCGTATTGTATACGTATGCGCTACATATGCCGTGCTTGATTTTGATGGTATCATTGTCAAGTATTCTAAGTATGATATGACTATGGTGGGACTTGCATACGCCATGACAATCCACAAGTCACAGGGAAGCAGCATCAAAAATGTTATTCTTTGCACAACAAAAAGCGATATTTTTATGCTTAATAGTAATTTACTTTATGTTGGTGTTAGTCGTACAAAAAATCGCTGTTATCATCTAGGCTCTATTGATGCCGTCAATATGGCGGTTAAGAAGAAAGCCAATCTATCAAGACAGACATTCATGCAAGAATTGATGAAGTCAATGTAATATATGCAAAGATATATTGACATAAAACCTACACAATGTTAATAGGAGTTTGTGGTATTATATATACTGCAAACTCCTAACGCCATATGTAAAGAGGTGATTTAATTGAAGAATAGAGATGCTTTGGTATCTATTGGCATGTTGGGTATATTTGTAATTATTCTGTTTAGCATTTTGTATTTTGTGTTTCAGCCAGTTCATAGCAACAATGATGGCAAAGATACAGATGGTGTATATGTTGCAATCGTCAAAGACAAAGAGAAGACAGAAGAGCCTGCTGATGAGAATGTTGATTTAACTGCAAAGTATGTAAGCCATGAGACTTATGACGCTCCTGAGAACAGCGGCTTTAAATCTTTCATGGATTATAGGACGATAACTAACACAGAGTCTCAGCAATATAAGCTGCAACAGCACTATGCATACACTGGCGAACACGGTATCAGGATGGCAGATAGCAGATACATCGTGGCTATCGGTACATATTTTACGCCTGATATTGGTCAATATTTTGATATCATACTTGAAAATGGTACTGTTATCCCGTGCATCTTAGGCGACCAAAAGGCTGATGCAGATACCGATTCAGACAATATAATTACAAAACATAATGGATGTATGAGCGAATTTATCGTTGATTCAGATGCGCTTAATAAAGATGTTAAGTTCTACGGTGACATGTCTTACTGTTTAAAAGACTGGGACAGTCCTATTAAAACTATCAAGGTATACAACAGAAATATTTTTCACTATTAATTTATATTCTTATGTGTATTGGCTTCTAAATGTTGTATAATATTTAGTTGTATCGGATAAGGTTATATGCTCTAATTAGGAGGTAATGCGTATGATGTTTGTTATTAAGCGAAATGGACGAGAAGACGCTTTTGACAAGAACAAGATTTCAAACGCTATCAAGAAAGCATTTATTGAAGTCGATGGCGATGTTACCGAGGACGCAAATAAGATTGCAAGTAAGATTGCAAATGAAATCGAAAATATCAAGAAAGAGAAAATGTCCGTTGAAGACATTCAGGACATGGTTGTAAACAAGCTTATGGCAACCTCTCGCAAGGATGTGGCTTCTCACTACGTTGAGTATCGTTATAAGCGTAGGATTATCCGCGAGGTTAATACAACCGATGAGACAATCATGGAGTTGCTAAGTGGAGAAAGCGACTATTGGAATAACGAGAATTCAAATAAGAATGCGAGTCTCGTAACCACTCAGCGCGATTATATGGCAGGTGTTGTAAGCGAGGATATTTCCAAGCGCTTCTTGCTGCCAGAGGATGTTGTTGAAGCACATGAAGCTGGCATCATTCACTTTCATGATATGGATTACTTTGGACAGAATGCACTTAATAACTGCTGTCTAATCAACCTAGAGGACATGCTTCAGAATGGCACTGTTATCTCTAATGTCATGATTGAGAAGCCACATAGCTTTGCTACTGCCTGCAATATTGCCACTCAGATTATTGCTCAGGTTGCATCAAGCCAGTATGGTGGGCAGACCATTAGCCTTACACATCTCGCTCCTTTTGTTGACGTGAGCCGACAGAAGATTAAGAAGCAGGCGATGGATACATATGTCGAGTTTGTAGGACATGAGCCTAAGACAGACGATGAAGTCGCTGATTACAATGATGTTGTTGAGTCTATGGTGAAGGACGAGATTAGGCGCGGCGTTCAGACTATTCAGTATCAGGTTGTAACGCTTATGACAACCAATGGTCAGGCTCCATTCCTTTCTGTGAACATGTATCTCAACGAAGCGAAGGATGAGCAGACTAAGAATGACCTTGCTCTAATCATCGAAGAGGTTCTTAATCAGCGTATTCAGGGCGTTAAAAATGAGAAGGGTGTATGGGTAACGCCTGCATTCCCAAAGCTGCTTTATGTCCTTGAGGATGATAACGTACACGAGGGCGATAAGTATTTCTATTTAACCAAGCTTGCTGCCAAGTGTACTGCAAAGCGTATGGTTCCTGATTATATTTCTGAGAAGAAGATGAAGGAATATAAGCTGTCTAAGGGCGAAGAGGTTGGCAACGGAGACTGCTATCCGTGCATGGGATGCCGTTCGTTCCTTACTCCAGACCGTAGTGGTAATGGATATGATAACATCGCAAATGCTAAGAACTATGATGGCAAGCATAAGTATTATGGTCGTTTCAATCAAGGCGTTGTAACAATCAATCTTCCTGATGTTGCGCTATCTTCTGGTGGCGACTTCGATAAGTTTTGGGAACTTTTTGATGAGCGCACTGAGCTTTGCCACAAGGCACTACAGGCACGTCATAATAGGCTCATGGGTACTCCATCTGATGTAGCCCCTATTCTTTGGCAGCATGGCGCTTTTGCTCGCTTGGATAAGGGTGAGAAGATTGACAAGCTCCTTTATAATGGATACTCAACAATCTCACTTGGTTATGCTGGTCTTTATGAGTGCGTAAAATATATGACTGGTCATAGCCATACAGATGGTGATGTTGGTGAGAAGTTTGGTCTTGAGGTAATGCAGGCACTTACCGACAAATGCAATCAATGGAAGGAAGTAGAGAACATTGATTACAGTCCATACGGTAGCCCGATTGAATCCACTACATATAAGTTTGCAAAGTGTCTGAAGAAGCGCTTTGGTGTAATTGATGGTATTACAGATAAGGATTATATTACTAACTCTTATCATGTTAATGTCACTGAACACATTGATGCGTTTAGCAAGCTCGCTATTGAGTCTAAGTTCCAGAAGTTTTCTCAGGGTGGTGCCATTAGCTACGTTGAGGTGCCAAATCTAACCAACAATATCGATGCAGTGATTCAGATTATTCAGTTCATCTACGATAATATTATGTATGCTGAGCTGAATACGAAGAGCGATTATTGCATGGTGTGCGGTTGGGACAAGGAGATTCTTATTGTAGAGGATAAGGATACTGGCGAACTTGTTTGGGAATGCCCCAATTGCGGCAACCGCGACCATGATAAAATGAGCGTCACACGCCGCACATGCGGATACCTGGGGAGCAACTTTTGGAACGCTGGCAGAACTCAGGAAATCAAAGAACGTGTCCTACATGTAGACGATATGCCAGTGGAAGATGGTGATTAAGATTAGATATGCATTAATTCGCAAGATGGATATTTCGAATGGCAGCGGCATCGGCGTTTCTCTTTTTGTACAAGGGTGCCGCGCCCATTGTAAAAACTGTTTTAACAGTGAGACATGGGGATTTACTGGTGGCAAAGAGTGGACTAAACAGACTAAAGAAGAATTTCTTAAACTTGTTGAACAGCCGTTTGTTGTTAGAGTAACTATTCTTGGTGGAGAACCGCTTGAACCCGAGAATGTGTATGACGTTCTTTCACTCATTAAAGACATTAAAGCAAGGTTTCCAGATAAGCAAATCTGGCTTTATACAGGGTTTACATGGGAGCAAATCTTTAAACCAATATCATTAAATGATTTAAACCCATTAGACTTCTTTAAGACTGTCAAAGTTAAAGCAGCTCAAAAAAACATTGTTTCTATGTGTGATGTTGTTATCGATGGCAGATACGTTGATGAGCTTAACGACATATCTTTAAAGTGGTGCGGGAGTTCAAATCAGCGTGTGATAAATGTTCAAAAAACTCTAGCAACAGACAAGATTGTACTGTATAATAATTAATGTTATATGCAACAACAAAGAAAGGTGATTTATATGAACAAGGTTTCTCAGTTTCATAAGGTGTCTTATAACCAATTTCATGACGATTGGCTTAATACCTTTGATGCCCTAAAGGATGAGACTGATAACGATAAGCTTGAGAAGCATCTTCGCAATATCTACAATGGTATTAAGCTTCCTAAACGTGCCACTGCTCAGTCTGCGGCTTATGACTTTTTCTCTCCTATGAGTTTCGTGCTTGAACCTAATGACTCCATCAAGATTCCAACTGGTATTCGCTGTGAGATGTATGATGGTTGGACTCTGCTTGCATTTCCTCGTAGTGGTCAGGGCTTTAAGTATGGCATTCATCACGCTAATACGATTCCTGTAATTGATGGGGACTATTTTGACTCAGATAACGAGGGTCATATCTTCTTCAAAATTGTCAACGATGGTTGTCTAGCAAATGAGATTCGAATTAACAAGGGCGATGCTTTCTGTCAGGGTGTTTTTCTTCCATTTGGTATCACTCTAGATGATGACACAACTACCATGCGCAATGGTGGTCTGGGGTCAACAGATGCAAAATAAGTATACATGTGATATATGCAAGCATTATCTTGGTTGGAATGACTGGGCAATCCCATGTGAAGTCAAGTATGATGACATTGATAAAGATTTAAATGCATGTGAATGTTTTAAACCAACTGGAAAGGCGCGTTGCATGTTTCGCAAAGTACCTATTAATAAACGCGGATTAAACGCAAATGTAAAAGCACATATTCTTTCAGATGATGATATGAATAGGCTTGGTTTTACAGACTTAGGTACTGAGTCGTGGTATCTATGTAAGCATATACATAAATATCCGACTATAACATTCAATGTTGTAATTCCAAAAGACAATCCAGATGATTTAAGAATTGACGTATTGGATGAAGAGTTCCTTCAACCATATGATTATCAGAGCATACTTGAGCATAAGCCAAAATTCGCACCAGCTCTTGAGGTCAAAGAATCTGTTGATATGTTTATGATGTACCTTATTGGCAACGGCGTGTTAAGTGGTTGGTCTATCGGGGATTATCTGTAGGTGTTTAGATGAGTGTAGTTGCAGTAAAGGTATATGATGATAAGATTAAGGTCGCAGCAGACTCCATTGTCTGCTACGGCTCTTCAAAAAAGACAGATGGTAACTTTACAAAACTTTGTAAAGTAAATGATATGATTATCGGTACAGTTGGCAATGCTGATGAAGGCAGTCTAATGTGGCTCTATGCAGAAACGCATAAGCCATTGAGCGCAACAGAAAAAGATGTTCTCGGTTTTATCGCAGAGTTCTCAAAATGGAAACAGACTTTTGGGTCAGATGGCGATGTTGAGAATGCGTATATTCTTGTATTTGATGAAAAGGCGTTTTATATAAGCGGACTACTGGTTTATCGTATCAAGAATTATGAAGCTATTGGCGCTGGAATGGATTTTGCAAATGCAGCATTATACCTAAACCATTCTCCTAAAAAAGCAGTTGAGGTATCATGCGCTCTGTCATGTTATGTCGCTGAGCCAATTATTGAATATGAAGTGAAGTTTAAATAGGGGGTGGTTTAATGAGTGGTTATCTAGTTAATCATTATAAACACGTATATCGTATTCTGCCTGTTATCAATAATGCTACAAATGATTTCTGTCGTGATTGCAATGGTAAGATTGATGATGACAACGTATACATCCCATGCTATTACAATTCGAGAATTTGGCATTATGGTAGGTCTAAGCTAATCGCATATATCCCATCTATTCAACGTGGTCACAACGTAGTTAAAGCTCTCAAGAAAAATGGCGTAAATGTTTTTGACTATGATGAATCAGATGAAGAGGTAGTGTTTAAGTTCAACTCTTCTGATATGGAGCAGGTTGCTTCTTTGATGAAACCTAAGACCAGTGGTGCGAAAACTAGTCCATTCTCGTCAAAGAACCTACCAAAAGCGCAGGTAGATATACCAGAAAATGAGCTTGCTCGTTATAAAAGTCTAGTTTCAAAGCTAGGCTCTAGTGGTATGAGCGTAATCAGAACTGCTAATAAGAAATTCCTAGATGAAGTATTGGCAAAAAAGCTACGTCCAAGGGGTAAGCGCAAGCCGTTTGACTACAAATCTGATGCTAAGGCTATGTGTCTCTCTAGAGATACAAAAGCTTACGTGTATGCCAAGGGTCTTTGGGAAGAATATTTAAAGTTTTTAGAGATTGCCATTGATACCTACCTAAACAAATAAATATATATGCTATAATAGTGTCAAAAATAAATATATATGCTATAATAGTGCCAAAAGACATACAAAAATATTAGTCTTTTGGCACTTTATATAAGCAGGAGGATATATGAATAATTTCTCTGTAGAAATTCTTAAGCATCCAACTGATGAAGATTGGATGCTTGCAAAGACGTGTACGCTAGTTACTGTAGATAAGAAGAGTACAAAGCCGCCTACAATGGAATGGAAGAAGAAGCTGCTTGCTGCTCAGCATAGCCCAATTCGCACATTAGAGTTTTGTTTTAGGTTGAACAACATTCCTTCGTGGGTGGCAACGCATTTGGTACGTCATATTCATGCAACGCCATTTGTAAAGACACAGCGTAATGACCGTCAAGATAGCTATGACCGAAATGCCGCACGTCAAGATGCACCAGTTTCGATGTGCTGGTATATGAACGCAGAAGAGCTTATGACAATTGCGCATAAACGCCTATGCACACAGGCTTCTCCAGAGACGCGCCAAGTGGTTCAGACTATTTGCGATGAGGTTATTAAGGTTAATCCAGAGTTTGATGGATTGTTAGTACCTAACTGCTATTATCGTGGCGGTGTCTGTACAGAGTTTAATCCATGTGGACTAAATAAAACATATAAGGATTATAATGAATAACATATCAAAAAAAATATGTGATTTTCCTAATTATGTTGTAACAATAGATGACAACATATTTAATAAAAATGGTATTAAATTAAAGCAAGAAAAGTTGCACAATGGATATTTAAGAGTTAGCTTGTCAAACAATAATGTTAAACATAAACGCATGTTAGTTCACAGATTAGTTGCAGAAGCGTTTATTCCTAACCCGAATAATTTGCCGCAAGTAAATCATATTAATCAAAACAAAACCGATAATCGTGTTGAAAATTTAGAATGGTGTACCGCATTAGAAAATTTAAATCATAGCAATATCATAGAAAAAGCCAGTGTAGCAAAATTTACAAAAGTACAATGTGTTACTACTGGTGAAATTTTTAATTCGATTAAAGAAGCGGCTAATAAATATAAATTACATCACTCTAATATTGTTGCTTGTTGCAATAATAGAAGACAAAAATGTGGCGGAATGGAATGGAAATATTATACAACAGGAAAGGACGAGTAATATGGCAGCAGTTCGTTTTGATAAGAATGACATGGGTAGCCTTCTTATTACTGGTAATGAAGATGAGCTTGCGAAGGTTGTTACATTTATAAACAACAGCATAAACAGTAATGATGCTATTAAAAAGGCATTCGGTAACGAAGATGATGCTGAAGAGCATGATGCTGTGAATCACCCAGCTCATTACGAGCATGGTATTGAGTGTATCGATGAAATGATTCTTCTATATGGTGTTGTTGAGACAATGATATTCTGCAAGCTTAACTCACATAAATATCGCAAAAGAGCATTTGAAAAGGGCGGCAAGGAAGACATGGATAAGTCTGATTGGTATATGAAAGAGTATGCATATCTCGATTCAAAGTCAGATATTGAAATAAAAGAAGAGATTTACAAGAAGTATAATCTACTTGACAACTAAATATAAATCGTAAAAAAAAGGGAAACAGAAATTAATCTGTTTCCCTAAATATTTTGATATGTGTCATACTACATTATGTGCAATACCTTGGTCATCATATGCGGTAATCAATACATAGTGTTTGACACGATTCTCATCATACATTGTGACAAGACCAACGTGCTTTACACTATCTTCATCGTATATAGTGACAACACCAGACTGCACCTTAATGGTTATTGATGTTTCTGTTGATGGGTAGTCGCCATACCACTCATGCACCTCTTTAAGAGTGTATGTGGCAGTGCCGCCAACAGCACCAGTAACATCAGATGGTGTTACATTATAACTGGTATCTTTCCCGCTATATAACTTAGTTTTCCCTTGCCATAATTCAAAGTGGTCAAAGTTTGCATTACCCTGTGTTCCACTCTTAGCAAAAGATAGTGTTAATACTTCTCCATAATGAGCGGTTGTCTTTACAGTCGTTAAACTTGGGTTGCCATGCGGGTGACGTGGGCGCTTTGGAACTGTAACACTTACATATACTTCGCCATGATGACCAGAGCCACTACACCCGTTTACGGTTTTGCCCCAATACTTAGTCCAGCAACTTACTGTTTTATCATCTTTTCCACGAGACACTTCCCATGTGTGGTCAATGTTGCCAACAGGAGTGCTATAATTATATATAGCGTCAGCTTCAGTCCATTCGTTAGAACCATTTTGACCGCACTGAACACAAACGCCATACTGTGAAATTCCCCATCCAGCAAGCGCATATACATTGCCCTTTACCTGAACATAGGAAGTATTATCATCTTTATTTGTTACGTTAGCCCATACATATGCTTGACTTTTACCAGTGCCGCCATGAACGGCAGCTGTACAATCTCCGCCGCGAGCTTCAACAGCCATCTACATCACCACCTAATCAAGTAACTGGATATAGATAGTATTCGGCGTGCCAGAATCCTCAGCCCTGTCTGTTCCCCATGTGATACCGAGATTATTCAAAGCAGATGCAGCATTTGTTGCACCAGTGCCACCATGCTCGATTGGCAAAGCACCAGTTGTAACATCTGCTGCATCGTGCTTATGTGAAGTTGCAGAAGCGCCGATGTTTGCAGGTGTGATACCTAAATTAGTTCTAGCCTGCGCTGCGGTAGAAGCACCAGTGCCGCCATGTGCAACTGGTACAACGCCGCTATCATTTGCAACACTGAATACCCTCTTTGCTTCTTCAAGTGTGGTGCATCCAGTACCGCCATTGGCAATAGGCAAAGCGCCATCTGTATTACCAAGACCTAAGTTTTTTCTAGCCTGTGCGACAGTTGTACCACCAGTGCCACCAGAAGAGACTGGCACAGTACCGACTAATCCACTAGCGCTTGGCTGTGCGATATCATCAATAACCCAATACTGACCGTCATATACTACGCGCATTGGCTGAGCACTTGTTAAAAAGTCAATATGAGGTAACTGGACTGGATTAGCCGCAGAGTTTGAAGCTCGAACCATAATGGGTTTAGCGCCAAAGCCATTTACATTTAAAGTAGGCGTAGTTGTCGTACTTGTAACATGAGGAACCATGACGAAGTTTGCACCGATAGAAATCTCAGTCATAGCCTTGACATTTGCAGTGTATGCAGAGCCAGTGCCAGCCGTCATAATGCCAGATGTATGCTGTCTACACGCTTCATCATATACTTCCATCCCACCTAGGGACTTCATTATTCTATTTCCATCCATATTTAAGCCTTTCTACTTAATATAACGGCAACGTTCCCGCTGCCATCGTTACTAAGTTCAATAGAGTATCCATTGTCTACAATCTTGTGTCTTATGGTATTCTCTATCTTGGCATCGGTATTCGGCACAACTTCCTGTAGATTGTCATAGATTGCATTTGTGTCGCCGTATATCTTATTTAATTCTTTTTTGACACCATTTTCGCCAAGCTTATTGTCTATATATTGTTTTTGCTTTTCAATATAATCAATAGCCAAATCTTTTATTCTATCCGTCTGACTTATTGCATCTGTCTTGATGTTCTCTGTTTCGTCAAGAACTTCCTCGACCAGCATTTGCTCTGTGATGCGCTCGATTGTTTCAACATAATAACTAGTTGGCATATATAAGCACACCTCCTATTATGAGTTAATGACAACAGTCAAGTTGACGTTACCATTTCCATCGTTTACTGTTTTTAGACTAAGACCGTTTCTCAGCATAAGGTCATTCATATGTGTCTCAATTGTTGTCTGTGTCCTGTTGGCAACATTGACGGCATTGTTGTATGTAATCTGTGTGTTGTTCTTAATCTCGGTAGCAGCCTGCACAAGATCTGTACCAGTTGTGATAAACTCAGTCTTCTTATTGTCAACCTCTGTGCAGTCATCATTCTTTGTATTTGTGATATCTGCAATTGCATTTGTTCTAGCATCAAGTGTTGTTTTCTCAATTTCTTTCTTAATCATCTCTGCCGTTACGCGAGTAATGTTCTCAACGTAGAGGTAATCGCTTGGCTTTGCACGTTTGCGAACAGGAATCTCGCTATATAGAATTGTCTTCTGAGAAGATGAATCATTAGCATCTGTCAGATATACATATACAAGCAAAGGATATGCTTCCTGCAATAATACATTTGGGACATCAACAGTTATTGTATCATGATTAGACACAGTAGAGCGAACGACCAAGGATTCCTTTCTGCTTGAATTGCAGAAGTGTACCTCTGGTGCGTTCTTGAGATAGTTTACATCACAACCCTCAAGATTAATGACTATCTTCTGGTCTATGTCCCACTGATAGAACTTATTGATTGTGTCTCCGTTAAGGTCTAAACAAGGCACTTCGTACATAGACATACCTCCTTGGTCGTTAAATTTTTATAGACATATTTAATATTGTAACATAAAATGTGTCTTTTAATATTCAAAATTGTAGAACTTTTAATTTATATATAAATAAACTTATATGCACCATTGAAAAAATCCCACGCAAGTTATATACTCATTTCGAGGTAAATTACGTGGGATTTTTTCAATGAAAGGTTTAAAAAATGAAACTTATTGACATCTATGAACAGCATTATCTACCCGAGAAAACGCAGAAGAGGGCGGCATCTACTGTTGCTGGGTACAACTCTTCTATGAGACTTCATGTGCTTCCTAGGTGGGGCGAGTACGAAATTGAAGATATCTCACCTGATGATTTGCAGGCGTGGGTGGATTCATTTGAAAAGGCTGGCGCAGGAGAGAAAGCATTTAAATGTATTCGCCAAATCATCCGTTGGTGGATTCGTAAAAAGCGCCTACACATTATCGACCCAACTGTATACATAGAAGTAAACCATCCAAAACCTTATCGTCCAGATGTTTTAGACGCACAAGAGGTATCAGAGATGCTTCGCGGCATGTGGGGCCATTGGGCTGAAGCTGTGACAATCTGCGCTGTAACGTTGGGCTTACGCCGTGGTGAAGCCTGCGCTCTCGAATGGTATGATATCAATCTTAAGACTGGCGAGGTGCGCATCAATAAGTCGCGTCAATATGTGAACGGTAAAATCATCACAGTAAAAACTAAGACAGAGAAGTCTACTAGGTCTTGTTATCTACCTAAGTTTGCACGTCAGCGCCTAAAGCAGATTAAAGGACATGGACTTCTTACTGGCGATGTGTCTCCAGATAAGGTTGCTCGCGCTATCAAAGCACAGTGCAAGAAGATGGGCGTGCCATATGTATCTATGACCAACATGCGTCATACATGGGCTACACTTGCAATCGAAGCAGGCGTTGGTATTGAAACTGTTGCCATGATGCTTGGTCATACAGATATTAGCACAGCATACAATCACTATATCGTTCCTCGTAAAACCATATGTCAAGAAGCTCAGGCTGCTGTCGAGAAGCTGATATTCGATAGGGCTAATAAGTCTAAAATAAGAGATGTAAGTTAGCTTGGGATTCCGTATCCCAAAGCTATCTCGGCGGTGGCAACGTAAGCATT